AAGCAACAGTAGGAAACTACAAGAGAAGAGTGCCACAATCAGAATGGAATATTGATCCATGTGATGGCACTGGTCCTTCCAAGTTTAATATCAATATTTCAAAAACTCAACTGATTTATATTGACTTTCAATGGCTTGGCGTTGGTAGAATTCGTTGTGGATTCGTTCATGATGGCGTAATTGTTTTAGCACACGAATACTACTGCTCAAATGAATTGACAGAAGTTTATATGTCTAATCCAAATCTTCCAGTGAGATGTGAGATTAGAAATACTGGCACAACTGCTGGTGGGTCTATGGATCAGATCTGCTCTACTGTGATGTCGGAAGGAGGATATATTGAAAATGGTATTGATTGGGCTGCTGCTACTGGAGCAACAAGAACAACCAAATCTCCTGGAGGAAGTTTATTTCCTTTAATGGCAATTCGTTTAAAAAATAGTTTTCAAGGTTATCCAAATAGAATTTCAGTAAGACCAAATACTTTAGGAATCTACGTTACTAGCGGTGATTGCTATTATGAATTAATTAAATTATCCAATGCTACTCAATTGACTACAACATTGAATGGTGGCACATTGAATTGGATTTCTGCTAATGATAATAGTGGTGTTGAATATTGTATAAATGCTGAAACAATTACAGGAACATTTGATATTTTTTCAGTTGGTATTATTCCAGCAGGTTCTTCACCAAACTCATTATCTCCCGTAACATATGGATCTATAACAACAGCAAAGAAAAATGTAATTACTCAAAATTTAGATTCCACTAATTCAGAGGTATTTGTGGTTGCTATTAAAACTGTTTCTACAGCAACTAATGATACATCGGTTGCTGCTTGTTCTCTACAATGGAGGGAGATCTACTGAGTTTACATAACTTAAGTAACTATTGTAACGGACGGATACACTCAAACTAAATATAATATTGTATCCTCTGGACTAAAAACATGGACATAAAGACCTGCCCTAAATGTGGGGCTCAGTGGATAGATGGGCAACACTATTGGACAGGAACTAATAAGAAAGGAAACGATACAGAACTGGCATCTCTAGTGTGCGACAGATTTGGAGATGACACATGTATCAATCCAGTTAAAGGAACTACAGATGGTAGGGGATGGGAAGAAAGAATGGAGACCCTACATAATTATGATAAGGAACTGAAGAATTATAATGAGCGGTAATAAAGAATTATATCTTGGTAATCCCAATCTTAAAAAGGTTGGAGTTGAAATTGAATTTACCAAAGATCAAGTAGAAGAATATTTAAGATGTAAACAGGATCCCGTGTATTTCGCAAGAAACTACATGAAGATCATTTCTCTTGACGAAGGTATTGTCCCATTTGAAATGTGGGACTTTCAGGAGAAACTGATTAGTGACTTCCATGAAAACAGATTTAACATTGCCAAACTTCCTAGACAGACTGGTAAATCAACGACTGTGGTTTCCTATCTGTTGTATTACGCTATCTTTAATGATAACGTCAACATTGGTATTCTGGCAAACAAAGCTTCAACTGCTAGAGACCTGTTAGGTCGTCTACAATTAGGTTACGAGAACTTACCTAAGTGGATGCAACAAGGTGTGGCAGTTTGGAACAAAGGTTCTATGGAATTGGAAAATGGATCCAAAATCCTTGCCGCTTCTACATCTGCTTCTGCTGTCCGGGGTATGTCGTTTAACATACTCTTTTTGGACGAATTTGCTTTCGTGCCAAACCACATCGCAGAAGAATTCTTTGCCTCTGTATATCCTACAATTACATCTGGTAAATCAACAAAGGTTATTATTATCTCTACTCCTTATGGTATGAACCACTTCTACAAGATGTGGATGAATGCTGTGAATGGAAAGAATGGATATGTCTTTAATGAAGTTCATTGGTCTCAAGTTCCTGGAAGAGATGCTGATTGGAAAAGAATAACAATTGCCAATACATCAGAGCGTCAGTTTACTCAAGAATTTGAATGTAACTTCCTGGGTTCGGTTGATACTTTAATTTCAGCATCCAAACTTCAAAATCTTACATTTGTTGATCCAATTAAATCAAATGCTGGATTAGATGTATATGAAAAGGCAATTGAAAATCATGAGTATATTATAACTGTTGACGTTGCTAGAGGTATTGGTGGCGACTACTCAGCATTTATTGTATATGATATTACTACATTACCGTATCGTATCGTTGCTAAGTATAGAAATAATACAATCAAACCAGTTCTATTTCCCAGTGTAATTTTTCAGGTAGCAAAAGAATATAATATGCCTTATATTTTATGTGAGGTAAATGATATTGGTGATAGTATTGCTTCCACATTAAATTACGATCTTGAATATCCCAATGTGTTGATGTGTGCGATGCGTGGTCGTGCTGGTCAGATAGTTGGTCAGGGATTTTCTGGTAATAAGACTCAACTTGGTGTCAAGATGAGTGTGACTGTAAAGAAGATTGGATGTTCTAATTTAAAGGCAATTATTGAGGAAGATAAATTAATTTTTAATGACTATGAAATTTTATCTGAGTTAACAACATTTATTCAGAAGAAACAATCATTTGAAGCCGATGAAGGATATCATGATGACTTAGTGATGTGTATGGTCTTGTTTGCCTGGTTGGTCATGCAAGATTATTTCAAAGAAATGACTGATCAAGATATTCGTAAAAGAATTTATGAGGATCAAAAAGATCAGATAGAACAGGATATGGCACCATTTGGATTTATAGATGACGGACTTGGGGATGAGACTTTTGTAAGCGATGAGTCAGTTTGGTATGGACAATCTCAAGAAGAAGTTTCATACATGTGGAACTATTGATTTTCATAAATAATTTTAGATTACATTTGGATGTCACGGAGAGAATCACATGGCCAGTCAAGTCTCGCCTGGAGTAGTTATTAGGGAGCGCGATCTTACTAATACAACTATCGTAAATTCACAGGCTCTTAGAGCAGCTTTCGCTGCTGCTTTCCAAAAGGGTCCAGTTGAAACACCAGTAGCAATTAATTCCCAAAAAGAATTGGTAGATACATTTGGTGGTCCTGTTGATGCTAATGCTGAGGACTGGTTTGTTGCCTCAGAATTCCTCAACTATGGAGGTCGCCTCGTAGTATCTAGAGCAGTTTCTGCAGATGTTGATACTGCAGATTCTGGAGCAGGAAATGAGGTTTCCGCAGTATCTCCAGGATCTTGGGGTAACGATCTTCAGGTAGTTGCAGTAGATAGAGGTTTTGATCAAAAGATTGTTCTAGCTGCTGATCCAGCAGTTACAACTAACGGAACAACTTTGACCTTTGTTGGCGGAAAGACAGCAAAACTTTATAACTACGATGCTCCTACTAACACTGGATACATTGTTGGTGATACTATTGCTGCTGGAGACGAAGTTGATATTCCCGATACAGGTGTTGCTGTTAGTGGATCAATCACGGCAGGTGCTGCTGCAGATGCAGATAGAGTTGCCGGAACTTATACATACGTTGATCCAGTAAAAGGAGCATCAGTTGTTCTCGTTGTTGCTGACGCTGATGGAGCAGGTCCATTGACAGAAGGCGGTGCTGTCACATTAACGTCAGTTACTGGTGGTGCTGGATATGCAGTTGGAAATACAATCGTAGTTCCAGGCACATCTTTAGGTGGTGCAGCCCCAGCAGAAAACGTAACAGTAACCATCGGAGCTGTAATTAATGACGTAATTGAAGTTATATCAGTAGCAGATTGGTATAGAACTGAAACAATTCAAGTTGGTTCTTTTTCTATCAAACTCAATCAGATTGGTCCTCGTCCAGGAACTTCAGCTCAAGGTGCTGATCTTGGATTTAGTGGAGATGAGTTTCACGTTGCTGTTATCTCTAAATCTACGGGAGTTGTTTTAGAAACATTCCAGTATCTGTCGAAGCTTCAGGGTGGTAAATCACCTGAAGGATTGAATACATATTACTTAACTTCAGTAAATCAAGGTTCGTCAACAGTAGTTCTAGGAAGCAATCCATTTGCGATTGTTACTAACTCCGGAGCAGATTGGACCGATGGTGTAAATGATAATGTAAATGATGTTGCACCTGGAGCTCTTGGAATCATTGGATATGAATCATTCTCACTCTCTGGTGGAGATGATGATGGATTTGATTATCCAAACGACGCACTGGAAATTTTCAGATCTTATGACGCTACTGATTTAGACTTTGTTCTGATGGGTGGTTCAAAGACTACGCGAGCAAATACATTAGCTAAGGCATCAACTGCAATTAGTATTGCTTCCGAAAGAAAAGATTGTATCGCTTTCATCTCTTCACACAGAGGGGATCAATTAACTAATGGAGATGTGCCACTTTCAGCATCTGCTTGCAAAGATAATATTCTAAGTTTCTTCTCCTCATTCCAATCAACATCCTATGCGGTATTTGATAGTGGTTATAAGTATCTCTATGATCGCTTCAATGATGTCTATCGTTACATTCCATGTAATGGAGATGTTGCTGGACTATGTGTATCCACCTCTGCACAACTTGCCGACTGGTATTCACCAGCAGGTTTAAACAGAGGTTCACTTAGAAATGCTGTTAAAATTGCATACAATCCATCGCAATCTGATAGAGACGACCTCTACTCAGAAAGAATTAATCCAATCGTTTCTCTCCGTGGAAGCGGTATTACTCTCTTTGGAGATAAGACAGCACTTTCTTCACCATCTGCATTTGATAGAATTAACGTTCGCCGTCTATTCCTCAATATTGAGAGGCGAGTTGATGCTCTTGCACAGGGAGTTCTGTTTGAACAGAACGATACCGTCACAAGATCTGGTTTCTCTAGTGCTGTAAATTCTTATCTTGCTGAAATTAGAGCAGATAGAGGACTTACAGATTTCCTCGTTGTTTGTGACGAATCAAATAACACACCATCTGTTATTGATCGTAACGAGTTTGTTGCTGACATCTATCTACAACCAACACGCTCAATTAACTTCATTACCATCACATTAACTGCTACTAGAACTGGTGTTACATTCAGTGAAGTAACAGGAGTTTGATATTTAACCCCAAACAACAAAGATAAGAGGTAAACAAAAATGGCATCAATTAGTAGTTTTATTGGAAAGATCGGACAAGGCGTTAAGCCTAATATGTTCCGTGTCGAAATTCCATTTCCAACAGGTGTTGGTCCTGGATCAACACCAAACGAGCAAGTAAACTTACTTTGTAAGTCTGCTGCTCTACCAGGATCTAGTCTTGGAGTGATTGAAGTTCCTTTCCGTGGAAGAACAATCAAAATTGCTGGAGACAGAACATTTGATACATGGTCCGCAACATTCTTTAATGATAAGGACATGAACACCAGAGGATGGTTTGAGATGTGGCTTAATGGCATCAACAACCACAACCTTAATGGTGCTGATCTTCCAAACCTTGGTGGATCTGATGGTAGATATTCAGTAGATCTTAAAGTTCTTCAACTTGAAAGAGCTGCTGAAACTACAGAAGATAGCGCCAATACAAATTCTAATGCTATCAGAACATATCTTCTGAAGTATGCATTCCCAACCTCAGTTTCTCAGATTGATCTTGCTTATGACAGCAATGATCAGATTGAAGAATTTACAGTTGAATTCCAGTATTCCTACTGGACAGCAACACAAGGAAGAGGTCAAGGTGGAAGTATTCCTGACACTGGTGCTCAAATTGCAACAGCAAGCGGAACAACCACCTAATAACTAAGGTCTATAAATAGGTCATAGCACAGTTATAGACCTTATGTTATGAGTAAATTATTTGGATTTCTCATTAATAAAAGGGCGGATCAGGTAGGTCAATCTCCTGTTCCGCCCACTTCTAATGAAGATATTACTACAGTTGCCGGTGGATACTTCGGCACATATGTTGATGTGGAGGGTGGTAATGCAAGAAATGAGTTTGAACTCATCAAGCGTTATCGTGCCATGGCTCTTCATCCAGAGATTGACTCTGCCGTGGATGAGATTGTAAATGAATTTTTAGTTACCGATGCCAATGATGCTCCGGTAGAAATTGAATTATCAAATTTAAATGTTGGTGCTAATTTAAAAAATAAAATTAGAGATGAATTTGATTACATCTTGAAAATGTTAGATTTTGATTTAAACGCACATAATATTATTCGTCAATGGTATATTGATGGTCGTTTATATTATCACAAAGTAGTTGATCTTGCTAATCCAAATAAGGGAATCACAGAACTGAGACAGATTGATCCTCTTAAAATTAAGAAAGTAAGACAAAAGATTGGAAAAGATTCATCAGATGAACATGCTTTAAAGGGCACAGCATTAGAATATGATTGGGGGGAGTATATTGATTATTATGTTTATAACCCCAGAGGATTTGGCGGGAACATGCCTGCCGTAAGCGGAATATCTGATTACGGAATTTCTCAAGGAGTTCGTATTGCTTCGGACGCAATTACATATTGCGGATCTGGACTCCAAGATATGACTAAAAAGATGACTCTTAGTTTCCTTCATAAAGCAATTAAAGTTCACAATCAACTGAGAATGATTGAGGACGCAATTGTTATCTATCGTTTATCACGCGCACCAGAAAGAAGAATCTTCTACATTGATGTAGGTAATCTTCCTAAGGTGAAAGCAGAGCAATATCTTCGTGATGTTATGGCTCGCTATCGCAACAAACTTGTATATGATGCTAACACAGGAGAGATTCGTGATGACAAAAAGCATATGTCAATGCTTGAAGACTTCTGGCTTCCTCGTCGTGAAGGCGGCAGAGGAACTGAGATCTCTGTATTACCAGGCGGTCAGAATCTTGGTGAACTCAAGGATCTTGAGTATTTCAAAAAGAAACTTTACAACTCACTCAATCTACCACCTTCCCGCCTTACTGATGACAACAAAGGGTTTAATCTTGGTAAGACCACAGAGGTTCTCAGGGATGAACTTAAGTTTACTAAATTCATCGGTCGTCTCCGTAAAAGATTTACAGAGATCTTCAACGATGTTCTGAAGACTCAACTGATTCTCAAAAAAGTTATTACCCCAGAAGATTGGGATGACATGAAGGAGCATATTCAATATGACTTCTTATTTGATAATCACTTCAATGAACTTAAGGAAGCAGAATTAAATCTTCAAAGAATTCAAATCGCAACTCAATTTGATATGTTTGCTGGTAAGTATGTTTCTATTGAGTGGATCCGTAAGAAGGTTCTGATGCAAAGTGAGAAAGAATATAAGGAAATTGATAAGCAAATGAATGCTGAAATTAGTATGGGTCTCATTATGGATCCTGCTGATGTCAATACCTTTGACATGATGGATCGTCAGAACCAAGCATTTGCGCCAGAGATGGATGCTCAAAATGCTGAGGATCAAATGATGAGGGATCAAGAAGCTGCGGATGCTGAACATCAAAGAGAACTTCAAAAAATGAAGGCTGCACCTAAACCTAAACCCTCTTCCTCGTCTAAATAAATAATATCGTAAATTGATATAGTTATGTCAGAAACTTTACAATCAATATCAAAGGCAGTAGATCAGGTTGCTTCTGGTAATAGATCTAATGCAATTGATCTTATCAATGATGTGATGATGGCAAGATCTTCAGAAGTATTAGATGCTTACAAAGAGATTCTTGCTAACACAATGTATGATGAAATCATGGATAAAACATCCGCACAGGAACAAGAAGAATGAAACTAATCACCGAGGGAAATTTTGAATCAGTTCAGGTTCTAGTTGAAGAATCTGGCGGCAAAAAGAATCTCTACATTGAAGGAGTGTTTTTACAATCCGAGATTAAGAATCGTAACGGAAGAGTTTATCCGTTAGGAATTCTTGAGAAGGAAGTAAATCGTTACAATGAAGAGTATGTTGTCTCTGGTCGTGCTCTCGGTGAGTTAGGTCATCCCGATGGTCCTACAGTCAATCTGGATAGAGTATCACATAAGATTACATCGCTTAAAAAAGAAGGAACAAACTTCATTGGCAAGGCAAGAATTCTTGATACTCCTATGGGTAAGATTGCTAAGTCTCTCCTAGATGAAGGAGTCAGACTTGGAGTGTCTTCTAGAGGCATGGGATCTCTAGAAGAAAAGAATGGTGCTAACTATGTTCGTGATGATTTCATGCTCGCCACTGCTGCTGATATTGTAGCAGATCCCTCTGCTCCAGACGCATTTGTGAATGGAATTATGGAAGGAAAAGAGTGGGTATGGGAAGGTGGAATCTTGAGAGAACGTCAAATTTCGTCCCTCAAAAACAGCATTGATAACTCCGCAAAACACGCATTGGAAGAAAACATTGTCCGTGCGTTTGAGAGATTTGTTTCAAATCTCTAATTTAATAAATAACATTAGCACTAAATATCAAAGTTAAGAGGAAAACTCAGATGTCAGATATGTTAAACGAAAAGTTTGGTGAGTTTGTTGCTCAGAACAATTTGATGGAAAGTATGCCAACTATGACTGCGGAGCCTGCTCCTACAGTCAAAGCGGATGTAATTCCTGGTTCTGGTTCAGACCCCACAGCTGTTTCGGGTGATCCCCAGCAGCGCAATACACCAGCAAAAGAACCTGCTCCAACAGTATCTGCTGATAAGGCATATGGAGCAAAGTCTCCAACAGATTTGGGAGGCAGCACTTCTGCTCCTCTTCATTCCAATAATGAAGATGGCGAAGAGAATCCTGGTGCTAAGGCAGCTGCTCCCATTTCACCAGTTTCTGGTGATCCACAACAACGTCATCCAAATCATCATCCTGATCCAGCACCTACTGTTGGTGTTCAGGTTGCTTATGGAACGTCAACTGGAGCAGCAGTTACATATCCCATCAAACCATCGTTTGAATCATTTGACGTATCTGACGACGTAAAAGCACTCACAGAAGGTCTAGATCTTTCCGAAGAATTCAAAGAAAAAGTAGCAACAATCTTTGAAGCAGCAGTGAAAGCAAAGATCTCAGAAGAGTACGACAGACTTGTAGAGCACTTTGCCGCTCAACTTTCAGCACAAGTAGAATCTGCTAAAGCAGAAATTAGCGAGGAAGTAGATGGCACAGTGAACTACGCAATCAACCGCTGGTTAGAAGAAAACCAAGTGGCCATTGATCGTGGCATTAAAAACGAACTCAACGAAGAACTCATTTCAGGATTCCTGAATGTTCTTAGTTCGCACCACGTCAACATCCCAGACGACAAAGTTGATGTCGTTGAGGAGATGGCTGAAACTATTCGTGAAATGGAAAATCGCCTTAACGAACAGGTTAAGAGCAATATTGAAATTAGTAAGCAACTCTCTGAAGTTAAAGGCGTTGTAATTCTGAACACTGTTTCAGAAGGTCTAGCTGATACTCAGAAAGAAAAACTTGCTGCTCTATCTGAAGGTGTTGAGTTTAAATCCGAAGAGGATTATCTGAAGAAACTAACAACCATCAAAGAATCATACTTTAAGTCTGATTCTGTAAGGAGCACAGTTGATGAAAATCCAGTTGAAATCTCTGAGGATATGTCACCATCAATGGCGGCATATACCAGAGCACTTCATACCTGGAATTCATAATTAACGTTCAAACTTTTCTAAAAACAAACGGAGCAAAAAAATGTCAAGTCCAAGAGCTCTAGTAGAAAAGTGGTCCCCTGTTCTTAATAGCGATGCCGCAGGTAAAATTGCGGATAAGCATAAGCTTTCAGTTACCGCTCAACTACTAGAAAACACAGAAAGAATGATCCGCGAGGAGCGCGGTATGCTTTCAGAAGCACCAAACACAGTTGGTGGGTTAACTGGTTCAGGCGGTGCCCTATCGGGTGGCGGTCTATCTGGAACACCAGAAACTGGTGGTCTTGCTGGTTTCGACCCAATCCTCATCGGTCTCGTTCGCAGAGCAATGCCTAATCTAATGGCATATGATATCTGTGGCGTTCAACCAATGAGCGGTCCTACTGGTCTAATCTTCGCAATGAAGTCGCACTATCAGGAGCAAGGTTCTGGCCTTCGTCAAGGTCCAGAAGCACTCTTCAACGAGCCTGATGCAAACTTCTCTGCAACTTCGCCAACTGGAGCAACTTCTGGTATTCCTAATTACAACATTGATTATACCGCAGGCACTGGTGATAACATCACTCCACTCGGTACAGTTCAATCACAGACTCCAGGAAATCTTGCTGCTAACCCAGCTATCCTTAACGATAGTCCAACTCCTGGCACATACGAAGGTGGCGCAACAGGCGTTCGTGGAATTGAAAGAGATGACGCTGAAACCCTAGGTTCAGGCACAACTCTCTTCAACGAAATGAGCTTCAGTATTGAGAAGACTTCTGTGTTCGCAAGAACAAGAGCACTCAAGGCTGAGTATACTCTAGAACTGGCACAAGACCTCAGAGCAATTCATGGTCTTGATGCTGAGGGTGAACTTGCTAACCTGCTCTCAAGCGAGATTCTTGCTGAGATCAACAGAGAAGTAGTTCGTACAGTATACACCATTGCTAAGCCTGGTGCTCAGAACAACGTTGCCGTTGCTGGTCAGTTTGACCTCGACGTTGACTCCAATGGTCGTTGGTCAGTTGAGAAGTGGAAGGGTCTCATGTTCCAAATGGAGCGTGATGCTAACGCTATTGCTCAAGAGACTCGCAGAGGCAAAGGTAACTTCCTCATCACTTCTGCTGACGTTGCTTCCGCAATGGCAATGGCTGGTGTTCTGGATTACACCTCAGGTCTAAGTGGTGCTGGTGGTCCTGGTATCGGTGAAGTAGACGACACCGGCAACCTCATGGTAGGAACCATGAATGGTCGCATCAAAGTCTACATCGACCCATATTCGGCTAACATTTCCAACACTCATTACTATGTAATGGGTTATAAGGGATCCTCACCTTATGATGCTGGTCTGTTCTATTGCCCATATGTTCCACTCCAGCAGTTAAGATCTATTGATCCTAACACCTTCCAGCCTAAGATTGCATTCAAGACTCGTTATGGCATGGTTGCTAATCCATTTGTAACCAAGACAAATGGCAATCCAGATCAAGGCGATCTGACCGCTAACCGCAACCAGTACTACAGAAGAGTACAAATCAAGAACCTTATGTGAGTCTATTCACATAACAACACAGACCCCCTCTGAGGGGGTCTTTTTTTTATACATAGGTATGTCTGCTTAAGAGCAATGCCTAGAGGGGAACTGAATAAACAAGAATTTAAACATATTCTTTTAAAATTAAAAAATGAATTATACAATGAAAATATTTACAATTGGAATATAAGTCCCAAAGAATTAGCACATAAGTATTTGAATAAAGCATTGGATGCTATTGATGAATATGGAAGATAAGGATTTTTTGTGCCTCTTAGACAGGGTAAATAAATACAGAGTAGGCATTTTATTTGAAGAACCTTGTCCAATATATGAGACAGATGACTATTATTGGGATGACTACAATTGTTTATATGGAATAGAAAATGAGTAATTGGGCGGAAACACAACCTAAAAATAGAAATTTTTTAACGCCAATAGGATTTCAATTAGAACTAGAGATATTTCCTGGTGTTGATTTCTTTTGTCAATCTGTTAACTTTCCTGATATCTCAGTTCCTGTAACTGAGGTTCCTACCATGTGGAGATCATTCCCTATCATTGGTGGTGGTGGAGTATCGTATGGAGATCTTCAAGTCAATTTTATTATTGATGAAGACATGGAAAATTATGCTGAGATTTTTAATTGGATTCGTGTCAATGGTCAGTCTGAAGATACGGCACCATTGAAATTATCTTCAGCAAGATTAATTATTCATACGTCAAATTTAAATCCAAATTTAATAGCAGACTTCCAATATCTGTTCCCATACAGCTTGTCTCAAATTAACTTTGATGCTACAGTGGGAGAGAACGAAGTGATTACAGCACAGGCATCGTTCAAGTATGCTACCATGAGTTTCCGTGATAAGCGATTTAAAGTCTATGAACCTGGATAAACTGATTAAATTATTTGATAAAATTAAAGAGGAATGGAATCAAGATAGTCAAATTGACTTTGATGTTAAGAACAAAGAATACACAGAGAATCTCAGCAAGTTATCTTTAGAGACTCCTTACCAGCACAATAAATACTTAAACCATCATAGCGATCTTTCGTTGTTGAAGGTATCGCTAGAGTTTGAAATCCGAAAATTAATTAAAGACAAAAGAGAATACTACGGAGGTGAAGCAGACGCAAAAGTATATGCCGAGAAACCATTTGGTTCCAGCATTAAGACTTCAGAAAAAATGCGTGTTTATTTGGATTCAGACGAAGATATTCTTAACCTAGAAGGTAAGGTAAAACTTATTGAAGTCATGCTCAATTATCTGGATAACGTCATGAAGATGATTAACCAGAGAAATTATCTTATTAAGAACGCTATTGAATGGGAGAAATTTACTAATGGATTGTAATGACACTAATCACCATTCAGAAGAAGAACGAAGTTTACTTTCAAATCAAAGGTGATCTTCATGTCCATCAGGAACTCTCAGACTACTTTACGTTTGAAGTTCCTGAAGCAAAATTCCTAAAAAGAAATCCCAGATACAAATACTGGGATGGAACGATTCGTTTATACTCCCCAGGAACGGGGGAGATCTATTGTGGTCTACTCAATCAGTTACAAGAATGGGCTCAGCAGAAAGCATACAAGATTGAGTATCTACCAAACAAATATTATGGTGATGTCATAGAGGATAATGATTTTGTGACCCCTCCAGCAGTGAAGGGTTTCATGGATAAAATCTCCTCAGTCAAACCAAGAGATTATCAATACGAAACTGTATACAGAGCAATCAAAAACAACAGAGGATTGTTTCTGTCACCTACAGGATCTGGTAAATCTTTAATGATTTATTCTCTTGTTAGATACTATCACGCAAGAAATAATAAAATTTTAATTATTGTTCCAACCACTTCACTTGTAGAACAGATGGTGAAGGACTTCAATGAGTATGGTTGGAAGGCAGATCATTACATGCATAAAATTTATTCAGGTAAAGATAAGAACACTGACAAACAAATCATTATCTCTACTTGGCAATCCATTTACAAGTTCCCCAAACTATATTTTGATGACATTGATTGTGTCATTGGAGACGAGGCACATCTATTCAAAGCAAAATCACTGACTGGTCTGATGACTAAGTTACATAATGCGAAGTATCGTTTTGGATTCACAGGAACACTTGATGGTAGCAAGACACACAAGTGGGTGCTGGAAGGATTGTTCGGATCATGTGAAAAGGTAACTAAAACTGATGATCTGATCAAAAAAGGATACCTATCCAATCTTAGAATTAAAGTATTACTCTGTAAACATGAGTATCAATACTTTGAAGACTACCACGAAGAGATGGAATTTATTGTTACTAACAAGAAGAGAAACAATCTGATCAAGAACCTAGTCAAGGATATAGAAGGTAACACACTAGTGCTTTTCAACTATGTGGAGAAGCATGGGGAACCTTTGTATGAACTCATAAATAGCAATGTAGATCATGATCGCAAAGTGTTCTTTGTCCATGGTTCCACAGATACAGAAGATCGTGAATTAGTTCGTCAAATTACTGAACAAGAAAATGATGCCATTATTATTGCGTCCTACGGAACTTTTAGCACTGGTATCAACATTAAACGTCTTCACAATATTATTTTTGCTAGCCCCTCTAAATCCCGTGTCAGGAATCTCCAAAGTATTGGAAGAGTTCTTAGAAAGGGAGAGGGCAAAGAAATAGCAACACTATACGACATTGCTGATAATATTTCTTCAGAGTCAGGGAGAGAGAATTATACACTTCGTCATCTTCGTGAAAGATTAAAGATCTATCAAGAGGAGAATTTTAACTATGAAATTATCAAAGTCAACCTAACATGATGGAAGAAGAATTTTATTCCACAATCAAGTTAAGTTCAGGTGAAGAATTGGTAGCAAAAATTTGTTACCTACCTGATGAGGATTCAATCCTAGTTGAGAATCCTATGATTGTGGAAACAATGAATCAAAAGAAAGGCAAGCAAAGTGTGGAAGGATTCGTTCTCCGTGAATGGATCCATGCCACATATGAGACCATGTTTATTATCAGAATGAATCAGATAATTACTTTATCGGAACTTGATGATAATATTAAAGAATTCTATCTAGATGTTGTTGAACAAAAATCAAAACATCCTAAAGAACATAAACAAGATAAACTTGACATGGGATCTTATACAGACTCCAAAGCAAGACAAAATATTAATGATCTATCGGAAAAAGGTTATCTAGGTTCAGTAGAAGATACTAAAAAGAAACTAGAGGAGATCTTTAAGAAGTCATAACAAGCTATAAGCTATACTCTTATCTTTTCCCGACAAGCTTATTCTAGGTTAGTTTCTGAGGTTTGTCAAGCCCCCTTGACAGGATCCCCAGCATCTGTTATGATTCAGACACGCCCAGAAAACATCCAATGGAATATGTCCAAAACAAAAAGCAAAGAATACTACGTTAATAATAAAGAATTTTTAGAAGCATTAATTCTTTACAAAACAAAAGTTAATCAGGCAATTGAAACTGGTAAACCAAAACCGCGTATTCCTAATTACATTGGAGAATGCTTTCTCAAGATTGCTACACACCTTTCCTATAAACCAAACTTCGTGAACTACATGTTCAGGGAAGAAATGATTTCTGATGGTATAGAAAATTGTGTCCAGTATATTGATAACTTTAATCCAGAAAAATCAAAGAATCCATTTGCCTACTTCACACAAATTATCTGGTATGCTTTTCTGCGGCGTATTCAAAAAGAGAAAAAGCAATTAGATATTAAGGCAAAGATTGTTGAGAAGACAGGTTTTGATCACCTGATGTATACTGATAAGTTTGATGGTGACATGGCAGGTATGAATCAAAGTTATTCTGACATGACATCTATTAAAGAAAACATTGAAGTTAGAATGGAAAACCGATGAAAATTGCTCTCATTACAGATCAACATTTAGACGGACGAAAAGGTTCTAATCAGTTCTGGGAATACTTTAATAGTTTCTATCAGGAAGTATTCTTTCCATACTTGATTAAAAATAAGATCAAACATGTTATTGATCTTGGTGATACCTTTGACAACAGAAAGAGTATTGACTTTAATGTATGGCAGCGTATTCGCCATTCATATTTTGATACTCTTCAGAAAATGAATGTTGAAGTTCACATGATTCTTGGTAATCACGATACTTACTATAAAAATACCAACGACATTAACTCACCAGATCTTCTTCTTTCTGAATACAATAATATACACATCTACGGACAAGCAACTACAATTGATCTTGGCGGTAGTAAGATTGCTCTGATTCCCTGGATTAACTCTGGTAATCTAGAACAGACCAAAGAGTTTATTGAACAGACTCCTGCTAAAATTGCGATGGGTCATCTTGAACTCAATGGATTTGAAGTGACTCCTGGTATGACAATGGATCATGGTATGGATCCAAAAATGTTCTCTAAGTTTGAGAGGGTTTTCTCTGGTCACTTTCACCACAGGAGCACCAAAGGTAACATCACATATCTCGGTAATCCCTATCAAATGTTCTGGAATGATTGTGATGATACTAGAGGATTTCATACCTTTGAACCTGATGTTCAGAAGCTGACATTCCACAAGAATCCTTTCAAGATCTTCAAGAAGATTTACTACAACGATAGTAAGGGTGAGTTTGAATACACAGCAACTGATTACTCCAAGTGTTTTGTAAAGATCATCGTTGAGCAAAAGCAAGACTATTATGCTTTTGAAAAATTAGTTGATGATCTCTACAAGGCAGGTGCTCACGATGTTAAGATTCTCGAAACATTAGTTGAAAATGATCTAGTTGATGATCCCGATCTTGAAGTCAAAGATACAGTCACTCTTCTCAATGAATATATTGATGAAGTAGAAATGTCCGTAGACAAATCAAACCTTAAGAATCTCATGCGAAACCTATATATTGAAAGTCTTGAGTTAGTATAATGTTCATCATTACACTGGAGGACAAAGAAGAAGGTGTCTACTCCATCGTTGATGAGGAGGGAGAATATGTTATACCTGTATTTGAAGATGAGGAAGATGCTGAACGCTACTACTATATGTTAGAAGCAGGACCACAGCATTACCCTCCCCTTCAGATCTTCCAGATAGAAGATGAACATTTTGTAAAGGTTTGCGAGCAACGCGATCAAAGATATGTTATAATCACTAGAGATGATCTCATAGTCCCACCCACTCCTGAAGAAGATTAGTATGATTTGCTTTGAAAAAATTCGTTGGAAGAACTTTCTTTCCACTGGAGCACAATGGTCCGAAATAGATTTGACCTCCAGCAAAACGAATCTGATTGTAGGAACAAATGGATCTGGTAAGTCAACCATCTTAGATGCGTTGACTTTTTCTCTCTTTGGGAAACCATTCCGTAAGATCAATAAGCCTATGCTGGTGAACAGCATTAATGGTTCTGATTGTAAAGCAGAGATTGAATTCAGTATCGGCAAGAATCAATATAGAATTGTTCGTGGTATCAAACCTAATCTGTTTGAGATCTATCAGAATGGTCAGATGTTGGATCAATCTTCCACTACGATTGATTATCAAAAACAACTAGAACAGAACATTCTGAAGATGAACTACAAGTCATTTACTCAGATTGTGGTGCTGGGTTCTTCTACCTTTGTCCCATTCATGCGCCTGCCAGTGGCACAACGCCGTGAGATTATTGAGGACATTCTTGATATTCAAATCTTCTCTGTCATGAATACCAAACTGAAAGAGAAGTTGAAAGTTGCTACTGATCAGGTGAAAGATATTGATTATCAATCTGATCTTGCTGAGGAAAAAGTTGCGATGCAGGAATCTTTTATCAAGAAAGTTGAGGAAGATGTTGACAATCGTATCAACGAAAGAAAGCAGGAACTCAAATCTCATCTAGAGAAAAAGAATTCTCTTGATCTCCAATACTTCTCACTCGCAGAAGACATGGGATTTGTTGCCGAAGAGATAAGTAAGGTTGTTTTTGATAAGAGTAAGATCAAACAATTGAATGGTCTTCGCGGTAAGTTTGAAGGAAAGATTGAACACGCAAATAAGAACATTGCTTTCTTTAATCAGAATGACAACTGCCCAACTTGCACTCAAAGTATCGAACAAGCAATTAAAGTAAATGAGATTGCTAAGCTCAATTCTACAATCTCTAAGATAGAGACTGGACTTCTTGAGTTGACCGAACAGATTAAAGTTGAAGAAGAAAGAGAGAAAGAACTTTCTAGACTCAGCACTCTTCAACATCAGATTAATACTGATATGGTTACGACTAAGAAGGAATCTGAGTATCTTGATAGAGCAATGACATCAATCTCTGATGACATTAAGAACCTCAAGACACAAAAAGAGAAGAAGGGACAGGCATACGAGAAATTAGATTCCCTTAAGAAAGATTACGAGAATCTTAAAAAAAGTCTATCCGAGGTTAAAATAGAAAGAGATTGTATGACTGCTGCTGCCATGCTCCTGAGGGACAATGGTATCAAGACCAGAATCATCAAAAGGTATTTGCCCACGATGAACAAACTGATCAATCAGTATCTACAATCCATGGACTTCTATGTGAACTTTACCCTGGATGAAAACTTTGAAGAAACTATCAAATCAAGATACAGAGATACCTTCTCCTATGAATCTTTTTCGGAGGGAGAGAAAGCTAGGATTGATATTTCTCTTCTGCTTACTTGGAGAGCTATTGCTAAACTTAAGAATAGCGTGGATACTAATCTCCTAATTCTTGATGAGATCTTTGACGGATCACTTGATCAAAATGGCACTGGTGAACTGGGTTGGATTCTGAGGAACTTTGATGATAAAACAAATGTATTTGTCATCAGTCACAAAGAACAAATGAAGGACAAGTTTGGTAGAACGTTTACTGCTGAGAAGATTAAAAATTTCTCGGTGCTCAAGGAGACAGTTCACGAACTGGACTGAGGGGGGTTGTGCCCCCTCTTTTTTCGTGTATATTGGTTTCATACGAGCGAAACGACATGACGATCAACCACGAAATCAAGGGCGGTCTGGCGAGACTGCTTGCTACCGAAAACCTGATTGTGGAGCACAAGCGTTGCCCTACAGCATCGTTTGACATTGACAATCGTATTCTGACCCTGCCTCTCTGGGAGCGGGCGTCTGGGTTTGTATACGATATGCTGGTGGCACATGAAGTGGGTCATGCCCTCTTCACTCCTACCGAGTGGTTCGGCAAGATGGATATTCCCAAAGGTTATCTCAACATCATTGAAGATGTTCGTGTTGAGAAACTTATGAAGCGTCGGTATCAAGGTCTGCCCAAGACCTTTGCCCGTGGATACAAAGAACTTGCTGACGATGATTTCTTCGGCACCAATGATGAAGATCTGAGCAAGTATAATCTGATTGATCGCATCAACATTCATTATAAGATTGGTGCGTCTTGTCTTGTTCCCTTCTCTCATGAAGAGATTGAGTATGTAGATCGTGCTGCTGAAGTTGAAACTTTTGATGAGGCAGTTGATCTGGCACGGGAGATCTATAAGTTCTCTAAAGAACAACAGCAGGAAGAACAGGAAGAACCCGAGAGTCTGACTCAAAATTCTTCTGCTCAGGGCGAACAATCTCAGGATCAATCTGAACAGATGGAGATGGAGTCTAATTCCGATGAAGAGTCTTCTGATCAACAACCTTCTGCTGGTGCTGATAATCAAGAGGATGAAGGCGAGAATGATCTAGATGAATCTACGAGCCAAGGTGGCGGTCATCATAACGATCCTGACGAGATAAAAACTCAAGATAATTTTGACGAGAAAGTTGAGCAACTGAATAATGCTGGTCGCTCTGACATTCGTTACTTTGAGATTGCTGAGTCTGTTGATCTGAATAACATCGTTGCTGATTGGAAGGAAGTTCATGATTGGATTGACGCCTACCAAGTTCGGTTTGCCAACGCAGCAAATTTTGAGAATGATTATTCTAATGTAGATTTTGAGTATCGTAAGTTCAAAAACGAATCCATCAAGGAAGTTAACTACCTTGTGAAAGAGTTTGAGATGCGTAAGTCTGCTGATCAGTATGCCCGTGCTGCTGTATCTAAGACTGGCGTTCTTGACACTTCCAAGCTTCATACTTACATGTTCAGGGAAGATATCTTCAAGAAGATTAGTGTGATTCCTGAAGGTAAGAATCATGGTCTGATCTTTGTTCTGGACTGGTCTGGATCTATGTCGGATGTTCTTCTGAATACTCTGAAGCAACTTCTGTCCCTTACCAACTTCTGTAAGAAAGTTCAGATTCCTTTTGAAGTCTATGCTTTCACGAATGAGTGGGGTGTTGCTCGTCGTGCCATTACTAACAATACTAAGGCAGACAATTCCTCCTACATGGATGAGATTCGCTCCTACCACGATGGCATCAAAGAGAAAGAGTTCTTCATTCCTAAGACTTTCTTTATGCTGAATCTTATTTCTTCTCGTTCTAATTCTCGTGAATATGAACGCCAGTGTAAGAATATCTGGCGTGAAGTTTATGCTCAAACCATGTATGCTAACTATTCTGCTACTCATGGTCTCGGTCTCTCCGGCACTCCTTTGAATGAAGCGATTGTTTCTCTGAATTACATCATTCCTCAATTCAGGAAATCTAGTGATATTCAGAAAGTGAATGTCTGTATTCTGACTGATGGTGAAGCATGTGGATCTGTTGTTGGTAAAGCATATGCTGCTGATCCTGATGGTGAGGTTCGTAAAGTTGGAGCGAATCGTATTGATGGTCAGTGGTGTCTTCGTGATCGTAAAACTGGTCGCGTGTATCAACAACTGAAGAATGGATTTGAGAATCTTACCAACCAACTGATTCAACAAGTTCGTGATCGCAATCCTGGTGTGAATGTTCTCGGATTCCGTATTGTTCAGGGTTCTGGTCTGACTGGATTCATTCGCGGTTATGGTGGTTGGCGCGAAGACTATGACAAACTCATGAAGGATTGGAAGAAAGATCGCTCTGTGGTTATTCCTAGTCCGATTGCTTTCACTTCTCTTTATGCCATCGCTAACAATGCGATGAATGAAGATGCTGATCTTGATGTGAAAGATGGTGCTGGTAAAACTGCCATCACCAAAGCATTCAAGAAGATGACCAAAGCTAAACAGAATAACAAGAAAATCCTCACCTCGTTTATCCAACACATCGCGTGAGGACCACCTGACAAACTGGCACCCGCCCCTTCCCATGGCGGCGGGTATGCCTTATACTTATTTCATCAACACAAACGACCAATGCCCCGACTTGTTTCTATGACTAACGATCAACTGGTTGACTATCTGACTATTTCTTATGGTAGCGAAGTTGCTACTCCTCAACTTCTGGCAGCAGCAGATCACTTTGGTGTCTCCCTGCCTACTGTTAAAAAGCGTCTTGAGCAATATAAATCTGGTCATGGTAAGTGGAACCTGACCATTCAAGAGAAACTTGAGCAAACCTATGCTGCTCCTCCTGCTGCTCCTGCTGTTATGGAGCGTCATGATCAAGTTCTCATTCCTAGCAAAGATGACAACTTTGTTTCGTTCGGTAACTTTACCGATGTGAAGAAGATCATCCAATCTAAGAAGTTCTTCCCTCTGTTCATTACTGGTATGTCTGGTAATGGTAAGACTTATTCTGTAGAGCAAGCATGTGCTCAACTGAAGCGTGAACTCATTCGCGTCAACATCACGATTGAGACCGACGAGGATGATCTTCTGGGTGGCTTCCGTCTTCAGGATGGTAACACTGCTTGGCACAATGGTCCCGTGATTGAAGCACTGGAGCGTGGTGCTATTCTTCTACTGGATGAAGTTGACCTTGCCTCTAACAAGATCCTTTGTCTTCAATCTATTCTTGAGGGCAATGGTGTATTCCTGAAGAAGATCGGTCGCTATGTGAAACCTGCTGCTGGTTTTAACATCATCGCTACTGCCAATACCAAAGGTAAAGGTTCTGATGATGGTCGTTTTATCGGCACCAATGTTCTTAACGAGGCATTTCTTGAGCGTTTTGCTCTCACCTTTGAGCAAGATTATCCTACTGCCAAAGTAGAACAGAAGATTCTTGAGAAACTGCTTGCTTCTCTTGGCGGTGATGACTCTGATTTCTGTCAGAAACTCTCTGACTGGGCAGATGTGATCCGTAAGACTTTCAAAGATGGTGGTGTTGACGAGATCATTTCTACTCGTCGTCTGACTCACATTGTTCGTGCCTTCACTATCTTCAATGATCGTATGAAGTCCATCAATGTTTGTGTCAACCGATTTGATGAAGAGACTAAGCAGATGTTCATGGAACTCTATGATAAGATGGATGCTTCTGTGAATCCTGACGCTGATCCTCTGGAACCTATTCGTTTAGAGGTTGAATATGATAACTGATATTGAAGTTGGTGCTCTCGCCGTCACTAAAGACGGCGAGACCGTTAAGATTGTTGATGTTGACACTCGCATCAAAGTCCAAGATCTTGACGGAGAGATTAAAGAGTGCTATTATACAGATATGCTATTTCTATGGGAGGAGTGATGTTTAAGTTTAATGAAGATGAATTGCTGAGGGAATACGAAGCTTATGTAAGCTCTACTTATCAGCAGCACTATAGTGATGAAGATGGTCTTCAGACTATTGAAAAGATTCGTCCTTCCTGGCGTGAAGGATTTATTGCTGGTAATATTCAAAAATATATTGATCGCCCAAGCAAAGGGCAGTGGCGTAGGGATTTGTTCAAAGTCATTCACTATGCTTTCCTTCTAATTTATTGGTTGGATCAGAAAGAACAAAAATTGAATGAGCATAAGATTGCTACCATGACAGATCTGCGTAATGGGGTTTATGAGTAAAGTTAAATTAAGTAAAGAAACACTGGATATTCTAGCGAACTACGCCAGCATCAATCCATCTATTGTGGTGAGTGCTGGTAATCAACTGAGGACAATCAGCAATGCTGAACACATCCTTTCTAAGTATACTTGTGCTGAAGAATTTCCCAAGGACTTTGCTATCTATGATCTGAGTAATTTCCTGAATGTAATTACTCTGTTTCAGGATCCCACTCTGGATTTCACCAACGATAACTATGTGACTATTCGTAGTGGATCTAGGTATTCAAAGTATTACTTCAGCAATCCTGAGATCACTCTCAAGGCAGCACCTAATCGTGATGTAAAGATTTCTGGATTTGATGTTCAATTTGACGTTGCTGAGAATGATATCAAGGCACTCAAAAAAGCAGCAAACATTTTTAATCTTGAGGATATGGCAATCGCTTCTGTTGAAGGTAAGGTAGTTGCTACAGTATGTGACCTTGAAGATGAGACCAGCAACACCTATGAACAATCGTTTCAAGGTGATGCCACTGGTGACTTCTCTGTTAACATGAAGGTTGAGAACCTTGTCCTTCTCCCTGGTGATTATGAAGTCAGCATCGCAACTGCTGGTATTTCACAATGGAAGAACAAAACTATGGATCTTGTTTACTACATAGCTCTTGAACAATGAACATCTTCGTCACACATCCATTCCCTGCTGAAAGTGCTATCTGTCTTCCCGATAAACATATTGTTAAGATGCCCCTGGAATGTTGTCAGATGCTTAGCATCATTGCTTCTTCTTGGTATCATTCTTATGGAACTTTGGGAAAGACAGACGGGACGCCCTATAAGACAGAGAAAGGTGCTTTCCGTAATCATCCATGTACAAAATGGGCAGCGGAGTCAGTGGATAACTCCTACTGGCTTATTAAGTGGGGAATGAATCTGTGTGACGAATACTCAGTGCGTTACGGCAAGACGCATTCGTGCTATAATACATTGCTCCAAGCATACTACCTTTTCCCAAAAGGTAAATTAGATAAGGTGACACCCTTCGTTCGTGCGATGCCAGATGAATTTAAACATGACACAAGCATTGACACTTTTACTGCTTACAAACGTTATATCGCATCCAAACCTTGGGCTTCATCTAATTATCTTCGTATGCCGCAACGAAAACCTGAATGGATTTAAATATGAGTGACTTTTTGTGGGTTGAGAAATATCGTCCAAAGTGTGTGGAAGATTGTATTCTTCCGGATGGTATTAAAGATATCTTTAATGGACTTCTAGATCAGGGTGAGATTCCTAATCTTCTTTTGTCTGGCACTGCTGGTGTGGGAAAGACAACGATTGCGAAAGCATTGTGTGAACAACTTGGTGCTTCTTACATCGTTATCAATGGTTCTGATGAAGGTAGATTCCTAGATACCATCCGAAACAAAGTCAGGCAATTCGCCACAACTGTCTCCTTAACATCTGGTGCTAAGCATAAAGTCGTCATTATTGACGAGGCAGACAACACCACCAATGATGTTCAACTTTCGCTGCGTAATGCTGTAGAGGAGTTTCATAGTAATTGTAGATTCATCTTTACTTGTAACTTCATCAACAAGATTATTGAACCACTTCATTCTCGTTGTTCTGTAGTTCAGTTCAAAGTTCCTGAAGAAGATAAGAAAGATATTCAACTTCAATTTCTGAAGCGTATCAAAACTATTCTTGTTCATGAACAGATTGAACATGATGATCGTGTGATTGCCAAACTACTCCAAAGGTATTATCCTGACTGGCGTAGATTGATTAATGAGATTCAGGCACTTGCTTCTAATGGAACTATTGGTCCTGATGCTCTTGCCTTAATCCCAGACATTCGTGTAGAATCTTTGTATGCTTCCATGAAGAGTAAAGACTACACCTCTGTCAGGAAGTGGGTCGTTGATAATCTTAACAATGATCCTACCAATGTGATCAGCAAGATCTATAACACCTCGGATGAATATGTCGTCAAAAAATATATTCCTGAGTTGGTGTTAGTCTGTGCTAAGTATCAAACTTATGTGCCGCAAGTTGCTGATCAGGAGATTAATCTCCTAGCTTTCCTTACTGAAATTATGATGAGTTGTGAATTCAAATGAACGTCCCTACTAAAGAAGAACTAATCCATTTTAAAATTCAAGCAGCGATGCGTGAGAATATCTTTGAGGAAGATCAAATGAAATACCTTGGAGAACGCGCTGGTCATCACTGGTATCTAATTGCTGGTGAGCATGAAGTTTCTGCTGATCAAATTGAAGATTTTGAAATGGATGAAAAGTAAATGAACTATGAGCATTTAAAAGAACATGCTGTGAAGACAACCCCACAGAATGTGAGAGAAGCAAACGAAGCTTTGTTTCGTGCTAGAATGACATTGCCCGCCGCAGCAAAACATTGCGGTATGACCCAACGTGAAATGAAACACATTTTTTATGAATACCTTAAATACAACCAAGCGGACTACCAAATCTCTGAAGACTCCCCTCAGGTATCCGGGAGGCAAGTCTAGGGCGGTCTCCAAGCTGTTCCAATACTTCCCTGACCTGTCGGACTACCGCGAGTATCGGGAACCCTTCCTGGGCGGCGGGAGCGTTGCCCTAGAGGTCTCTAGACGCTACCCATACATGCCTGTGTGGGTCAATGACCTGTATGGTCCTCTCTACGATTTCTGGACCATTCTCCAGCAGTTTCCTGAGCAACTGAGAGCACATCTTCTTCACTTCAAGAATACCTCTGACACTACAGAAGCAGCTCGTGGTTTGTTTAAAATTTCAAAAGATATTCTGAACGATCCAGCAACTGGTCAGTTTGAACGCGCTGTTCGTTTCTACATTGTGAACAAATGTTCTTTCTCTGGACTGACTGAATCTTCCTCGTTCTCTGAGCAGGCAAGTGTCAGTAACTTCTCTTTGAATGGTATTGAGAAACTGCCTGAGTATTCTCAATTGATTCAGCACTGGAACATTACAAACTTGGATTACTCCATGTTGATGGATTGTGACAGCAAGGCATTCATGTATTTGGATCCACCCTATGACATTAAAGATAATCTTTATGGTCGTAAAGGTTCAATGCATAAGTCATTTGATCATGTTGACTTTGCTAGCAAATGTAATCTGAATCACAACATGCCAATGTGTATCAGTTACAATTCGTCAAACGAGGTCAAAGACCGCTTCCTCAGCAGCGGGTGGACAGATGCGGAATTTGCACACACCTACACCATGCGGTCCACCGGATCGTATACAATGGATCAAGCAGACCGAAAGGAACTCGTCCTTATTAATTATGAAAGTTAAAGTTCAACTCTACGTTGCCGGTAAAGTCTTTGACGAGATTGTTGAAGCAGCAAACTATCAAGATGCTCGTCAGACAGCACTTGCCCGCAACCCTACCGCTAAAGTTGTTGGTGTCACTGCCGTATTTAAATGAAACCTGAATTAAAAGATTACTTATATTCCATCAATCAATCTAAGAAAGATATCATGGGGGATGACACTGAGGCTATCAGTGCCTATCCTCCATATATTATTAATAAATGTTTGTCTGGTCACATGGATGCTGTGATGTATGCAAATGAAATGAATAAGCATCATCAACTTCCTAAGAAGATGCAGTATGATTTCCTTATAAATACTTTGAAACCAAGAAAGAGATTCTCTCCTTGGTTGAAAAAGCAATCTCTTGAGCATCTTGAATTAGTCAAGGAGTATTATGGTTATAATGACGATAAGGCACTTGACGCACTGAGAATTCTCACAGTAGATCAACTAGATAAGATAAGACAATTATTGTATAAAGGTGGAATGAAATGACTGCTGAAATTACCGAAGTGAAATGGGAACCTACTGATATGGTGGAGGTTGTTCTTACCGAACCAGATGATTTTCTAAAAGTAAGAGAAACTCTCACTCGCATTGGCGTTGCCTCTCGTAAAGAAAGAAAACTCTATCAATCTTGCCACATCCTACACAAGCAGGGTAGATACTACATTGTTCATTTTAAAGAACTCTTTGCTCTGGATGGCAAGAAAACTAATCTCTCTTTGAATGATGTTCAAAGAAGGAATCGTATTGCCAAACTTCTTTCAGACTGGGGATTGATCAGCGTTGTTCAAGAAGAAAGAATTGGAGATCTGGCACCATTGAATCAAATTAAGGTGTTGGCATTCAAGGAAAAGGATGAGTGGTCTCTTGAGTCTAAGTATAATATTGGACGTAAGAAGTGAGAACCGAACTAAATTTTTCAGTAATCCGTAATTTTCAGTGGTTGTGAAAATTTGAAAAGTGTGATAAATTAGTAGTGATGGGAGAGAGGTGGTATCACCCCCCATACGCTACGGATGCCTTAGGGATCCTAATTCACACACTCGCTTATCAAGGAGAAAAAAAACAATGAACACTTTAATGCGTTATACTGCTAATGATCTTCCTGTCCTCATGGATAAGATCACGAAAAATACCATCGGTATGGACGAATACTTCAATAGAATTTTCACTCTTCACGAAACGTCATCCAACTATCCACCATACAATCACATTGAAATTAGTAATGTAGAGTCTAGACTTGAGATTGCGTTGGCTGGATTTAAGAAAAAAGAAGTTAACGTGTATACCCAAGATGGAAAACTATTCGTGGAAGGACAAAAAGAAGACAGAGAAACAGACACAACGTTTATCCACAGAGGAATGGCTCAAAGATCTTTCACCAGATCTTGGACCCTCACAGATGAAACGGAAGTTAGATCAGTTGAATTTGAGGATGGGCTCTTAACAATCATGTTGGGTAAGATTGTTCCTGATCATCACAAAAGAAAAGACTGGTTCTAAATAAACTCAGGGGGGCTTGACGCCCCCCATATTTTTTGCTATACTAATTAAGAGGTTTGAATACTATTATGGCATCCATTGTTACGTTGAAAACTGGACAGAATATTATCTGTGAAGTGCGCGAAATTTATCAAGGCGAAGGAGATGATAGAAAAGGAGTTGGTCTTCAATTGAGTGATCCTTTTGCTCTAGAGCTTTACGAAAATCCTGAAGCTGAAGATCCTGCTGATAGAAGTAAGGTAAGATTTGCTCGTTGGAATCCATTTACTCTCGACAGAGTTTTCCGAGTTCCTTATGATGCGGTTGTTTGTGTTACAGCACCAGATCCAAATCTTGATGCTGCCTTTGCTGAAAAAATTGAATACTTTAATTCTGTCGATATTGTAGATGAGATCCCCGAAGATGAGTCAACTGATACTCCTGCTGAAACTGAAGAGTGATTGGATCATAGCTGAGGCAGAAGAATTGGAAACCGAAATTGGTGATCCAGATCTTCTGCTGAAGTCTCCAATGATTGTCAAAGATCAAGAACTGGTGAGATACATACCAGATTACCAAGTGTCACAATGCGCCATCCGGTTCATGGATTGTGATACTATGATAGAACCGGGTCCAGAGTTAAAAGCAGCGTATCTTACATATCATGAAGTTTTACACGAAGATAGAACAGGCGGGGAACCGCCTGCTGGTGGTGGGGTATCAGGGGGGGAAGAGGATTACTGAGAAGGTTCCTTTTGCCCCTACTCTCTATATCAAATCGCGTAATTATTCCGAGTGGAAAACATTACAAGGTGAACTCATTTCCCCTGTTCCTCAAGGATCTATTGAGGAAGCAAAGGACTTTGTAAAGCGTTGTTCTAAAACAGATGTTCCCGTCTATGGAAACACACGCTATCTCTATCAATACATTGCCGAGGAACATCCTGAGGATGAGATTAAATACGATGCTTCTCTGATCCGTGTATTTAATATTGACATTGAGACAGCAGCAGAAAATGGTTTCCCAGATATTGAAACAGCAGACCAAGCAATCCTGTCCATTAGTTTGAAGGACTCTTATAGTGGTCGCATCACTGTCTGGGGAGCAAAACCATTTGACAATAAGTTTGACGATGTAGATTATCTACATTTCAAAGATGAGCAGGCAATGCTCACCAACTTTGTTCACTGGTGGGTAGAGAATTATCCTGATGTGATCACAGGTTGGAACGTAGAGTTCTTTGACATGCCCTACATCGCCAATCGTATTACTAGAATTCTTGGTGACAAGTATCTTCGGATGCTTTCGCCGTGGAGACTTGTTTCAACTCGCAAGATTGAAATCAATAATAAAGAGCAGACAGCATGTGATATTCTTGGCATGTCTATTCTTGATTACATTCAACTTTACAAAAAGTTTACTTATACTAATCAAGAATCATATGCTTTGAATCACATCTGCTTTGTGGAACTTGGTGCTACAAAACTAGATCACTCTGAATACGATACGTTCAAAGAGTTCTATACCAAAGACTGGCAGAAGTTTATTGAATATAACATTCATGACGTTCGCCTTGTTGATCAACTTGATGACAAGATGAAGCTTCTTGACCTTGCGTTCACTATGGCATACGACGCAAAGGTAAACTTTGAGGATGTATTCTCGCAGGTTCGTATGTGGGACAACTACATTTACATTGAATTGCTGAAGAATAAAGTTGCCATTCCACCTAAGTCTGAATCAGAGAAAGACAAGAAGTATGCTGGAGCATATGTCAAGGAACCTATTCCCGGCATTTATGACTGGGTAATTTCCTTTGACCTTAACTCTCTGTATCCTCACTTGATCATGCAGTATAATCTTTCCCCAGAGACTCTACTGCCACAGCGTCATCCTTCTGTCAATGTAGACAAACTGCTTAATCAAGAACTGAATCTTTCTGATCTTGAGGATAAAACTCTCTGCGCCAATGGAACGTATTACGATACAACCAAGCAAGGGTTTCTCCCTAAGATGATGAAGAAGATGTATGATGAGCGTGTGATCTATAAGAAGAAGATGCTTGAGGCAAAGAAGCAATATGAAAAGACACCAACAATTCAGTTGATGAAAGATATTGCTCGCTACAATAACATTCAGATGGCAAAGAAGATCTCACTCAACTCTGCCTATGGTGCGATTGGAAACCAGCACTTCCGCTATTATATGCTGGAGATTGCTGAAGCAATTACTTTGTCTGGTCAGCTTTCTATTCGCTGGATTGAGAAGTGTATGAACGCACATCTCAATAAGATTCTCAAAACTGATGGAGAAGATTATGTCGTTGCTATGGATACTGATTCCATGTATCTTAACCTTGGTCCTTTTGTCAAATGTATACTCCAAGGAAGAGAAAAAACTGATGAGGAAATTGTTAATTTCCTTGACAAGGTGTGTGCGATGGAACTTGAACCTTTTATTGAAAGTTCTTACCAAACGCTGGCAGAGTATGTGAACGCATACGAACAGAAGATGAAGATGAAGCGAGAGAACATCGCTAGTCGCGGATTCTGGACTGCCAAGAAACGCTATGCCTTGAATGTATGGGACAGCGAGGGTGTTAGATACAAGCAACCTAAACTGAAGATCTGTGGTCTTGAGACCGCACGATCCTCAACTCCACAATACTTCAGAGACAAATTGTATCAGGCATATCAGATCATCATCAACAAAACAAATGAAGATCTGATTGATTACATTGCTGAAGTCAAGAAGGATACCAAGACACAAAACTATGCTGCGATTGCTACTCCTAGCGGCGTAAATAATCTGGCAAAGTATCGTAGTCCTTATACAATCTACAAGAAAGGTGAGAAGACTGGCACACCAATTGCCGTCAAGGGATCTCTGATCTATAATTACCTTCTTAAAAAACATAAAATTGAATACAAATACCAATCCATCCAAGAGGGTGAGAAAGTCAAATACGTTTATCTTAAAGATCCAAATCCAATTGGTGAAGCAGTGATTGCTTTCTTTGGTGAGATTCCAAAGGAGTTTAATCTTGAGAAGTATGTTGACTACTCCCTACAATTTGAGAAGAAGTTTCTCAAACCAGTTCAGAATGTGCTAGAATGTATTGGGTGGAAATCTGAAAAAACAACTTCTGTTCTTAGCTTCTTTTAAATATGGAATTCTTAAATCAAATAGTCAAAGAAAGTAAAAATGAATATGTTGGATTCGTATCCGATGGAGTTGCTGCTGGCGACATCAGCGGTTTCGTTGATACTGGTTCTTACATGCTCAATGCCATCGTTAGTGGTTCAATTTTTGGAGGCATTCCTTCAAACAAGATCACCGCTTTGGCAGGAGAGAGCGGCGTTGGGAAGACTTATTTTTGTCTTAGTGTCGTTAGGTATTTCCTTGATAGTAATCCTGATGGCATGGTCGTTTATTTTGAAAGCGAGTCTGCTATTTCCAGTGACATGTTTGAGTCTAGAGGTATTGATACTTCTCGCGTATTACTATATCCTGTAGAAACTATTCAAGAATTCCGTGAGGTCTCAATCAAAATTGTTGAGAACTATCTGAAGCAAGATGAAAAGAAACCCATGATGTTTGTCCTAGATAGTCTAGGCAATCTGCCAACTCAGAAAGAAGTTGATGACGCAATCAAAGGCAGTGAAGCTAGAGACTTCACCAAGTCACAGATTGTAAAATCTACCTTCCGAGTTCTTACAATGAAACTTGGTAAGGCAGGTATCCCCATGTTAATGACAAATCACACCTACGATGTAATTGGTTCCTATGTTCCTACTAAAGAGATGGGCGGTGGTAGCGGTCTTAAGTATGCCTCTTCTACTATTATCTTCTTATCAAAGAAGAAAGAGAAAGATGGAACAGAACATGTCGGAAACATTATTAAATGCGAGGCGAAAAAGTCCCGTCTGACAAAGGAAGGATCCAAGGCAGAGGTCCAACTCTTCTTTGACGCAAGGGGTTTACAAAGGTATCATGGTCTGCTAGACTATGCTCCGTGGCCCAGCAGTGGTGGTCGCTACGAGATTGATGGCAAGAAGTTCTGGGGTAAGGAGATCATGAAGGATCCTGAAAAGTTCTTCACACCTGAAGTCCTGGAACAGATTGATACTGCGATCTCAAAACAATTTAAGTATGGAGTAGATGACGATGAGTGAACGACTTGAGAATACGATTCTTCGCAACTTGCTGAATGATCCCGTATACTATCGTAAAGTCATTCCTCATATCAAACCAGACTATTTTGCTGAACAAGTTGAAAAATTTATCTATGAAGAGATCTATGATTTCTCTACCAAATACGACAAGATCCCGACGAAAGAAGTTGTCATTCTTCAACTTAACTCTCGTAAAGATGTCTTTGAAGACGATCTTAAAAACTCTGTGGAGATGGTCAAGGCATTCTCGGATACTGAGATTGATTATTCCTGGCTCGTTGATGCCACAGAGAAATGGTGTCAGGAGCGAGCAATCTACAATGCTTTACTCAAGTCAGTCAAGATCGCGGAAGGAAGTGATAAAAAACTATCAAAGGATGCGATCCCAAGTATCCTACAAGAGGCCCTGGGAGTATCGTTTGATGAACACATCGGACACGACTATCTAGATTGTATTGATCAACGATACAACTTCTATCATCAAACAGAAGAGAAGATCGCCTTTGATCTTGACACCTTTAATTACATCACTAAAGGTGGACTGCCTAAGAAGACACTGAACATTGCCCTTGCTGGCACTGGTGTTGGTAAATCTCTGTTCATGTGCCACATGGCAGGATCGTGTTTGATGGATGGTTACAACGTCCTCTACATCACTCTAGAGATGGCAGAGGAAAAGATTGCTGAACGGATTGACGCCCACCTTCTTGACACTAACATCAAGGATCTGGTGAGCATTCCTGAGCATCGTTTCAAAAGTTCTGTTGAAGAACTGAGTCGCAAGACTCGTGGTAGATTGATCATCAAAGAGTATCCAACAGCATCAGCACATGCTGGACACTTCCAAGCATTGCTGAATGAACTTTCTCTTAAGAAAGAATTCAAACCGGATATCATCTTTGTTGACTATCTCAACATCTGTAACTCAGCAAGACTCAAAGGTTCCATTGTGAACTCTTACACTTTCGTGAAGTCTATTGCTGAAGAACTTCGTGGTCTTGCTGTGAAGTATGAGGTGCCTTTGGTCTCTGCTACACAGACAACTCGTTCTGGATTTGGTAATACTGATCTGGAACTGACTGACACTTCCGAATCATTCGGTCTTCCTGCTACTGCTGACTTTATGTTTGCTTTAATCTCCACAGAGGAATTAGAACAGGAAGGCACCATCATGGTGAAGCAGTTGAAGAACAGATACAACGATCCCACAGACAAACGAAAGTTCAAAGTGGGTATTGACAGAGCGAAGATGAAGCTCTATAATGTTGGAGATGACAGCGACCTAGCATCTGATCTTGATTTCCTAGAAGAGGATGCGAATGTTGGAGTCTTTGACAACAAGAACAGGATAAGTAAATTTTCTGAATTTTATTAAACATGAACATTGATTTCAAACGATACGAAACATTTGTTGACGCAGTTACTTCTGATGCTTCAACAGATTTTGTTGCCCTCTCTGATCGTCTCGTTGAGTTGGATCGTAAGGGTGCCAATATTGAACGACTGCTTACTGCTGGCGTTGGCATTAATGCTGAGGGTGGTGAGTTTCTTGAGATCGTTAAGAAGATGATCTTCCAAGGCAAACCTTTTAATGAAGATAACCGCGAGCATCTGATCATTGAACTCGGTGACATCATGTGGTATGTTGCTCAAGCAACTCTGGCACTTGGAGTTTCCTTTGAGGAAGTTCTTGAGCGCAATGTGAAGAAACTTGAGAAGCGTTATCCTGGTGGTCAGTTTGATATCTACTACTCTGAGAATCGTGAAGAAGGCGACCTGTAGACGCCTCTGGCGTATATGGGCAAAGGCATTAGGTCAAAAAGCAAGTGATTGTGATAAAGAATCTGATGCCGTTGCCATCATGAGAACATTTTTGTTCGCTACATACTTTATAACTAATTGTTATATTATCGCTGGTGTCATCAGGCATTGGTGATTTATTGGAAAGGTGGCCGAGTGGTTTATGGCAGCAGTCTTGAAAACTGCCGTGTTAGTAGCACCGTGGGTTCAAATCCCACCCTTTCCGCTTAATAAATATTCCTGTGGCATTGTACTTGTAGGAATGGCAGTAAAAAAACTTACTAGAAATAATGTCGGGAAAATAAGTCCATCATCGGATGTTGCCAAAAAATTTTACGAGAGACAATCTAAAATTATTGCTGAGAGAATTGATATTGCTAAAGTAATTTCTCAACACAATAGTGGTTTATCTGATGATGATTTTGCCTATACTCATCCAGTAGATAACAATAGGTCTGTTGGGAAGTTGGAAAAGTCTGGATACGGATTAAAAATAACTGTTCACAATAACAATCAGAGAAATAATGTATTGAGTAAAGTGTGGAATGCTATGGGACCACACTTGGAAAGTATTAGACTAGAATATCAGTCATACTTTGCGATGAATTTAATGAATGTTGTTGTTGAAGATTGGGCTTTTACTAGAAACGCATCTTACTCTGACGGAGCAAACACAATTTATTTGAGAGCATTTAAATACAATGAAGATGGAAATATAGAAGGTAGTCCAATCAATCTTTTTGTGATCTATGCGAAGGGTCTTACATCGGATAAAGGAGATCCTCATGAATTGATGACTGGAACTTTGATTGCTATGGGTAAAATTATTCCGGTATCAAACATCAATACGATGAATGTTGCTGATAGAAATGAAGCACTTAATAAAATTACTAAAGAAATTCATTCAAATTATACACAAGTTATAGGGCATAGTAACAAAGAAGCAAAATTAATTGAGGGAGATATTGTAAATTTAGCAAAAGCACTTTCTGTCTCTAACTGGGTTAATTTTTTAATGAGAAAAAATAATGCTAATGTGAATAAAGTATTTCAAACAGGTTCTAAATGGGACGCTGAACTCAAGCGAGCTGGGTTGCAAGGAAAAGATCCTACTAAAGATCAATTAATTAAAGCATACAATTCGTCCGATTTAATTATAAAATTTACTAAAGATAGTGTTGAATATTACTGGGGAATATCTTTAAAGAAAAAATCGGGTTTGAATGATGACCCAACTCTTTTAAATAAACCTTTGGTTGGTGAAGCTTCTGCAAGTGGTAAGCAAAAAGCTGGATACCTTTATTTGAAAGCACAGAGCAATGAAAAAAATGAGATGAAAACTGCTGAAGAAAATTTTTGGAAGCAAGTTTATATGGTAAAACTTGGACCACCTCCATTGTTTCCTCCTGGAAAAAAATTAGGTGATAATGTAGAACCAACAAACTGGCCCACAAAACCTGCTTCTGATTGGAAAACTAAATTAAACAATGCTCTCTCTGGAGATGATAAAAATGCTTCACTTACAGGAAAAGAATATAGAGGAACAAAATATCCCAATAATTTTTTCTTTGAAACTTTAGATAAAGTATTTCGTCGTGTGATGTCAGACCCTAATAACTTTAGGGAATTTTTAGATCTTGCTTTTAGATTAGATATTAACGAATACGTCAAAAATTCCCACTTCTATTTTAGTTTGATTACTGGAACGGGAAGTATTGATAAGAGAACTGGAAAAATTGTTGTGGGAAAAGTTGATGAAAAGAGCACAGCTTTGATGAAAGAAATTTTTAATATTATGTTTTCTTCGGGAATAAACTCAATTGGTAATCCTAGTGCTATTAAGAAGCCTGGTGCTATGGTGTTAGAAACTTGGAATGGTAAGAGTCAAGCATTTGAACCTACGGCATCCGCTGCCAAATTGTATTACACTATGAGACTTGATAATCTTCCTTTGTTAAATTTGGAGGTAAGATATAAAGGGGCCATCACTGCGTCTCCTCAGTTCCAAGTTTTCATCACGACTGATTTTAAACAATTTTATAAACAAATAAAAAATAAAATGGAAGTAAAGGGAATCAGAACTGTCCTAAGATGAGTAAGAACACACACCTAGAACATTTAGAAGATAGTATCTTGCTTGATGGTAAGCAAGGTGCGAGTGATGCGTTTAAATTTTTAGATCTACTTGCTAAAACTTTTACTGGACAGGGAAACAATAATTTTAAAATTACAACCAAATGGGATGGGGCTCCAGCTATATTTTGTGGTATGTATCCTGGAACAGATCAATTCTTTGTGGGAACAAAATCTGTATTTAATAAGGACGCAAAAATAAACATAACTCCGGAGGATGTTGATAGGAATCATGGACATGCTCCTGGATTGGTATCTAAACTTAAGGATGCTTTAAAATATTTTCCTGCGCTTGGAATTACAGGAGTTGCTCAAGGAGATTTACTTTTTACTGACGACAAAAAATACGAAACCATTGATGGTAAAAGATGTATCACATTTCAACCTAATACCATCACATATGCTATTCCAGAAGGATCTCCATTTTATGAAAAAGCAAAGCGAGCAAAGATAGGTGTGGTATTTCATACCACATATAAAGGTAACTCAGTTGAAAATTTAAATGCTACATTTGGATATGATATATCTAAGTTAAACAAAAGCCCAGATGTTTTAGTTCTCTCTGCTGAGACTGGACAACTTGGAAAAGATACTCTCATCACAAAGCAAGAGAAGCAAAGACTCATGCGAATGAAAACTGCTGGAGCTAGTCTTATTCGTGTTGCTGGAAATTTTTTAGATGAAGTTGCCAAGCAGATTGAAGAGAACGATCAACTGACTGTAGGACCAAGACTGAAAATTTATTTCAACACATACGTTCGTCAGGGACGAAGAGTGAGTAGTGCTAAGAAATTTGTTGATGACTTTAAGAAATATTTTCAAGATGAGGTAAAGAAAGCAGCGGATAAAGTTAAGACACCAAAAGCAAAAGCCGCTAAACTCGCTAAGTTATACGCTGGATTAGATTTCATTGAATCAAATGAAACTGCTTTACTCAAGGCGGTTGGACTATATACTACATTACAGAATGCTAAGAACTTTTTTGTTCGTAAACTTGAGAAGGGTGAGCAGTTTGGAACTTACCTTAGAACTGAAGATGGATATAAGATAACTGCTCCTGAAGGTTATGTTGCTATCAGCAATGGAACCAATGCGGTTAAGTTAGTGGATAGATTATCATTTAGCGTTGCTAACTTTAATGTATCTAAGAACTGGGTTGCTGGAGACTAATGAGCAGAGTAGTAGTTGCCTGGGGTAGATTTAATCCTCCAACAATCGGTCACGAAAAATTGATTGATGCGGTAGCAAGAATTGCTAAGAGGGATGACTACTTTATCTACCCGTCGCACACTCAGAAAAAACCAACGGATCCATTGCCATCAGATTTAAAGGTCCAATATATGCATCTTATGTTTCCACAATATAAAGACCATATCATCTATGATAAAGATATTAATACTATCATAAAATTACTTCAAAAATATCAAGGAACATATGAAGACTTGACATTGATTGCTGGATCTGATAGAGTTCCGGAATATGAAAGTTTAATTAGTAGATATAATGGTGTTGAATATACATATAGACACTTGGAAGTTGTATCTGCTGGTGAACGAGATCCTGATGCTCCTGGTGCTACTGGTATGTCTGCTAGTAAGATGAGAGAAGCAGCAAAAGAAATGGATCTGCTTACTTTTAGGAAAGGTATTCCTAAAACGTTAGGACAAGCAAATACTTTATCGTTATACAACGCTGTAAGGGAAGGAATGGGATTGAAATGAAAAATTTTAAACAACTAAGACAGGAATCAACTCACCAGAGATACAGACACAAAGGTATCTTTCAGGAGGGAGATGTGATCATGTCTAATACGACTGGTCAAACGGGAACAATCCATCGTAGTGGAGTTAACTATGTGATTGCTGTCACTGAGGAGGGAGAGATGTTCCGCGCTTGGGTTAAAGATATCCGAGAAGTATAAATAATAAACGAAGAACACACTTAGATACAATGGCAAAAAGAGACGCTCTTACTGAATCCCTTATGTCAAGTTTCCTTGGCAAACCTGTAGATGTAGCAGAAGTATTTGATGGAATGGATCCACAATCTCATGGCGCAGAGATTGAGAATACTACTCTCAAAAAGAAAGAAATTAAAAAACCCACCAAGTATGTTGGCATGGAGTCTGCTCCTGGCGTAACAGCAGAGGGATACAAAAAAGAATGTGAATCCTGTCATGGTAAGGGTTGCTCTAAGTGCGAGAAGAAGATGGATGAATCTTGCGGTCCTGAGCATGGCAAGGGTGAGAAGGAAGGGAAGGGAGAGAAGATGGATAAGAAGTCTTCTTGGAAGAAGATGATGAAGAAAGAGATGTATGAGATTGAGTTTGATAACTATACTCTCGTTCTTGAGAAAGAGAAAGGTGCTGACGGCAAGGCTTGCTGGAAAGGATATAAGTATGCTGGCACTGAGAATGGAAAGGACAAGTGCGTTCCAATGAAGAAAGAGGATGTTGAATACTTCGCAGATAGAATTCTTGCTGAAGAGATCATCACTGAGAAGATGGATCCTGTAGGTAAAGAAGATAAGGATATTGATAACGATGGTGATCATGACAAGTCTGACAAGTATCTACATGCCCGTCGTAAGAAAGTAAGTGCCGTCATCAATAAGAAGAAGGCAATGAAGGAAGAAGCAGAACTTCGTCAGGAGATTGAAGAAGCAAAAAAGTAGTTGAGGTGATGCCTAATATTCCAAACGAAAATTCTGCGGAATATAAAAAGTCATCATCTGATCACAAAAAGTATATCAAGCAGGCATCTGTTAAGAAAGAAGAAGTAGAACCTATTGAAGAGAAGGCACCTCCCGGCAAAAAGTATGAAAGAATGGTGAAGCATATTAAGAAAGGTTACTCTAAGGATGGACTATCCGACAAGGAAAAGTCAATCGCATATGCTACTGCTTGGAAAGCAAAGAATAAAAAGGATAAATAATTATCCCGACTCTTATGGAGAACATCATGGACGCATTCGTAGCATTAGTAAAACCATTTTTACTCAAACTCGCAACATCAGAAGCAGTTAAGAATCTCGTTATTTCTCTTCTTGAGAAGTATGTCTCAACTACTGACAATAGCATTGATAATACAATTCTAGAAACTGTTAAGGAACTTCTGTTCAAACCACAAGCATGATAGAATGTTTGTTAGCAAATTGGGGAGTGAGTGTTGTATTGGCACTGCTCCTCAGTTTTTCTGAGTATCTTGGAAAGACAAAAAGATTCAAAGAAAATACGGTAATAGATTTTACCACAAACTTCTTGAAAAAGATGTTAGTTAAATGAGGAACTTCGGTTCCTCTTTTTTTTATAAATATATTTTAGGAAACGCTGGAGTATCGTAAATGTCTCTGTATAGCCGTGCTGAAACAGACGCACAAAGTTTAAAAGTTCTTAGCACTACAGAAAAAAACTCTGTAGATAAGTATGACCACGACAATACTTTAATCACCGATGGTGATAGTGTAGTCACTGGAGCACAGGGTTATGCTACTGCTGCTCGTAGAGTTGTATTTGTTGACGAGTCTGAAGCAACTCTTGAAGCAAACACTTCTAGAGGTCTGAACTCCCCTGGTTGGTGGGAGTATATGACATATACAGATGCTGCTGGCGAGACACGCCACAAGGCACAGCAGTTGGTTTCAATGGGATCAGCACCTGCTAACACTGGTGATGCTGATGATGATATTGCTGCTGATGCTCCAATGCCAGTTATCAGTATTTCTGCTCAACCAGTTAACGTTGGTAACGGAACATCAGATATTGAAGTTCCATCTGTTCTGAGAACATTTGCTGTGACAGCAGCAGTTACCGAAGGTGGAACTCTAGAGTATCAGTGGCAGCGTAAGGCAGCAGATCAGACACGTTGGGTTAACATTACTTCAACACTTGATTCAAGTGCTTATACTGGATTCACAACAGCAACACTTACTGTTGTTGCTGGAGCACTGACAGATCTTGACCTGAATAACTATCAGTATAGAGTTAAGGTTGCTTCAAACAATGGTGCTGAAGAAGTTACTTCCAATGCTGCTACATTAAAACTTGTTGACGTAACACCATAATTAAATGAACTTTCATGAATTGAACCCAGACAACTGGGAGATGTTCGCTATTAAACATTACTACAATCCCACGGCAGTAACAAAAGAAGACTTTGAAGAGGATCTTAATCGTATCAAATACATTAAGCGCCTCTTCAAACGCTTTGAAACAACAGGCGAACTGAAGACACATTTAATTCTAAATCACATCATCGTCATGTATAATGTATTTGATGATGCTGCCACACCATTGTTATTTTATAAAGTTGAAAAACAATATTGGTCTATGTTAAAAGCGTTCATGCGCTTCTTAGATAGATTACCTGAATCACTAAATAATGAAGTAGATCAACGTTGTCTTGAGGAGTTAAATCTCATATGATTAACAATGCTAGTTCTCCTGGTATTAAAGGTATGGAGATTCCCCCCTCTTTAGTTATTGTGAATCCACGTAAACATAGAACGTGGAAAAATAATAATAAAAAAGACTTTGTTGATGGAAGATCTAAAGGCGCAAAAACTTTACTATCACGCATTCAACGTAAAAAAATGAAAGAGCAAGTAGAAGGAACTATTATTTCCGAAGCAGTCCCATCAGAAACTGAGAGAGCTCAGAAGCAGATTGGGCAGATGAAGAAGCTCAATCGCCAGAAGGATCTTCAGAAAAAGAAGGATGAAGCGAAAAAGAAAATGATTAATAAGACAAAAGAAATGGATACCTTGATGAAGGCGAGACTTCAAGACTTCAAAAAGAAGGCGTCTTCGCAAACACAAAAACTCAAAAAAGAGGAAGTTGAAATGACTACTAATATGATTCTAGAATATAACGATGTTCTTGATGCTGCTGTTGATGTAGCAACCAAACCAACAAACACATCAGAAACATCATACGCAAAGATTCAGTTTGCTGACGGAGGAGTTCAGAACCTGGATCAATTCTCTGCTAGAAAAATTGCCGCAGCATATGCTGGACTAGAAGGCGACAATCAACATGCCTTCCGTTATATGCTCAACAAGAACGCTTCGTCATATCAAAGTGCTCTTGACTTTGCTATCCGTAACGTTTAGTAAAACAACTAGGAGACATGTTTGGAAAAGCAAAGTTAGAAGTTTTGTCATCTAAGTTTGAGATCTACGAAGATTTATCAAAGCAGATGATAGATAAACTAGAAGCAGCAGTGGACAAGATAGGTGAATCTAATAATAAGATTGCCACTATACTAACCAAACATGATGAAAAATTAGAACAAAGTGTGAGAACAGATGAACTCATTGTTAAAATGATTGAAGATGTTAAGCATCAAAATTCAAGAGAACATAATCAAGTCATTGGTAGATTAGAATCTGTTGAAAAAACAATTGATGATCTATTGAAATTCAGATGGCAGGCAGTTACCATAGGATCCCTTGCTGTGTTGGTCATTGGGGCCGCTTCAGCAATTGTCCCAACCTTTGTTGACAACATGATGGAGAGTCACTATAATAGAGAGACGACGACCCCCCATGCTAGATGAGTTATCTTGATGTTAAGTATATACAATTAGTTTCTCCGCAACTCCAAAATTTTTCAAAGAAGAAGACCAATCTGTATAACTTTCGTTGTCCTTACTGTGGCGATAGTAAGAAGCGTCAAGATAAAGCACGGGGATACTTCTTTCGCATTCAGAATGAGATGATCTTTAAGTGCCACAATTGTGGTGCCGGTAGGAATCTTGCTAACTTTCTCAAAGATAATAATCAGATGCTTCATGATGAATACATCATGGAGAAGTATAAAAGCAATACAACTAAACCTAAGCGAAAGTCAACCATCAATGATCTAGACTTTGATACACCAATCTTCAAATCAACACAAGTTGATATTGATCTAGAGAAAATTTCAGAACTAAATACAACACATCCCGCAAGGGAATACCTCACAAACAGACAAATTAAAGATTTAGATAGTTTCTACTATTGTCCCAAATTCAAACAATGGACCAACACCATTAAGAAATCATTTGATAATCTTAAACAGGATAGTCCACGTATTATAATTCCTCTTAGGGACGAAACAGGTAAACTCTTTGGATATCAAGGTAGATCTCTTGCTCCTAAAGCAAAGATGAGATACATTACAATCATTCTTGATGAGAGTAAACCCAAGGTTTATGGTCTTGATAAAGTAAACAAAGAGGAATTAGTATATGTCACAGAAGGTCCGTTTGATTCCACCTTCATTGGAAACAGCATTGCTATGTGTGGTAGCGATGTTGAACTTAGCAATTATAATTGTCAGTTCGTCTTCGTATACGACAACGAACCACGCAACAGAGAGATCTGTGCTAAGATTGCTAAAACCATACAGCACGGAGATCCGGTAGTCATCTGGCCTTCTTCAATCACCGAGAAGGATATTAATGACATGGTGATGGCTGGACATAACGTTCAGTCTGTGGTAGAATCAAATACCTACAAAGGACTAGAAGCACAAATTCGTTTTAACGCATGGAAAAAAGTATGAGCATTTCTGTAAAGAAGCGTAGTAGTAATGTAGAACAACTGGATATTGAAAAGATTCACAAGATGGTTGAGTCTGCTTGTGATGGTTTGTCTGGCGTCTCATCTTCCGAAGTTGAGATGAATTCAGGTATTCAATTTTATGATGGTATTACTACAAATGAAATCCAAGAAATCTTGGTTCGGTCAGCTAGTGACCTTATCAGCCTTGATAATCCAAACTACCAGTTTGTTGCTGCTCGTCTTTTGTTGTACGGCCTATATAAGCAGGTCTTTGGATCTGGTTGGAAAGTAGGATTCCCCAATGTTCATGATCATCTTGTTGGCGGTGTATCCCTAGGCATTTATGACGGGGAACTTCTTGGTAAATATTCTATGGAAGAATGGGACAAGATTGATTCTTATGTTCATCATGATAGGGATCTACTATTCACCTATGCTGGACTAAGGCAGGTTGTTGATAAGTATCTTGTTCAAGATCGTAGTGCTGGGTCTCTCTATGAGACTCCCCAGTATATGTACATTCTGATTGCTACCACATTGTTCGCAAACTACCCACCAGAATCACGTTTGTACTATGTCAAAAAATACTACGACGCAATCAGCAAGCACAAGATCAACATTCCTACGCCAATCATGGCAGGAGTTAGGACGCCTCTGCGACAATTCGCTAGTTGTGTGTTGGTTGATTCTGATGACACCCTTGATAGCATCTTCAGCAGCGACATGGCTATTGGTCGCTATGTTGCTCAAAGGGCGGGCATCGGCATCAACGCAGGCAGAATTCGTGGCATCAACAGTAAGATCAGGGGCGGAGAAGTTGCTCATACAGGCGTTATCCCATTCCTCAAAAAGTTTGAGTCAACTGTCAGATGCTGTACACAAAACGGGATTCGTGGTGGAAGTGCTACTGTCCACTTTCCAATCTGGCACCAAGAGATAGAAGATATCCTTGTGTTAAAAAATAATAAGGGAACTGAAGATAACAGAGTTCGTAAGCTAGATTATAGTATCCAGATCTCTAAACTCTTCTATGAACGTTTCATCCAAGATAGAGAGATTTCTCTCTTCAGTCCACATGACGTTCCTCGTTTGTATGATGCTTTTGGCACTGATAGATTTGACGATTTGTATGAGTCTTATGAACGAGATCAGTCTCTTCCAAGAAAGACTGTTCGGGCACAGGAACTGATTCTAGATCTTCTCAAAGAACGTGCTGAGACTGGTCGTGTTTATATCATGAACATTGACCATTGTAACTCTCACTCTTCATTCAAAGATAAAGTTTACATGAGTAATCTTTGTCAGGAGATCACTCTTCCTACAGATCCTATTCAACACATTGACGATCCCGATGGTGAGATTGCTCTGTGTATTCTCTCTGCTGTGAATGTTGGTAAACTGAAGCATCTAGATGATCTGGAAGAACTCTGTGATCTGTCTGTTCGCGGTCTGGAAGAACTGATTGATTATCAAAACTATCCAGTTAAGGCAGCAGAGCGCAGCACTAAGTTCCGTCGTTCTCTTGGCGTTGGTTATATTGGTCTAGCTCACTACCTGGCAAAGTGTGGTTACAAGTATGATGATGACAATGCTCTCACTGAAGTTCACAAACTGACTGAGGCATTCCAGTATTATCTACTCAAGGCTTCTAATCAAATCGCAATTGAGAAAGGAGCATGTGAAGGATTCTCTAGAACTAAGTATGCTGATGGCATTCTTCCGATTGATACATACAAGAGAGATGTTGATGAATTGGTAGCACCGGAGTATTCATATGATTGGGAAAGTCTTAGAACATCCATCTTGGCTCACGGTATCAGGCACTCAACATTGTCCGCACAAATGCCATCGGAAAGCAGTTCCGTTGTGTCAAACGCAACAAATGGAATTGAACCACCTCGCGGTTACTTGTCCGTTAAGAAATCAAAGAAGGGTCCACTCAAGCAGATTGTCCCTCAGTATCAAACTCTTAAGAATAACTATACGCTCCTTTGGGATATGCCTAGCAATTCTGGGTATATTAATATTGTCGCTGTTATCCAAAAATTCTTTGATCAAGCGATTTCTGGAAACTGGTCCTATAATCCGGAGCATTATCCGGATAATGAAGTTCCTACTTCAGTGATGGCAAATGATTTCCTAACAACTTATAAGTATGGTTGGAAAACATCTTACTACCAGAATACAAATGATCTCCAAAAGGAAAAGGATGATCACGATAAGGAACAACTAACAAGCATAGAAGATATGTTAAACGAAATTCTAAATTCACAGGAGGAAGATTGTGACAGCTGTAAAATTTAAACTCAACGAAGACATTAAAGGTATGACAGTTCTTAATACCAACTCTGTGGATACCACCAAGCAACCTATGTTCTTTGGTGCTCCACAGGGTCTTCAGAGATACGATAATTTTAGGTATGCTGACTTTGATAAGTTAACAGACAAGCAGTTGTCACTCTTCTGGCGTCCTCAAGAGGTATCGCTTAACAAGGATCGTGCTGACTATCAGCAACTAACTGATACTGAGAGGCACATCTTTACTTCTAATCTGAAGTATCAGATCATGCTTGATTCTCTTCAGGGTAGAGCACCTGGCATGGCATTTATTCCTTACTGCTCTATTCCAGAACTAGAATCTGCCATGAATATCTGGCAGACTATGGAAATGATTCATAGTCGCTCCTACACATACATCATCAAGAATGTATATTCAGATCCTTCTGATGTCTTTGATCACATCCTGACTGATGAGAAGATCCTAGAACGTGCCCAGAGCGTCACTGGAGCATACGATGACTTTGTTCAGGCAGCTCAGCAGTGGGGCGCAGGTAATCAATGGCAACACGCCTTAGAGGGTGTCCCAGCAGCAACTAGTGAGTTGTATGAGGTCAAGCGCAAACTCTATCGCGCTATGGTAAACGTTTATATTCTAGAGGCAATTCGTTTTTATGTTTCATTTGCTTGCTCTTTTGCTTTTGCTGAACGTCAGAAGATGGAAGGTAATGCGAAGATCATCAAACTTATTGCCCGAGATGAAGCACAGCACATGACCATCACACAAAAGGTTATCAACAAATGGTTAGCTGGTGATGATCCTGATATGGTTAAGATTGCGGATGAAGAAGAAGAGAATGTTATTCAGATGTTCAAAGATTGTGTTGCTGAGGAGGAAGCATGGGCGGATTACCTGTTCAAAGATGGATCTATGATTGGTCTTAATTCTAAACTGCTCCAGCAATATGTTCAATGGACTGCTAATCGTCGCATGAAAGCAATTGGTTTGAAACCCATCTATGATATTTCTGCTAAGAACAATCCACTTCCATGGACAGAACATTGGTTTAATTCAGGACAAGTTCAAGTTGCCCCACAAGAAACAGAGGTAGAAAGTTATGTTATCGGTGGTATTAAGCAGGATATCAAGAAAGATACATTTGCTGGTTTCAAATTGTGAAAAAGAAAAAACTAGAAAAGATACTGAAAAGACTGAAGGAACAGCAGCAAAACATAGAGAATCTAAATTATCAACAAAGGTGGATGCTGAAGATTCTAATGGAAAAATTCCAGATCCCTGGTTCAATTGACTAGATAAATACCTCCATGACGAAGGTATTTTATTATGCGCCCACAATCGGCAAAGGCAAAGGGACGTAGACTTCAACAATGGGTGAGAGATAAACTCATTGAGATGCTTGATGTTCATCCAGAAGATATTGAATCACGTAGCATGGGTGCTGGTGGAGAAGATCTCATTATGGCTCGTGCTGCTAGGTCAAAGTTTCCTCACAGCATTGAATGTAAAAATGTGGAGAAACTAAATATCTGGGAAGCATATGAACAGGCATCCGCTAATTGTGGTGACTATGAACCTATTGTTATTATGAAAAAGAATGGTAAGAAACCACTAGTTGTAGTAGACGCAGAGTATTACATTCAATTATTTGGAGACAAAAATGAAAATTGATTTACATAACTTTTTTAAGCATTACGATGAAAAGAATCCAAAGCATATTGCTGGAGTAGAATTACTTGAGAAGGTGCTTGAAGCAAAGGCACCAGAAGAAATGGAAGATACTGCTGAGTGGGTTAAAACATTCAGAGAAAAAGCAGTAGCTCCAGCAGTGCCATCAGTATTAGATGTGCCATTCTTTCCACAGACAGATAACTACAGAGATGCCCAGAGAACCTGTAATTCATCTGCCTGTGCTATGGCACTAGAGTATTTCAAACCAGGATCATTGCCTGGTCCCAAGGGAGATGATGCCTATGTTAGAAAGGTATTCGCTATTGGCGACTCAACTGATCACTCAGTTCAAACCAAAGTTCTTAAAGACTTTGGAATTGATTCACGCTTTGAGTATAATCTTAATTTTGCCGAACTTGATCGTCAGCTTGCTGCTGGGAGACCTGTTGTTATCGGGTTCTATCATCGTGGTCCTTTATCTGCTCCTACTGGTGGGCACATGGCTGTAGTTATTGGTAAGAAAGGTGAAGACTATGTTGTGAATGATCCATATGGTTCTCTCAACGATGGTTATACTGGACCCGTAACCAATGGCAAGGGTGCTGTGTATAAGAGATCTGAACTGGCGAAGCGATGGTGTCCCAAAGGTAGTGATGGTTGGGGTAGAATCTTTGAAGCAAAAAAGTAGACATGCCAACCATAAATTCCAATCGGGCAAACAATCCTGATGAAGTTCCTTTGGTTGGTGTTGCTTTAATTAAGGAATTTGAGGGATGTGAATTAGATGCCTACTACGATCCATACACTGGAGGACTTCCTATCACCATAGGATGGGGAAGCACACGAAACTTTGATGGGAAACCATTTAAAATTACTGATAAGATCACACAAAAAGAAGCAGATGATCTTTTAATTAATCAAATCAAAACTCAGTTCATTCCTAAGTTGAAAAAGATTCCTTACTGGGATCAGATGAGCGATAAGAAACGAGGAGCACTATTATCTTTTGCTTATAATCTTGGCGCTAACTTCTATGGAAGTCCTGACTTCAAAACAATCACTCAGGCATTACAATCTGGAAGATGGAATGATGTTCCAGGAGCATTAGCGTTGTATCGTAATCCTGGCACTAAGGTAGAAGCAGGACTGATGAGAAGAAGAAAAGCAGAAGGTGCTTTATGGTCAACATAAAATAAATAGTTCTATATAGGCAAAATTATGGAAGATCAGTTAGGATTACAAGGCGAAGAAACACTCAAGACGAGTCAGCAATCTCAGGATCAAATACCACATGATCCTACTGCTGCTGCTCGTTTCCCTGGTGGATATACACCAGTTGGTGATGTAAGTATCACTACACCAGTAGAAGATGCTCCATCAATTAATGTAGGTGAAGTTGAAGTTACGGCAGGAATTGATTTTTCCAATCCAGCATTAGAATCCTTTGGATCTTCTGGAGATACTATTATCCCAACTAGTATCACTCCAGCAGAAGCATTTAAAGCTTATGGAATAGACATTACACCCGTTGGAAAAAATGACATCTCTTTTAATCTTGATACTATATCTTTTGGGAGTGGGAATAATGTTGACGACAGCATTGTTGTTGGCGATCTACCAGAACAAGAACAAGTTGTAGACCCCCCTGCCCCACCAGTTGATCCTCCTGTGAACCCCCCTGTTCCGCCAGTTGATCCGCCTATAGACCCTCCTGTTGAACCACCCGTTGATCCGCCTGTGGACCCCCCTGTAGATCCTCCTGTGGACCCACCAGTTGACCCAGAGGATCCTGAAGATCCTGAGGAGCCTGATCCTGAAGATCCAGAAGACCCAGACCCAGAGGATCCTGAGGAGCCTGATCCTGAAGATCCAGGCAAAGGTAATCCTGGTAATGATAAAGAAGTCGGTAACTCGCCATGGGATGGAGAGACAGGAGCATCCGATAATCCAGGTAAAGGTAATCACCAAGATGGACAAGACCCCGAACCAAACCAACCTCCAGGCGATTCAAAGAATGATGGAGGACAAAATAATGATTCGGAAAATTCTCCTGGCAATGGAGGAGGTGGAGGAAAACCTGATAACCATCAAGACAACGGATGGGGAAATGGAGATGATGATGCTCCAGGTAATTCAGGGCCTCACAATAATGCTGAAAATGATGCTTCTCCTAGTGAGCATTACGATGATTTCATTGGAAGATTCATAGAGCAAAATCCAGGAGATCATTGGCACGAAGAGATTCCACCATTTGATGATAATCTATACTATGATGATCCTCAGATTTCACCACCAGTGATTGACTTTGAGATTCCAAATTACACAGATGATTTTGGTGCTGCCGACTTTTACGAATAAGGTTTAGCAATACCTTCATTCAACATCCTTTCATTTAATGTGACGGGATCACCAACAAGATAAAGAGTGCCAAGTATTCTTCCATACTTGTCCTCTTTTGTTGTTTCAATAATCCACTCTCCCTCACGGGAGAGTTCTTTTTCTAGCCATGCTTTTGCTGCTAGACCTTCTGCTTTTTCTGTTAGGTCTGTTGTTCTAGTTTCAGCAGCATCAATATCTTTTAATCTTACTCTTTGAGAGAGTGTGATACTAAAACCCAGATCAATATCAACATCAATAGTGTCACCATCAATGACCCTGTTGATCTTCTTGATCTTGTATTGATACATCTTTAGTCTCCAAATATGCTAATCTTAATATGTAGTAAATGATATAGGCAGTAAATATTAATCCCATGCCTAAGATAATTACTACTCCCCATGGAAAATCTTGAATCATGATCTACCCTCTTGTTTGTGTATCCAAGTCTTCAGTTCGTGAAGATAATTTCTAAGCATATCTGCTTTTTCTAGATGCCATTCATCACCACTCTTAAAATACTCTTGAGTGTGGTTGTCTATTGCCTTTAGTGTGTTGTGAATAGGAGCATTCCAAGGCTCTCTAATCGGAGTGTTCCATTCTCTTGGCATACATTTTATGATTAAAATGTTTTATGATTGTGATAAGTTTTGCTCAAGATATAATTTTAATTTGTCAACTAAATTTTGATACTCTGCCCAGACAAACTCAGATCCAGTCTCGTTTTGATAGTGCTTACAGGCAGTAATTAGTCTGTGAATGTCATTCTCTCGTAGCTGATACATGGTGTGTGCCAGTTTTCAATCTGGACTATTTAGCTTGACAAATGACTAAATATGCCATACTATGTAAGGGTCTGTAACACACCAGACCTCTTTATCATTAGACTTTGAGTGTGACATTTAGAGCCCAGGAAGGTGCCCCCCGAGAGGGGCGGTATACCCCCCTTCTATTGGGATGTAGAGTTCAATACAAATTAATGCTTCTTAAAACACTTTCAATTCTTGCCGTTGCTGTTACGGGACTAGCACCCCTTCAAGCAAAGGCAGCGAGCGGATGTTCCCTCGCTTCACATTATGGAATCGGTGATGGATATCATGGCAGGACTACTGCTAATGGTGAACGCTTCAACGCTTATGGAAAATCAGTAGCACATAAATGGCTACCATTTGGAACGAAACTACGGGTTACGAATCAATCTAATGGTAAGTCGGTAATTGTGTATGTGAATGACAGAGGACCGTTCGTTGCTGGTCGCTCCCTTGACTTGTCTTATGGTGCGTTCTCTTCTATTGCTCATCCAGGGCAAGGAGTCGCCAGTGTTTGCTATAGTAGGGTCTAATTATATAATAAATAGTGGGGAGACTGATCACCTCCCCTTTCTATGACAAAATTTAATCAACTAGATGATAATGAATTACCTGGGGAGCGAGATGTAGTTGATGTCCTTGCTAAGTCAGGATATTTAAAAGCAGAGAACGATAAGATAAAAGTTTCTTTAGACTCTGCTGACACCTTAAACATTCAACCCAAAGGAACTATCTTTGGAGCAAAAGTTAAAGTAGAGAGAGACGGATCTGTGACTCCAACTCTAACTTTTGATACTAAAAAACTTAGAGACAAAGGAAGATACACATCTCCCAAAGATGCTTTAGATCAAGCACTTGAAGATTTTCTGACTAATATGGATGAGGACAATGTTTAAACTTTTTGAATTCAAAGAAGGAAAGTTTAAAGTATTGCCAACTTTAAATCCAAAGCACATAAAAGGATTCATTATTATTTCAATTATTGCTTTAATCATTGCTGGATTTTCTGATCATTTTAAAATAGATGAGAAGCAACTCTGGAAAATATACACAGCACTCATTGAAAAACTAGGACTTAAGAATGACATTCCAGATCCAGTAGATCATCAAAAACAATTGGATGCTAAGGTAGAACTAGAAGTTGATGAAGCAATTCGTAGATACGAACGCTTGACAGGAGACGATGGATCTGTTAGGATTCCATCACCACGATACTCAGAGGCACCAGTGGACAAGTCTGTGTGCTATACTAAGGAGTGTCAGGCACTGGGAGGAGAGATCCGACTCTGTGCCCCATGGGTTCCAGATTGCCCCTTGACAAACCAGGAGTGATCTGTTACTATTATTTCATGAGCAGCGGGGGTCCAAACCTCGCGTCAGTCTCGCCCCTCCCATGCCTCTCATTGAAGCACAAACAGGGAGGTCTCTAGGGTAGGTGTCCGAGTGGTTAATGGAGGTGGACTGTAAATCCACTGGCTCTGCCTACGGGGGTTCAAATCCCTCCCTGCCCATTGACAATCCGACCAGTCTATGGTAAGATTGTCTCATGTCTCGGTAGCTCAGTTGGATAGAGCATCTGCCTTCTAAGCAGTTGGTCACAGGTTCAAGTCCTGTCCGAGACGCTTGGAGAAACTGACGGGTTTCTCCTGGGTGTGACAGAATAACCTATGTGGTCAAGCACTGGGTAATGTAGATTAGGACAGGGGTGATACCCGCCATACGACTAGGAGACTAGAGGTATGAGAATCCACTATCAAGGAGTCCGAAAGTATTGGGAAAACACTTACTATCAGTGAGACCTTCCCGATTGTGAGTATGATAGAATCTCACCACCCTCTAGGGCGATTAACTCAGCGGTAGAGTGCCTCCTTTACACGGAGATGGTCACTGGTTCAAATCCAGTATCGCCCATAGTCCAATATATAATATGGATAAAGAACGCTATTTAAAAATTCGTAAAGAACTTGACGACATAAAAGGAATGCTTGAAAATGTTAACTATCAGATGCAAGAGCTGCGGGAAAGTATTAGAGGAGCACCCATCCCAGTTACGCAGTTGCCAATGTCCGAACCTTACATCCATCCGTGGTGGCAACATCAGTGGACTGGACCTGTCCCTAGTAGAAATAATCTCGGGGGCAAAACCTCGTCACCAAAATTCAGTTCTAACAAGACAGGATTTGGAGTTTCAGGAGCAGAGACGCAAGCGTAAGGTGCGTCGTCTTGACTTTGAAGAAAGATAAAGATATAATAAAATTCCTTTAGAATGTCTTGATTTTCACACGCTTCTGTCATAAAATACTGACAGAAGCAAGCAAATTATGATCAACCTCCACCAGCGTTTCAATCACTATCTTCATACAGATCGTAAACTTGATCTACAAGATATTAATGAACCTGTTATTTCTTATGGGTGGACTGATAATGGTAAGGATCTCACTGGATATTACCTCTTGACAAAACACCATAAGTTGTTCTATAATCTCAAAGAACAATTCCTATATAAAGAGTCTATCGGGATGTAGCTCAGTTTGGTAGAGCACTCGCTTTGGGAGCGAGAAGTCGTAGGTTCAAATCCTATCATCCCGACTCAACTAATTGTTGTTATTTTTTAATTATATGTCGTCATTTAATATTACAATTCAAAGTAACCCCATGAAAATATTTCTTGATACAGGTGATGTTGATGCAATCTATAAAAGATATACTACCGGATTAATTGATGGAGTCACGACAAATCCAACTCTTATTTTAAAATCTGGCAGGACACAACAAGAAGTCATTCAAGAAATTGTCGATAGTTTTCCTGATTTTGAATCTATCTCTGCAGAAGTTGTTGCAGATGACTATGCTAGTATGATACGACAAGGGGTAGATTACTTTACTATCGCTCCAAATGTCACAATCAAACTTCCATGCACACCAGAAGGACTAAAGGCATGTGCTTATTTTGCAGACATGGAAAATACAGATGGTAAAAAGATAACTACTAATGTAACTCTTATCTTCTCTGTAGCACAAGCAATTCTAGCAGCAAAAGCAGGAGCAACTTATGTTTCTCCTTTTGTTGGTAGAGTCTATGATAATTCTTTTGATGGTGTTCAACTGATACAAAATATTTCTGATACATATAAATTACACGGCATCAATACCAAGGTTCTTGCTGCTTCTTTACGAGATGTGCATAGTGTTTCGCGTTGTTTTATGAGTGGTGCCGATGTTGTTACTATGCCCCCAGAGATTTTTGACAAAATGTATTGTCATGTTCTCACGGATAAGGGACTTGAAACTTTCAACAAAGATTACGAAGCACAAAACAAATGAGTCTAACAATCTATTCAAAACCAGGATGTTCGCATTGCCAGAAATTTATTTTCATCGCACAACATCAAGGTCTAGATTATGTTGTCTATGAATTGGGAGAGCACTTTACAAAAGAAGAGTTTTATTCTGAGTTTGGTAAAGGAGCAACATTTCCACAGATCGTATTAGGGGACATTCCACTAGGCGGTTGCAAAGAATCAATTAAATATCTAAAAGAAAAAGAACTTTGTTGTATGATTTGATATGTATAGCACACCAGTTAAGGGAACAAACAAAAACAAAACCACCCTCAACTGGTGGGAATATTGGATCGGTCATTGTTGGATGACTGGTTGGCAATCTATTCGTGGAGCATTTAGAATCTGGGCTGATCTTATGGGATCAAACTATAAAGACTATGCTCTACTCAAAAATGACGATCCAGAACAAGAATGTCTTGAATGGTTTTGGGTATCTCTTGGCGAAGATGATACTTATCCAAAGTATTTTCTTGAAGAGTTGCTTGAAATGGTAGATCGTATTGATCGTGGTGAAGAAAAACTCATTCCTATGGATGAAGACTTTATAAAAAGATTAACAGATCTTGTAGATGATGTGGAGTTAGATGATGACTGATATTCATTTGTTTGTTCAAGAAGGTTGCCGTCCATGCATGTATGCTGAGACACAACTAAAGAAAGTTGAAGGTTGGGAAAATGTTATCACCATCACCAATGCTAAAGTTGGAAATCAATGGACGCAATTTGCCAATGATTGTGGTGTAGTTGCCACACCAACTTTAGTTGCTTTAATTGATGGTGTCATTGTTGCCAAGGTTGAAGGATCTAATAACATGACATCTGATTTTTGGAGGGCTACGGTAGAGAAACATGGGAATGTTTGATTATTTTCGCTCATCATATGATTTGGGTGAGCAATTTACAAATGTAGTGTGTCAAACCAAAGACATTGAAGATGGTATTGGTGGCACAATGACTGACTATTGGTTAGATCCAAATGGAGTTCTATGGTATCCTGATTATCGGGGAACAAATACATTTGAGATTATTGAAGAGGACGATCCAAGATATGATCCCAAGATGAAGTTTTTAAACTTTGAATGGGTTCCTACCGGACAACATGGTAGATATGTTCCCTGTTTAATTACAAAATATGTTGAAGTACATGTGGCAAATTGGAAAGGATCATGGGAAACATGGCCACGATTAAAATTACATTTCAAACGAGGAATACTACAGGACTACGAGGATATCACACATGAACGAAGTAATTGAAGTTACACAAGAAGAGTTTGAAGAAAACTTTGAAGAGTATATGGATAAGATAGAGAAGGACAAGCAGTACTTTATGATCAGAATGCCTGATGGTAGAGCAGTTGCTGCCGTTCCAGCTCTTGACATTGCCGACAAGGAGTGGTATGATATGATGACAGACCACGATGATGCTCCATGAAAATCTTACTTGAAAGATTCCCCTATCGTTATGTTGAATGTGGTACACTAGATAATGGTCATCCAGACTTTAGAATTCAGAAGATGAATTCTTACACGAATAGATATAAAGACATGTATCTATGTGATAATTCTCTTCAAATGTCAACTGCAATTGAAGATTTTGAATACACCAAATGGTTAGATCCTGATGGTGTTCCTGCTTACAGGAAATATACTTAAGTCTTCGGACTTTTCTGCGGGTGTGGTGTAGCGGTAACATGCGAGCCTTCCAAGCTCTTGTCACGGGTTCGATCCCCGTCACCCGCTTATAATGACTTTATAAATAACTAGAAGGAATAGTATATTGCGGGAAGAATATGTCCCTTATTAAAGTCAATAGTTTAGCTTCGCTAGATGGTGCAGTAACAAGAGAAGTTACTGCTAATACTGGACTAACAATTCCAGCTGGCGAAGATCTGAAGGTATCTGGATCTATCATTGATAGTACTGGAAGTGATGGTAACACAGGTCAGTATCTTACTGCCATTAATGGTGGTTCACAGGTATCCTGGACTTCTCTTCCGCAAGCAATTTCTCCAACATCTGATGTAACATTTAAAAATGTTCTTATCACTGGAAATTTAGAAGTTCAGGGTGCAACTGAGTTTAATCTTTCTCAGTTTACTACGTTTGATCTTGCTGAAGGAACTAATTTATATTTTACTAATGAGAGAGTTGATGATAGAGTAGCGGCTTTAATTCAAGGTGGCACTGGTATTACTGTTAACTATAATGATTCTGGAAATATACTTTCTATTTCTGCTGATTCTGCCATTGAATTCAATGATCTAAGCGTAAACAATACTGCTAATCAAACTGGAGATCCTGAGACAACTGGATACGGTTCCTTCTCTTACAATAATTCTGGAGTCTTTACATACGTTGGTCCAAAGAGATCTGATTTTCGTGCAGCATTAAGTCCAAGTAATAATGGTGGATTTGGTTCGCTTACTTATAGTGCATCGACAGGAATATTTCAATATACTGGTATAACACAGACAGAAATTAGACAATCAGTATCTGTTTCTAATGTGTCTGGATATGGATCACTAAGTTATAGTGCAACTGGAACTAATGCTGGTCAAATTAGATTTACTGGTGTATCAGATTCACAGATTAGACAGAGATTTAGCACAGTTGGAGGTAATCCAAATAACACTGGTTTAACAGAAACTGATAATGCTTATTCTTGGGGTAGTATCAATTTAGATACTGGAACAGGACAACTATCATACGCAGGTATCACAACACAAGATATTCGCAGTTTGTTTACTGCCACTGGTAGTTTAAGTTATAATTCTTCTAGCGGAACTTTTGATTATGTTGCTGCTGCTGTTCCAGGATCTGAAATTTATCAGGGTATTAATACATCTCCAAACTTTACTACTGGAGATGTAACTGATAGTATTCAAAATTTACATGTAAATAATGCTGCATATCAATTAGTAAATATTCAATCAATTGTAGTTTCATCTACCGTTAATCCCGATGGAACTAGAAATGCTACTGTAAATGCAACAGGGCATGAATATCTTGCTGGTGATAGGGTTAAAATTTTCAACACTAGTAATCCGCATCTAGATGGAATTTACATAGTTCAAAGTATAAACACGGCAACATCATTTGTAATTAAATCATCCAATGTTCCTAATGCAACATATCAAGGAAAGAGTGTTGCGGTAAACAGTTTAGTTCCTGGATCTGGTTATACAAATGGAACTGCTGTATCAACAACATCACCAAATGGATCTGGATTAACCGTTAATATTACAACAAATTCTGGTCAAGTTAGTAGTGTAACAATTAATAATCAGGGTAATGGAAATTATAAGAATGGTGATGTTGTAACAATTGTTCAGGGAGCAAATACTAACGCATCTTTTGTTGTAAATGTATCAGAATCTAAGAGACAATCCACATTTACAGGAGACCTAGTAATTGAAGGATCTCTTAATGTTAATGGTTCTAAAATTGGATTGTCTGATCTATTTGTTGGAACTAATTTAATTAGATTGAATTCCGATTTACCAGATAGCGAAATTCCATCTGGTCTTGGTGATGATGATGCTGTAATTCAAGTAAACCGAGGATCACTTTTAGATACAGCATTAAGATGGAGTGAGTCAGATGGTAGATGGCAGTTTACAAATGATGGTGTAAACTATAATAATATGCTATTGCCTTCGGAAACCGACTTTGGTGCTCCGGAAGAATTTGGAGCAAGTGGTGATCCAAATAGATATAATGTCAGCGCAATTACAAGCGTAAATATCAGTGGATTGTCTAGAGTTGTTGTTACAGTTCCAGACGCCAGTAAATTTAAACCAAATCATAACGTTAAAATTTATGGTGTAAGCAGCACACAAAATCTCTCGACTAAATTTGGAACTGTTCCTGCTCCACAATCAACCGTTGCATCTAATCCTCTACCAACCGGCAATCGTTGGTGCTATGTGTATGTTACAGCTGTATTTGATACTGAGACTGGAGATGTCTCTGGATGTGCCGTTCCATCAACTAATCAAATTGTATTTAACAATAGTCCAGATAATTTAAACGAAGAAAATTACAACACGATCGCACTACAGAGACAAAATTCTCGCCAATCTGTTTTGGTATATAGATTTGCAGCTGCTGACCCAGGATCTGATCTTCAACCAGCACTTAATGCAAGAACAGATCTTATTGGCGGATTGAATAGAGATAATTTTAAATTGATTGCGGTTGTTGGTGCAAAGTATTTTTCTGGTGGAAACAACGTCCAGTATCAGGATTACGGTAGTTATGACGTAACAACAAATAGTTTAAGAGGTGATGATGGTTCATTTGGAAGTAACCCATCAAATCCTAGAGAAGACGAAATCCATATTCCACATTCACCAAACTATCCAGGGCAGCATAGACATGGATTTGTTTCTTCGGATATTTTAAATATAAATCTGGCAACAAATCAAGTAACTTTAAGAGGTGCTATATGGTCGGAAGAACCACTTTCTGATCCGGATGAAAATGTTGTAACTCTTTATAATAACATCGGAACAGAAAGTGTTTACATGTATCATGATGATACTAAACCATTACAAAATGCAATCAATTCTGCTAAGTTTAATGGAAGAGATTTCCTAGTTATTCCTGGAGGAACATATTTAATTAGACAATTAGTAATCCCAGATAGATTTACTCTAAGAGGGTTAGCAGATGCTACTATATTACATAGACAATATTGGAATACTGAGGGAATTACCGATACTAGTTCATCAGCTGATGGACAGCGTGGTAATATGCTTAAATCTATTAATTTTGATGGTTCTGACGTTGGCACAGAAGGTGCTCTAGATTGCTCTCTTGGAGACATTGTATTTGATGGATCTGCTAAATTCCAAGTTCTTGGTCCATTGTCAAACTTTGATACTGGAACAGAAACGCAAACTAATGATGCAGTAATTAATGCAATTAATAGTAAGTTCTTTAGGATGACTAATGTTAAAATTAGACAATCTGCTGGTCCTGCTTTAGTTGCAGGAGGATCCGAAAACTTATCAATTGATAGTTGTGTATTCTACAATGGTGCTGATGTTGAAAGATTTGCAACTCCTTGTATTGTTGCTGATGAAGGAGATACAACTATCATATCTAGCTGTGTATTCCGAGATTTCCCTGGACCAGTAATTCTCAACTCGACAAATGTACTCGCTGTTAATGGATGCACAATCAGAAATTGTGGAACCGGATTAAGAATTTATGGAGCAAGTAAAACTGACGTATTAAACAACTTGATTCTTGGTCCTGCCGACGAATGGATTCCTGTTCCTGATAGTTATGATAGCGATTTTAATGGCGTCAATTTAATTGTTCAACAAGGTGCTTCTGATAATTTCACTCCAGTATTACAATATATTGAAAATGGTTCTGGAGTAGATCTTTCAAATGTAAATATCAGAGCACAAGTGTTACCAGTTTCTGTTTCTGGAGGTGTAGAAACTATTAACTTCCTGAGTCCTATATTATTGAATGGAGTTGATGTAATTCAGTATCAACCTTCTGGAATTATTAATGGTCAATTGGCAACTACTGACCCTACTATTGGTCAAGTTTTATTTAATATCGGTCAGGCGGGAGCAAATGCAATTATTGCTTCTAATCCTCCCGGTCCAAATCAGTATAATGTATACCGAGCATTTGGTATCAGATATGTTGATGTTGGATCTGATGTCAATTTTACAATTATTTCTGGAGAAGTTCAGTCGGGTAATTATAAATTAACTGTATCTAAAGTTTTATATGATGCAGTATCACAAGGATCTTATATTAAAATATCCAGTTCACACACCTACAATCCAAATGTTACAGCAACTGGAACTCTAATATGGGAAGTCATTACTAAGGCGGTCACTACAGGACCAACTTATGTGCTAACTCTTTCGGCAAGATCCGAAGATTCATTGGGTGTTATTGGAGCTGCCACTGGCACTTTAACCACTGTCGGAACTAATGCAGTCAATGGATATGCCTCTATTAGAAACACATTTACTATCGCAAAAGGTATAGTTGGTATTAGTTTCTAATTATAAATAACAGAAGAGAACTAGTAATCACCATCGAGGAATAACCATGGCTACAGGTGTAAATAATAATGCCGCTGTTGTTGTAGTTGGAAGAACTGCTCCAGTTCCTCCTGGTCAACAGACATCAGCAAATTCTGTGCCAGTTGTTGTTGCAAGCGATCAAACTGCCATTCCGGTTGAAGAACAAAATAAGCAACAGTCTGAGGTTGCTCTGTCACTCTTAGGTATTCCTAGATCTGAAGTTGCTTTAGGTATATTCGCAGATGTTAATACATATGATGTTAACCCAACAGAATGGTCTCAGTTCCCAGAGCAATTTACTTCTGCAGAAATTTTTCAAAGTGATGGAGTCACTCTCAGACCAAAGTATGCGGGATTAATTGGAGATGCTGATTGGGGTTTAACTCACATTGCAGAAGAAGCTGGTGCTATGATTGAGGCACCATCAGATGAATACACTATTCTAACTTCAAAGCGTTTCTTTAGGTATCAACCAGGCCGTGTTTCTGCAGCTACCTTTGGTGTTAAACTAACTAGAGCACCATATACTGTTACTGATAATGCTACTACTGGAGTTGCAATTAAGAATCCAGCAATTAAAAAGTATGGCATCTTTGATAAATTTGATGGGTATTACTTTGAATCAAGAAACGATGGTCGTGGCGATAATTTTACTGTTGTAAGAAGAACACAATCAATTATTCGTGACAATCCTCTTCCATTTGGATCTGTTTCTGGGGCACAAGATCAAGATTATGCTTGGACTGGTATTCCTCAAATCCAAACTTCCAGTCCAACATATCCAGTTGCGTATAGATTACTTGAGGCTAACAAACCATATTTACAAGAACTTGCTGCTACAAGTATAACTTTAGCAGGAGATGCTCCAAAATGTAGAAAGGACTCTGGACTTATTATTGAAGGTATTCTACATGATTTGAAGTATGGTGGAAATGCTTCTACTGTTTATAATACATTAAGATTTTTTAATACAAATGTTCCTGGAACTGTTTCATTATATGTCCAAAGTGGAATTGGATCTAAAACAGCAAATGATGAGATAGCAAGATATGATGTTATCCTTGATGCCATTAAGGATATTTTTGCTGGAAATGCTCCAAATACAACAAGAACAACTACGCCACTTACAATCAGTCGTGGTGGTGATATAGGAAGTGTCACTTATGTTTCTAGAACTACATTAGGTATACCTTCGACTGGTATTGGTGTTATAGAATCGGGAGCATCTTCCGCAGTAGACAATCTTTTAAACAATATTTTACTGAGAGCTCTCGGTAAATTTGATACAGATTTTAACTATTCTTCTATCCCAACAAGTCCAACTGGATCTTCGGCTGGAGAGTTAACTCTTCTTAGAGATGGATTAGTGATGGTTCATGCAGCAGCATTTGATCCTTCTTTATTAAAAGCAAGAGTTAACTATGAAATTGTCAATCTTATTGATGGCAATACATCCAAATATTTAAAAGTAAAAGTTCCTGCAGGAGCAGAGTTATTACAAATTGGTCAGGGATTTACTTTTGAAACAAATGGAGTTAATGTAGATTTGAGAGATACTGGATCCTCTGCTCTTGTTAAAGATGGCAGTATTTGGTATGTTTCTGAATTCACAACTGGACAACTTGACATAAAGCAAAGAGTTGAGACAGTAAGTGGATCACAAAACATTTATCAGTATATAAGATTTTCTAGATATCCAGGAAATGAAGAGATTTATGGATCAGGAAACACAACAAATCCATGGGCAAGTGATTCCACGAAAGCATATGGAGATATTGAAGTTTTTGATCTTGATGCAGTTAGACAGAATGGTTCTGATGTTTCTTTAGGAACTGCGATTGGTTCTGAATCTGGAGAGAATTCTACGATAGTAAATCTTGGATTATCATTAAGAACTCCAACCGTATTTGTTCTTCCATCTGATGAAAGAACCTATGCTGGTCGTCAATATAGTGATGAAACTAGACCAGGACAGGAAGGATTCCCAGAACAATATGTGGATGGTGCTTTCCCATACGTTTATCCTCCTGCTCAGTCAGCAGCAACAAATTCTGTTGGATACATAGATTCTGTTTTCAATAATACTGACGATATTAAAGGACAAATTAATTATGTAAATAAGAGACTTTACAAGAACTGGGTTTGGTTCAATGTGGATCCTAAGTATTATAAAGTTTATGAGTATAGAGTTCCTCGCTCCAGAATGAGTCAGGAAAAATTAAACGGAACAACAACTAAAGTCGTTTACAGTGATAATGTTCTATCAAATAAAGCTGGATCTGATGTATTAGATCCAACAACAAATGAACAAATAACTTATAATAGTATTTGGGAATTAGATCCAACAAAAGTAACCATGTATAAGATTGAATTCTCCTGGTATGGTGCTGTTGGTGCAACATTCTTAGCCTATGTTCCAGTAGAAAATAATGAAGCAAGATGGGTGAGAGTTCATCACCTTAGAGCATCTAACCAGTTGAAGGTTGCTTCACTTGGTAACGCTACTCTTCCAATCACATATATGTGTTACGGAGGCGGCAATGAGAATGCTTATGGATATTTAAATGCAGATCGTAGACTTAATAGTGAGTCTGGGTATGGATCTACATCAGAGCAGTTAACCAAGTATGGTGCTTCATACTATATTGATGGTGGAGATAGAGGAACTGTAAGACTATTCTCATATGCTTCGGAAACTCTTAAGGAGATTGGCGGATCTAGATACGTATTCGATGAGATTAATCATAGTGGTGCAGGGGCAATGCATACATTTGCAGGGAATGGTCAGGATAATACTCCTGGATCTGGATATGTAAATGCTCCTTATTTACAATTTAACGGAAGTGCTACTGAATTTTTTGGAAATGGTTCTTCTGCCAACAGACCTCCAATTAGTGATTATTATATGAATGCAAAAGTCATCACCACAAATCCAACAGATCAAGATGTTAGAGTATCGTTTGTGGATCCAGTAAATAAAAAACTTTATTTGACTAGGACTATCAATGCAACTTCTGGCAGTATCAGTCTTGTTGTTAGAAGACCTCAACCACTAGTTGGAATTAAGTGCAGAACTGAAATTAATGGCGTGAGAAATAGAGTTCAAATTTATCCAACTCGTCTCGCTACTGGTGTTACATCTGATTCTGAGTCTTTAGCTGTTGAATTAATTAAAACTCCTGCGTTCCAGACATTTGATAATCCTGGAGTTGGAAGTAGTTTTGCAGTTAGTGCTAGTAATGGTATTAATATTGGAAAGAGAGGTAAAAGAATTCTTCTTCCTGATGCAAGCATTCAAGTTACTGGTGGAGATTATTTACAACCTGGACAAAGAGTATATGGATGGTTTAGATATACTGTTCTAGGAGATACTTCTGGTCAGGCATTCACTACACTAGGAATTTTGGATAGATCTTCAGATACTGGTAAGTATTATTTTTCTGCATATGAAGTAACAATTGATGAGATTATCATCAGAGGAAAATTCTTAATTGCGGGAAGATGGGGAGGACCATCTGGTGATAATGGAGCTCCAGTAAATCCTGATTTGAGTGGTGTGACTCAACCATTCCCAACCTCTACATTGGCAAGATTGTCTGCTATCGAAACAGATACTGAACAAAGAAGTCCAATTCCAGGAACTGGAACTACTATAACCACTATTTTCTCTCCAAATTCTGGAGAAGAATATCAACTTTCTCCATACTTCGATTACAATAAAGATTATCTTTCTTTCCCATTAACCGATGTTCAGGAGACATTATATATCTGTGCTTCTTCCAAGTCTACATACTTACAGGGAACTAATTACGCAGCTCGCGGGAACATACTCGCCAGCATTACTTGGGAGGAACAGTGATATATGTCTGGATTAGATATTAGAATAGGGCACGACAAGCAACCAGCTCCGGTTGTGCCCAGTAATCAACCACTTTATAATTTACAAACAGGACAAGTTTTAACAGACTCTGGCGGAACAATTCTTGTATCAGAACAAAATATAACTTTATCATCTGAAGCAGTATCTTCCAAAGCAACATCAATTGTTTTTACTGATGAGGGTAAAACTTTCAAACAAATTGATTATAGATTAACTGGAAAAAATTTCTTTATATTAAATGATAGCATACTTTCTATAGAAGTTATAAATCCTGGTGGGGGATTTGTTAATGGTGGGGATTTTGTTCTCTCTTCTGATGGCGATGGAAACGGAGTTGTTACTTATATTGTAGATTCTCTAACCGGATCTTTAAGTAGTATCATTCCGAAAACCGGATCAAGTGGAAGTAATTATGTAGCAGGAACACAATTCACAATTCCATCCCCATCCGGACAACCATTAAACAATGCTGTTGCTAGAATTACTGGAGTTGGAACGTTAGTTTCCGGAGAAGGAACTAAATTCACATCGGAATTGCAAATAAAAAATAAATTAGTTCTTCCTACTGGTGAACTAGTTGGGGTTGTTACTGGTAAAGGTGTTCCCGCAATAGTTTCTGCTGGTAATTCTTATAATCAAGGTGATATAGTAAAAGCCGCTACTGGTGATGGATTAGTAATTAGAGTTGATAGTGTTGGTAATGGTCAAATAGCTTCCTATACTATCATTCAAGGTGGTAAAGGATACGTTACTGGAACGGTAACTTTAAATACAGGAACTGCTTCTGGAAGCACCCCCGCACAAATTAATATTATTGCTAGCACAGTGCCAGCAAATGAACTTAGATCTGTTTCTTCTGTTCAAGATGATTCTACTGTATTTTTATCACTTGCCGTAACAAATCAAAAACCATTGGTTAGTGTAGGTGTTGGAAAATTCTCTGGCGTTGGTGCAATTTATCGTAGAGACACTAGACAAGTTGATCCAGTTTTACCTATAGAAGAACAGTTTCCTTTATTCAGTGAAGTTAGTTCTAGTATTCTTGGAATTCCTAAAGCAGAAACACAGTTAGGATTATTTTCTAATGTTTCTACTTATGGATTGGACAATGATGATTTTCTTTTTTATAGCACAGATCCATCTGAAAATAGTCCCTTTGAATGGGTTACTAGAAGAAACAGAGAATACGGAAAGCACTATAGAAGCACTTACATAGAAGGAAAAGAGGAATCTGCAATTATTATTGGATCATATCCACAGTCTTATTCCTATTCTTATCCTCCAGGTCCATCCTCAACAACATCAGTAACTAGTACAAGTCATAAGAAATTTTGTAACTTCATTAAGTTAGGAATGTTACTTTATGATTATTTTAAACCAACATCACCATCTCCAGCAAGAGGAGATGGCGCAGCGACTTCAGGATTAACTGATACTGGGTATGCATTAAACTTCTTTCCTTACGTTGCAAGTTTTGCTTCTACAGACTTGGAATATGTTTTAGGGGATGATCCTAGAATAACAAACAAACAATTCCCATACTATGATAATAATGAAGCTCTGATCAGTCCATTTTTAGCAGGGGAAAACATTTATTACATTGGTGATACTGTAGATGGAGTTCCAAAACCGGGAGTTGAACCGATAGGAACATTAAGAACATATAGTTTATTTGATGGAACTATACATTTTAATGAAGATGTTGGATTTTTATGGACGGAATGGAAAAATCGTCCGGGAACTACTAATGATACTTACTTCACTGTAATTGGCGAAACTAGTAAATCGACGGTTAATATTAATGGTGACATGCAGTTCAAGTCTCCAGGATTGATGTTTAGGAATTTAGTTTTCCCCTTGAATCAAGCATATAATACTTTTGGAGATTTATGTAATCAGTGCGATACGTTAGAAACATCTTGGAAAAAATTAAATAGATTACAATTAACTATTCCAGGTCAAGGATTACTGACTCCCAATGACGTAGAAAATTTACCTGATATTGTTAAGTATATTATAGGAATTGATTTTGGAATCGGATTAACAATATCCCCAATCAATGATTCTTTGCCTGGAGCAGGACCAGCATCTGTATCTAGAGCTTTTTTAATATCAAGAAAAGCATTTAGATATCAACCCGGTAGAATTAGTGGATATACTTTTGGTGTTCGTGCATCTGGAGATGCTACTACTAATGCCGTTAGATTGGAATGGGGAATCTCAAATGACACTGATGAACTGGTCTTCCAAGTGGAAGGTGCAAATATTAATATAGTGAGACGAAGTGTAGTTCCATTATCAGATTCTGTAATGGAAAGAAATATATTAAATCCTGGATCTCCAGACTTTAAAACATTTAGAGAGTCAACATATGCAGATATTCTCACTGATGAAAATACATCAGTAGCACAAAAAATTGATGCTATAGAACCATATTTTGATGGCGATCAAATCATAACAACACTTGATAGTAATAATGATGCTCAAGGTGGTGGAGATAGCACTTTCTCAGGACTTATAGACAAGCCGGTATTTGAAACTAAAATACCAAGAGATTTGTGGAATGGCGATCCACTTAATGGTAATGGTCCATCCGGATGGAATTTGAAGATAGAAGACGTTACCATGTATAAGATTGAATTCGGATGGTATGGTGCCATTGGAGTTAAATTTTATGTTTATGTTCCGGTCAATAATAATGAAGCTAGATGGGTTGCTGTTCATACTTTAGTAATTGAAAATTCCATCGGAAGACCTTCTATGGGTGATCCATACTTTAAGTTTAAGTATGCTGTTGTTAATGAGGGTCCGGCATCGGTTGACACTCCACAGTTTGTGTATAAGTATGGAACGTCTTGCTATATTGATGGCGGAGATGATGGAACAATTAAAGTTAATTCTGTTACTAGTGAACCAAAAATAGCACCAACTGAAACAACCGCAATTGATCCAAATACAGGATTACCAGATCCAAATGCTCCTTCTGTGACTAGAAGTACAACTGTAGTTGGGTTACTTCCAAAAACAGTTATCTATAATTCCTTAGGAAAAGTTATTAAAAACAAACAGTCCATTTATCCAAGAGAACTTTCTCTCACTGCCAATGGATTGACAGAGATTTCTTTGGTTAAGTGTGTTGCGTGTCCAGGTTTTGCACATACATATCAGACTAATGTATCATCTGGATATGTTGGAGACGAAAGATATTTTGAGTTGCTAAGAATTGGAACTGATGGAAATGGAGATGCAATATATGATTATGGAACTCCAGATTATATTAATCAACAGCAAACAGTTGCTGCTAGATTTGAAATTAGTAAATTAGGAAGACAAGTTTCTCTATCGTCTGGTAGTAATCTTGTAAATGTTCTTGGATTTGCGGATGTAAATGGTGAACCTGACAAATCACAACCATTTACATCAGGAAATCGCATGAGATTTTTGAGAATTGGAGATGTTATAGATCCCGACAGATTAATATGGACTCAATCATATCTTCTTTCTCAAGGAGTAGAGAATTGTTATATTACTGATATTAATTTATCGAATAACACATTTACTACTAACATTCCATCTCCCTCATCATCCACAGGAACACCATTAACTATTCAACCTCTACTTTTCTTTGAACTTGATTATAATGCTAAGGTGATTGCCGAAAAAGTTTGGTTAACTTACTTAGATATTCCTTTCCCTGGAACTACAGACTTTGCTGAAAATTCTGGTATAACTTACTCATCTCAGATTAAAATAGGCGATACTTATAAAAATGCCATCGGTGTTACACTTGTTTCTTTATGGACTGTCAATGAAAATCTGATAAGATCACTTGGGGGACAGGTATTTGAGGCAATCCAGTATAAAGTTCCAAGAGCACTACAGAAATTTGAGAGATTTGGTGACTCTGAGGTAAGGCAAACTACTTATAGATATCCATGCAGATTGAGTCAGTATAAGTCTATTGCTGCTTCTACTTTCCCAGTTTATGGTAAAGACAATAGTATTCTTGCTTTAATCCCTAGGAATGTAGGTTCTGTAGATAATGGATCCTTCAGTTCAAATCAACGAGCAGACTTTAGACTTGGAATTACCCCATTTAAACCAACACAAGCATCTCCAAATAGTCCAATTCAATGGGAGCGCCCAGCAACAGGAGAAGTTATAAGTCAGGAGAATTTTACTGAGCAATATAAATTATATGCAGAAAGATTCGCTGAGGCATTATTCAGAGATGCAGAAGGATTTGAAATTTCTGAATATGATTATGGTAGAGTTCCAGTGTTTACAGTAGATTATCGTATTCCCGATCCTCCCGGAACAAATAGTGGAAGATGTTCTTATTGTAATATTACTGTTGGATCTCCTGAGATTAATTTTGTTCAGCAAATTCCGGCATCTTCTATTAGTAGTGTGGTTGATGAATCATCCGGGAAAAGTATTGCTGAACTTTTTGCTGATGTGAACTCTACATTTGATGCAAATGCATATTACTTGAGAAAAGCTGGTGGACCGTTCTTAGATTACAATGCTCAGGGAGGGGAGATAGGATATAATAATTTAAATCCAAGTCAAAATGGTGTGGACTTTGATGATCCAGATAATATTCCCCAGTTAGGATCTGGTGTTAGATTTGCTAGCGATTTTGTTACATATACTATCTCAGGTCAAGGACAATTTACTGTTGTTAAACTATCAGGAACAAATGTATTCAATAATTTAACTGGAAGACTTGTAAATGCTACTAATGCTACAGATGTTTACATTTATAATATACCTGTATTCCTAGAGTCCTTCAGAAGATTGTCTAAGAAATCTTTTGACTTTAATCCATATCCTCTCTATTTCTTTATGGAAATGAGAGATAACTGTAGGATTAATTCTCCAACAATTCGTGAATTTTCTCAAGTTCAAAATACATATAACCCAAGATGGATTGGATCCCCTTCAGTGACTCTTGAAAATGGTAGTATTGATGGTCAATTATTAGAGGTTGGTGAGATAGGACAAACATCTCTCACAACAGGAGATCAAGAAAGTTCTCCGCCAAACTTCACCTCTGAGAATAGACTGTCTTCTGCTTTAGTTGATACGCAAAGCACATCACAATTGAGACCATATGAAGTTGTGGATAGATTTTATGTTGGTGGAAATCTAGGGAACCCTGCCGATGGCACTGATGATCAATATCAAACAAAACAGTTAGATCTTTCAATGATATTTGGACCACAACGAGAAACGATTACGCCTGATCTTCTAAATACTACAGCATACTTCTTTGTTGCAACGTCAAGAGACATTGCTAACACAACAATTGCTGGAACTCTAAACTACATCGAACAACAGTAAAGATGGCAATTAAAAACGAAAGAATTTTTGGTCTCGCAGTTCCTCTATCTTTAGCTGATATACCGGATAGAGAAGAGGCACTGCTTAACATATCTCTAGACATTAGAGATATTGATATAATTCGTGAAGTATCTCTTACTGGATTTGATACACTAGATTTGCAGACTTTATCTAATCTCAATGTTCCCATCTGGAGAACTTTTGATAGATATATTACTGATGTTCTTACATATAATGGTCAGTTAAGTTCTTCCGCAGGAGTTGATTTTAGAACTAGAGGAAACTTAGAAGTTCTTGGTCCATTATCATCTACTGCATTTAGATATTCTTTGTTGGAATCCTCCGGTCAAACTCCAATTCTTAGGTGGGGAGATATTTCAACTTCCCGTGTAAGTTCTTGGAGTTCAATTAATGATGCTATTGTGTATGGAGCTGATGTATCCATCAACGGAAAGTTATCAATAGGTTCTTTGAGAACAAGACCCATACCACAACAAAGAACATTCTCATCCGAAACTCCAACACATAAAATAAAATTAAGAATTAATGGAGTTGAACAATTTTTATTAGTAATGAAAGGAATTCCAATTAGATTCAAAGGATTTTTCCGTGATTTTTCTTCTTCGGTAGGGTATAGTGGTGGAGCTCCAGTTAGTTGGAGGGTGTATAATACAGATGGTAGTGGACAGATACAAGACTTTCCAAATATTATATCGAGTTCTTCATCATCTAATTTTAATTATGGATCTCCTTTCTCGTCATCTAAAACTATTGAAATTTATAAAAACCCACTTGAAATAACTACACTTTCTCTAAGTAATTGCAGTATTCAAGAACTTCCAAAGTCTAGACTTATCAATCTTTCATCACTGACCTTTGAAAGTAATGGTCTTATTGAATGTCCTAATTTTGTTTTCTTTACTCCTGCAGTTCAGACCCTAAGGATACAAAATAATCCATTCTTTAATTCTAATGATGCTAAGAAAAGATATTTCAGCGAAGAAGTTTCCAGAAATTTTCCGAGCACAATTAGAACGCTAAACATTATCGGATGTTTCAAAGCAGGATTTGAACAGCATACCTTAAGAAATCTCGGATCTTTAACTACCTTGAGTGCTTCTAGATCTCTATTTAATGGAGCATACTTCTATCCCGATAGTGTTAATCCTAATGGAGAACTTCCAACTTTTTATGGTATATCTGGAAATTCTGGATCTCATTCGATTGCAACAATTGATTTTACTAATAATGATTTCAGAACTATTCCAGCTGGTAGACAAGGTGGCATAGATAGAAATCCATTTGATCCTCCTTCTGGACAAACTTTCCCACCAAAAGGATATAAAACTAATTTCTCTGGCAATGGAGGAGCTCAGAGTTTTGTTAACGGAACCTATCAGAATGTTCCTGTAGTTAATATTACTGGCAGTGGTGAAGGAGCTACTGCTGATATAACAGTTTCAAATGGATTTATTTCCTTCATTCAAATAAAAGATCCAGGAAAATCATATCAAGTTGGGGATACTTTTACTGTCTCTACTACGACACTTGGAAATCCTACAGCTCAGCAACCTGTATTTGAAGTTCTTAGAGTATTTAATACACTTAGTATTGAAGAATTAACTAGTATTGTTTCTTTAGGTTTGACTTCAAATACAAGTCTAGGATCTACTAAAAAATTCTTTACTCTTAACTGCGGAAATAATATAACAACCGTTAGTACATCTTATACAGCATTACCTATTGCAAATTGTTCAAACTTTACTTCTCTGCAATCATATTCTCATACTTTTGGATCTAATAGGAGATCTGTTCATAGTCAGTGGAATGGATATATTGGTAGAGGTTCAGTAACTGAAATTGAAGTATCAAATCAAGGAACTTCTGGGTATGTAAATGGTAATGTTACAATAACCGGAGGAGATGGATCTGGTTTGATTTTAAATATTACAACATCTGCAGGAAAAGTTATTAGTGCTACCATTGTAGATGGTGGTGAGGATTATAAAAGAGATCTTACAGGAACAATAGCAATTCCTGGTGGTAGTGGTGATGCTAGAATAAAAATTCTTGATAATACTTATCCTAGATCAGATTTGGAGAATTTTAAGTTTGCTAACTGTGCTGCTTTAACTGCACACAACAGCAGTTATTCTGACATTAGAGGATATCTACCAAGATATTTTGGATGTCCAGCTTTGACAGCTTATGATTATTATGCAACTAATAATATTGTATCTGGAAGACCAGGAAAAAGAAAGATCGTTAAGTTATTTGATTCGGGTGGAATACTAGAACCTCTTGGTGGTTACATTATCGAAAACCAAAACGGATCATCATCTCCAGGATATACTCCAGGAACTTATTCAGTTCAAGATGATGGAACTCTTTCAAATCCAATACAACCAGCTGTTGTGCAAGTTGTTGTTGGATCAAATGGATTTCCATCCAGTTATACTATAGTATCATCTGGTTCTGGTTACACAACAAGTGATCAATTACATTTCGGTGCAGTTAATTTCAATCCACCTAATACTAATAACTTAAATAAGAATCTAGTAATTAATATTACCAGCGTTGTTTCCGGTGCAATTGCTCCAAATAATGGTGATTTTGTTCCATCTAGTACATTCTCTTTAACTGATACAGGAAAAGGAAGTTTTTGTGGCATTAATGCACAGGTTCAAATTGTTACAGATTCTTCTGGATTTATATCTACTTACTCATTAACTTCACCAGGAATAGATTATGTTAATAATGAATTCGTAGTGGTGAATGTGCCATTAGAACTTGGAGGAACTGGAGAAGTCCAACTTAAAATACAAGAAGCTGAACCAGCTAAAATTTTATACAACGATCAATTCAGCACAAATACAAACATTACTAGTGTAGATATTAATATTAATAATGTTAATTTTAAGGGAGAAATAGAACCAGATGCATTTGCTCCATTAAAAGATAAAATGTCATTCCTTAGATTGGAAAGTAATGGTAGAATTACTGGAAGTTTCCCTAATATCGAAGACAATACTGCATTGAGAACAGTATACTCTGCTGGGCAAGGTTGGTCCGGACCTTTACCTTCGTTTTCTCAAGCAACTGCGTTGAGTAATTTGCGTATATCTGATAATAAATTTAGTGGTCCATTCAATTTAACTGATAAACCTGAATTATATTATGTCGATATTAGTAATAATAAACTTACCTCAATTGAAGATGGAATTATTTTATCTAATCTTGAATATCTTTACTTAAGTAATAATTTATTTGGAAGAAATCCAACCACAGGATTAGATGATTCTACCACTGGCATATTTCCAAACCTATCAGACTCGACTCCAAATGTAAAATATGTTCAATTGAATAATAATAATTTCACAAATTATATATCGGGATGCTTTAAAAAATTATACAAAGTAATATCATTTGACATATCAAATAATAAATTATCGGAATCAGCTATAGATCAAATACTATTTGATTTTGTTGATAACTATAGTGCTTCTCCTAGAGGTGGTGTTCTTCTTAATTTACAGGGAAGCAATATGTCTAGACCATCACAATTCCCGCCAATTAATGGAACACTTCTTGATGTTGATGATCCCCCAGATCCAACAGTTTCCAATGGTAACATTACAAGTTTAGGAGGAAAGATAACTGGAACTGCAATTAATGCTAGTTTAATTCCGGTTAAGAAAAATTATGTTGGAGTTGCAACTACTAGTAGTGGCAGTGGATTTGGTGCTACATTTACAATTGATGTAGATGTTAATTCTGTAAAGAATGTTGTTGATTCTGTAAACTCAGTCGCCTCTCCTTCTTCTTTACCTGGAGTAATTCAAAGTATTCCTGGAACATTCTCATGGTCTGCCGGATCGAATTCGATTCCTTTAACTCCTGGTAATTATACTCTTACTCATGACTCTACTAATGCAGGATCAAATTCTGCTAACGGAACAGGAGCAAGCATATCATTTACAATCGAAGCGGATGGTATTCCTCAAGGAACTGTTGGTATTGTGAGCTCTGGTGATGATGGAACTAATAATATGGCAACTGGATATGTTGCTGGTGCAATTTATTCTGTTACTGGAACGGGAACTGGATTAAGAATAAGAGTTCTTACTGTAAATGTTCGTGGTGGAGTTGCCACTGCTGAAATAGTAAGTGGATTTGCTGGGTCTGGATATGGCATACCAAGCGGATCAGAAACTGTTACTCTTGGTGCTCCAATTACAGGAGGTGTTTCTTCACCATCATCAAATGCCACTGTTAGTTTTAATGTTCGTCGTAATTTTAATCCAATCAACCTTGCCTTAGTTCAAGGTGGAGATGGATTCACGAAACAATCTAATGTTGACAAAGTTGTATTGAATATGAATGCTGCAGGGACCGGAGCGCAGTCTGGAAATTATCTCTTGGTTAATCTTGGTAATGTTAGAGAATATACTAATGGAACAGCAACATACACTACTACTTCTGCAACTGGTAGTGGTGCAGAAATAAGTGTTACTGTCACTAATGGTGGATTTGGTGGAGGAATCATAGGAACTGTAGTAAATAAACCTGATAATGGAGGATATTCTTTAAATCAGTTATTAACAGTTACATTACCTGCACTAGGAACAGCGTCAACGTTGACTGCTACATTCACTGTCTCTGCTATTAAAGCAGATTATTATAGAGCAGGAGATTTGAATTATACTGTAACTCAAATAAATACAGTTGGTGAGGGATATGCAAACCTGGATGTTATAACTACTTCTAATACAATTGAATTTGTAAACCAATCTGGAAACACCGTTTTCCAGTCATTGGAATTTAGAGTTTCTAGCATTCAGCAATTGATTAATAAATCTGTCAAACGTGGACAGGGTGCAGTAGAATTCCTCAGAAGCAAAGGTTGGACAGTACAGGTAACTACTTAAATGGCATTACTTAATCAAGGGTTTGTAAGAACTTTAAACTTATTTGAAGCAGAAGATGCTAATAAAATATTTGAAAATCTTGCTGATGGTGTTACTATTCCAGCTGACTTACAAGTGTTTGCTGGAAATACTACAAACATAACAAGATTAATATTTAAACCTGGGGATGTATTCTCTACCGCTACTAACCCATCAGATCCTGATGCTGGAACTGTATTTGAACAAAGAGATAAACTAGCAACATTTGGCAATGGAGATCCAGTAAAACTTAGAGTTGCTCAATCGATATTTAATATTACTAGAAACTTATTAGATGCACAACAAGATGCCCTTGTTATAACTTATAGCGGTGCTCATGGAATTCCTCAGGTAACTTTTACTCAAACAGAAGTTTATGTTTCTTTAGAAGGAACTTTATTTGCTAATGTAGCTACAGCACTTAATCAAAAATTTTATCGTGCTCAATATTCTAGCACAACTCAACTTAGAATATTTGATGTTGGATATAAACAAAAACTTGAACTTATAGATCCTAATAATCCAAGTCTGGGATTTGAGGATGTCAATGATCCAGGTGAATTTGTTCAGGTTGGAGATATTGGTGCTCCAACCGACTACTTTCCATACAGCACCAGTCAATTTTTTCCATTCCCCACAGTATTGACTGGGGATCAAGTATCTTTCGACCAGACATACTATATTGTATTCTCTGATGCCGTAACTACATTTAGAGTAGGTAGAAATTATAGTAGAACTCAATTAATTCAACAACTTAGATTTAATACCTCAGAATTAGCAACAAAAAATATTATATTTGAGAGATCAAATGCAACAAATAAGAAAAATTTAGAGAATCTTGCGAGACCTGTATTTGAAGACGAGTTTTTTACATTCACTAGTGGAGCATTAAATAGAACATTTGGTGATAATTTTGATGACTTAGAATCATATCTTGATAATGCTAATTTCTTTAGACAAAAGAAATTCTTGACTAGCGAAGATAATTTATTTGATGTAACTGAAATTGGAAGTGAGGGTGTAATAACAACTACAGATACTGATATATTTAATTCGGAAGTATCCGATTTATTTCAGGATACTAGTCCCGGTGTATATATTTTAAATAAAGATGCTTCTAGTATTATTGTTGATCCACCTGTAATTACAAAACTCAGGGCATATTCTGATAATACACAGCCATGGTCATTACTTGCGGGACCACCTGATATCTTGGAGTATCAAGTTTTGCGGAATCCCATTACAAATCTTCCTAGATCTGCCAGTGCTCAAGAAATGCAAATTGGAAATCTAAGTATTGGAGATACATCCAATGGATACATAGAAATTGCTAGTGGAAATACTAGAACTCCAGGTGAGTATTTTTCTGGAGTTCAAATTCTTTCAGGAACTCAAAGACGTTTAGATCTATCTGATTATGGTATATCAAATGCACAAGTTTATGCAATAGATACACAGAAGTATAGATTTACACACAAAATTGATTGTATAATTGATGGAGAGTTTTACAGTCTTTGTCTCACTAAAGATATTGGTAATGATAATGGAACTGGAGCAGGATCTGATCCATTAACCTGATACAACTGCTCCATCACCTGAACTATAAGTATTTCCTAGCAGAAGATAAAATTGTTCTGTTCCTCCACCAGCTTTGCCGCATGTAATCGGAATATAACCTGATATAATATCCTGTGGAAGAGGATTACTTACTAGTGCCACTTCATTTAAGGATCTGTTTGTGTTTAAAGTTATATTGTCGTAAGTTAATCTACCGGGATTGAATGTTCCTGCATTCGCAAGACCACTACTAGTGAATGACAGAACCATCTTAACTTCATTTGATGTAGTTAACCCACTTGATGTTGCTGCAAATGGTGGAGAGGTGTCTGTTGGTCTAAAGCACACTTCTTTGTTTTGATTTGGTGATGCAGGAGGTGTGAATGTAATTCTAGTTACTACACTATCAACATAACTGATTTCGTTATTTTGAACAGCATTTGAACCACCAGATTCATGTTGTAGAGTAACTAAAGCTGCAGTGTCTAGGTAGGTTCCAAGAGAACTAGGATTTTCGCTGCCTAGAATTGGGTATTCTACACTAGAAATTCTTACTTCACCTACTAGATCATTAACATCATTAGTTGGTGAATTGTATGCTAACGATGGGAATAAGTGTGCGTAGTATCCACTAACAGCAGATCCATTATTACTGAACTCAATTTCTGAACCGCTTACTCTAAATGTGATTGTATTACTGGTGATGTTTGGATATCCAACTGTATATCTAGCATTATTATTTCCACCATTAATTTGTATTCTGTCTCCGGCTTCATAATTTTGTCCTGGTTCTGCCATCCAAACATAAGTAATATTTCCAGCAGCTTTATACCATACTTTCATACCGAAACCAGAACCGCTTAATGTGGTGGTTGTTGCTGGAGTTGGTGATGCACCTACCGGCAACACATTACTAACATAACCACTACCACTGCCGTCTGCTACATTAATAATTGACAGTTTTTGTTCTATTCTTGCATCAAATACTCCAGTGCAATATCCACCTAGGGCATCGTTGTTTAATCCGAATGTCTGATAGATGAACCAATATTTGTTTAATCCTGGATTTGCTCCACTGTATAATGTTGTGATTTCAGAATCGTTTACTAATTTTGTTTTCCATAATATTGTATTATTGCTTAGAGCATATGTGGTATCTTTATTACTTGCAGAATATAATCTTTTAATTATTTGAGTATCGTTAAATGTTCTCGTGATATTAATACTTGGGTTTGTAAATTTATCAGTATATTGTATCTTAGAACTTGCTGGAAGATCTGCGTGTTTAAATATTTGTCCAGGTTTGATCACATATTCAGGTCTTCCTACAATGAATGTATCATTTAATGCGACAATTTCTAAAGTTAAATCATTTCCAGGTTGACCAATATAATTTCCTGCAATGGTAATCAAATCATAATTACTGTATCCAGTTCCTCCATTGACAATTGTAAATGTTAATGCACCAAATTGATTTCTTGCTACGCTAATTACAGCATTAGATCCACTGGAATTTGTTTGGTATCCTAATGATCCAGTTCCAATAACTTTTGAGAAATTTCCATACGAACTTCCTGCTTCTGCTAGATTAATTACTGAACCAGATTTTATGGAAAGGGAACTTAATGCTCTTTGACCTAAAGCAAATCCATCTGCATTTGATGCACTTCCTGTATAGTATCCTCCTTTACCAAATCCAACTAGACCTTTGTGTGGAATAAAATTTAAAGTTGCTGAAGTCGTAGTTGATGTTGGTGTTCTATCAATTAGTACGGAATCATTTATTGTTACTGATACAACTCTACTACCAATTGGTATTCCTGGTCCTACGACATAGTTTCCTATCTCTATATTTTCAGTTTTGTTTGGGAGCAGTTGCCCATTCGTTGGGTTGGTGTTTCCTAGAACTATATTTCTAGTCAAACTGGATACATTTCCAGTTCTAATTGTAATTAATTCTTCAGCTGAGGTTGTTAGTGGTGCTTGGTAATATGAAACTACTGGATTCAGATTAAGAAGTGCTGCATACTTGTCACCAGGACTACCTTCTGCTGACGATGTTGTATCTCCAACTGCTCTTTTATTGCCTATTCTGCTTCCCCCTGAAGAGATAGAAGAGTCTATAAATTTTTTGAAGTCTCCAATATTATAAAAATCAAAGTATCTATCTCCGTAAAGATATTTGTAGTCGAAGTCATATGCAGATGATGTGGTTGTAGTGACATCCGGAGGTCTTCTATCAAAAATAATTTGCTTTATGATTGGACCACTGACCTGAATCTCATTCATTTTATCAACAGAATCTTCATCGATAAAGAATGATATCCTAAATTTATATGCTTCGTATGCTACTAAATCTCCTAAGTTAATAGTTAATTCTCTATTTGTTCCTATTGTTGCTGTTCCCAACTGTTGATTAGTAACACTATTGAAAATATAATATCCACCAACATCTGTTAGTGTTAATGTTATATCATTGCCAGTTTGTCCAACTAATGATCCACTTATGGTAAATGTATCTCCAACATTATATCCATCAATGCCACCAGTTGTGGGAAATGTAGATGTAATAACTAGATTTCCATTTGCAATATCTCTACCAATATTAAAATAAATTCCCGACCCAGTTGTAGTTTGACTCAGAAAAGCAGTTCCTCCTGATCCAAATCTTCCATAATTTACACCTTTGTCTGTAGCATTGGTTATGTTTCCTGAAATACTAGCAGATATTGGTATACCAGCATCCGATAACTTAGTTTGGTCAACTAGAGTTGTCAATCCTTGTGGATTTCTGAAGTCAGTATCATTAAGTTTGAATGTTCCTGTCGATGGATTAAAAGTAAATCCTTTACTTGGTGCTTCTCTGTTATCAAACTCTACTTTTACATAACCAGTAGTGTTTATAACCCATGACCAGTTTCCTGTCACTGTTGGTTTAAAATACCCAGTCCATTCTACACCACCGTATGCACTGAGAAGTTTATTTCTAATTTTATTTCCATAATAAAAATCTCCTTCTTCCCAAAAATTATCTACATCAGATGCTAGTTCTATTCCTGTAGCTGGATTTGGTATTACTCTACCATCTTCGGTATCGAAAACCTGATTAAATCCTAAGAAATTTGTTGTCGCTCCAGCACCAGATCTAATGATTTGATTGTTGTCGAAATATCTAGCGGTTGGTCCATCACCGCCAAGAAAATATGGTTCTGATGTAGTAAAATAAGCTCTATCGAATCTATTTGCTAGGGTAATTAAAGGATCATAGACAGTTTGCAATCCGTTTGATCCAGTTACAGTTACAGTTGCATCAGCAGCTGAGTCAAGAGTTCCTGAGGTAACGTTAGTGCTAAACAAACCTCTGATTAATTCTAAATCTGCTGATGTAAAACTTTCAGCACCACCTTTAATTCTGTTCAACAGAATGTTTAATGCTACTTCACCAGATGTTAAATCATTGAGATTTTCGTCTCTAACTGCTCCAAATTTCGCAAAGATCTTTGCCATTTGTATTTTTTACTATTACCCTATTGAGTATTTAGGTATGTCGTGCCAGTAAACAAACTGGCACAAGCCCCCTTTACAATCCAACTCTTCTATCCTATATTACCTATGTTGTGACTCACGCCTCAATTACTCGCAAGAGTCCAATAGTTGTTTAGTACTACACATATATGAAACTACAATCTCTGATTGTTGCCGGTGCGGTTTCGGTCATTCCTACCGCATCTATGGCAGCAGAACTTAATCTTACTGATGTAAATCAGTATGCTTCGTCAGAGCAAGTCACAAGCATCAGTCAATTCTCTGATGTTCAACCTACCGACTGGGCGTATCAGGCACTCAGCAATCTCGTATCCCGTTATGGTTGCGTTGCTGGTTATCCTAACGGCACCTATGGTGGTGGTAAGGCAATGACTCGTTTTGAGGCAGCAGCACTTCTCAATGCTTGCTTGGATCGTGTAACCGAAACTACCGATGAACTGCGTAAACTTCTTGTTGAATTTGAACAAGAACTGATTGTTCTCAAGGGTCGTGTGGATGGTTTGGAAGCAAAGGTAGGTCAACTTGAGGCAACTCAATTCTCTACCACTACCAAACTGAAGGGTGAAGCAACCTTTGTTCTGGGTGGAGTTCCTGGACTTGAAACTAATGCTGGTGGAAACGTTGGCAACACCGCATTTAATTATGATGTCCGTCTGAACTTTGACACCTCGTTCACTGGTCGTGATCTCCTTCGCACTCGTCTGCGTTCTGCTAACTTCAGCAGTGATCCTTTCGGTTCTTCGTCTTCCCTGTTCAAACTGGACAAGGCAGACAACACTACTGCTCTGACTGGAGACAATGTTGTTCTTGATCGTCTCTACTATCAGTTCCCTGTTGGTGATAGTGTGACTATTACTGCTGGTCCTAAGGTCCGTAACACTGAGATGGCATGGGTTCCTTCTGCTTATAAGTCGGAAATCCTTGACTTCTTCCAAGTTGCTGGTGCTCCTGGTGTCTATAACAAGGCAACTGGTGCTGGTGTTGGTGCTCAGTATGTCGGCAAAGGTGGATTCATTGCTGGTCTAAACTATGTTGCTCAAGAAGGTGATGATAGCTCCACTGGTGTCTTTGATTCTGATGGTGCTCTGAACTTCCTTGCTCAAGTTGGTTACAAAGGATCTAACTGGGGTGTTGGTGCTGGTTATCGTTACGGTTCTGAGGGCACCCGTCCTCGCTCCTACAACGGTCTACTAGGTGCCAATGGTGCCCTGGTAGATGGTCAGGAGTCTAATGCCATTGCTCTTAATGCTTATTGGCAACCTTCTGAATCTGGTTGGGTTCCTTCTGTCAGTGCTGGTTACGGATATAATTTCGTAAGTGGTGCTCCTGGTGCTACTGATGCCACTGATTCCGATTCGTGGTTCGTTGGTCTTCAGTGGGCAGATGCTTTTGTTGCTGGTAATACCGCTGGTATTGCTGTCGGTCAAGCACCTTCTGCTGAAACCGTTGGTGTATCTGATGCTACGATGCTTGAGTTCTTCTACAAGTTCCAAGTTACCGACAACATCAGCATCACTCCCGCTCTGTTCTACGTTGAAAACAATCAGCGTTACCAGGACAGCAGCAAGTGGGGTGGTGTAATCCAGACCAAGTTCACGTTCTGATAGAACATGAAAAAACTCTTCAAGAGATCAATTGATTTATATATTTCATACTTGAAGAGGATACCAGAGAGACAATACTTTCCAATCTTTGTATTGCTCTCTCTGTATTTCGTAGTTCCGTATAGTGAGTTTGTAGTCACTGCACTCATACCACTATACTTTCTCTTCGAGAAACAGGTTCGTTGGATCTTTACTAAGATTCCGATGCCGGACTATTTGAGGATAGGTGGATCTATTATTTTCTTTTTGGTTATGATTGATGACTACCTATTCTACTTTGCTATCATGGCATTCGCTGCTTGGAGTGCAAAGCAAGTAAGGAAAAGAAAACAATTAGAATCTCCTGACAGGGGGGGTTGACAAGACTCCCCCTTCACCTATATACTATTGTAACACTTCGTAATAAAACGATAATGACTGTAACGACTAATGAACATGGACAAATGAACATGTTCGCCAAAGAACCTGAGATGGTCTATCAGGAATACAATCGCAAAGGTCTGATGACCCCAATGCAAACTACGGAGATGTATAATGGACGCTGGGCTATGGTCGGTATTATTGCTGGGCTCGTTTCTTATATTGGCACTGGCAAACTCTTTTTCGGCATCTTCTGACAATTGATTGACAATGACTGAAATCCTGTTTACAATTACTGGTGTCAGCTTTTTAGTTTTGCTGGCATACTCTGTAGAAAAACTTTCTGAAACATACTAATGGCATTTAATATTACCCTTCAATCACCTGACGGCACTGAACAATCTTTTGAGTGCCCTGATGACCAATACATTCTTGATGCTGCTGACGAGGCAGGAATTGATCTTCCCTATTCCTGCCGTGCTGGCGCTTGCTCTACCTGTGCTGGTAAACTTATCAGTGGAACTGTAGATAATAGCGAGCAATCATTCTTGGATGATGAGCAAATGGAAGAGGGATTCATTCTCACTTGTGTTGCTTATCCTGTTAGCGATTGTGTAATTTTAACTGAACAAGAAGAAAACCTTTAACTAATTTAGGAGAACTATTATGAAATTCGGATTCACCCCTGAGGCAGAGATCCTCAATGCTCGTCTGGCAATGCTTGGTTTTGTCATTGCTATCGGCACTTACTTCACCACTGGTCAGATCATCCCTGGCGTTTGGTGATATAAATACAACTGAATATCGTCGGCCGCTTAAAGACTTCCCTGCCAAATAACAGGGAGGTCTTTTTTATTAGAAGGCACTTCTTACAACACGAATCCAGTTATTGTTTGCTACACAAAAATAAACAAACCCAGTATCCCATCTAACTTCTCCTGCCCTACCAATGGCACCATTTGTAGCAGGAGCTGCTGCTAAAGAACTATTTTGTGGGTTAGCTGCTGCTGGCATGATTGTAGTCACAGATGAGATTGTTCTTGCCTGTGCTACATCACCTTCCTCTACAATCTTCCATCCCTTAGCACCAGTGGTGGCATCATAAATTAATCTTGTATCTGTGAGTGTCACACCCAGACCATTTGTTGTCTGTCTGACTACAATGTTTGCGTTACCACCAACTGTAAGAACTCCACCTCTGAGATTAAGAGAAGGAGATGGTGTTTCAGATCCAAAAGTTACATCTCCAGTTGTTCTGAGTGTGCTGCTGATTTCTGTTGCTGAAGACAGAGTAATTAGTGATCCGGTATCTGTGATATTGCTATTCTGTAAACTGAATGATGTTCCATTCCATTTCAGAACTCTGTTGGTTGTAAAAGATCCTGAACCATTCAGAGAGAATGCCGATCCAGTTTGAGCAATACCACCACTAGCAAGTGCTGAGTATGTGGAGTTTGTATCTGTATCTGTGGATGAAATAGTAACTGTTTTTGATACTCCATTCCATGACACTGTAGTAGCACCAGATCCAACGAATCTAATTGTGCTGTCACCATTAGGAACAGGATTAGTTACAGTATTATTTTCAATATCATATGCTTGTAATTTGATACTGACTTGGTTAACAATTGATGTGCCACTAAATTCATACTTAGTATCAGTATCTAATCTTCCAATACTATCACCAAGGAAAACTTCTGTGCCATCAATAGTAATAGAATCATTTACCAGAGATGAGTTTGGAATATTTTGTAGAGTATTTGTTCCACCATCAATAGTTTTGTTGGTAAGAGTCTGTGTTGTTGCTGTTCTAACTAGGTCTGGAACAACATTTAAAACAAAAGTATTTCCACTGATCCAAGAGAGGTCAGCACCATCGTATCTTGGAATCTGATTGGTGGCAGTTGGCAATCCATTCTTAAGTTCAATCAGACTATTGGATAGATTCAGATCATCTACACCCTTTAGCTCTTCTATTCTTGGAATTGCTGTGTTGACAACTAATGGATAGCGACTTGCCATTATTATACCTATGTTTTCCTGATAAAACTATTTATTTATCTGGGGTGGACACTTGGAGAACAGGCACAAATACCTATCTTTGGGGCTTGACAGACCAATTGGTGATGGGGTATACTAAATATTGTTAAGGAATGGAAACATTTCTTCACATACTTTAAACCTTACGAACTTTTAAAACTATGACTGCTACCATCGCTCAACAGCGACAAAGCAATGTTTGGAACGAGTTCTGTGAGTGGGTAACATCTACCAACAACCGCCTCTATGTCGGTTGGTTTGGAACCCTGATGATTCCTACCCTTCTCGCTGCTACTATCTGTTTCATTGTTGCTTTTATTGCTGCTCCCCCCGTTGACATTGACGGGATCCGCGAACCTGTTGCTGGTTCTCTGATGTATGGTAACAACATCATTTCTGGTGCTGTTGTTCCTTCATCCAATGCTATTGGTCTTCACTTCTATCCCATCTGGGAAGCCAACTCTCTTGATGAATGGCTATATAATGGTGGACCTTTCCAACTGGTCGTCTTCCATTTTCTGATTGGTATCTATGCCTACATGGGACGCGAATGGGAACTTTCTTACAGACTGGGTATGCGTCCTTGGATTTGTGTTGCTTACAGCGCACCCGTTGCTGCTGCTAGCGCAGTGTTTCTGGTCTATCCCTTCGGTCAGGGATCCTTCTCTGATGCGATGCCTCTGGGGATTTCGGGAACTTTCAACTACATGCTTGTTTTCCAGGCGGAACACAACATTCTTATGCATCCTTTCCACATGCTGGGAGTTGCTGGTGTCTTCGGTGGTTCTCTTTTCTCTGCTATGCACGGATCTCTTGTCACCTCTAGTCTCGTTCGTGAGACTACAGAAACCGAGTCCCAGAACTATGGATACAAGTTCGGACAAGAAGAAGAGACCTACAACATTGTAGCTGCTCATGGTTACTTCGGTCGTTTGATCTTCCAATATGCCTCGTTTAATAACTCTCGTAGCCTTCACTTCTTTCTGGCTGCTTGGCCTGTTGTTGGTATCTGGTTCACTGCTCTTGGCGTGTCTACTATGGCCTTTAACCTTAATGGTTTCAATTTCAACCAGAGTATTGTTGATAGTCAGAACCGTGTCATCCCGACTTGGGCCGATATCCTTAACCGAGGAGGACTTGGGATGGAAGTTATGCATGAACGAAATGCTCACAACTTCCCCTTGGATCTTGCCACCGCTGAATCCACTCCAGTGGCTCTCACCGCACCGGCAATCGGTTGACAAGCAGATTCAAATCTGATATACTGAGAGGGTCGCAAGGCCCTCTTTTTTATTCTCTAAATATCTTTTTGATCAAAATGAACATTGAAATATATACTTCTCCTGGATGCTCTTGGTGCAAAAAAGCCTTAACTCTTATGGAGATGGCTAAGATCACTGACTATAAAAAATATGTTCTTAATGTGGACATTACTTCCGATGAAATAAAGAAAAAATTTCCAAACATGGCAGGATATCCTATAATTATAATAGATGATGTTTCATATGATATAATAGAAACAGTAAAATTGTTTGTAGAAAAGGGTCTAGTATCTTCTAAAAAAAATGAGTGAGGATTTACAAATAAATAAAGGTGTGGAGCTCATGCTCAGGAGGTCAGAAAGGGAACCAGAAAGAAGTGGTCTCAAGGTTAGACAAACATTCACACTTCTGAGTAAAATCATCTCTTTTAGATTAGAGTTTACTTGGGAGGATCGTAAGTAAACTCCGGAGAAAGAAAATGGATTCATCTTTAATGCTCTTGTTAACATCCTTTATGGTTCTAGGTTCATTAGTTTTGGGGACAACTATTGGATGGATAGCAAATGATGTCTTCGCAATCTATCTCCAGGCACAGCAACCACAAGTTCAAATGCATCCCGAGATGTATGATGACGATGGTGTTATGATTCGTGAAGAGCTTTATTCTGTTCGCTTTATGGCAGACGAAGATGAGTATGATTACGAAGATGAGGACTAAATATTAATACACACGATGAACTGATATGAAACTACTAATTTCAGAAATTCTACAGAAAGTCAGCAACGCAAAGACTAAAACTGAGAAAGTAAAACTTCTTCAAGAACACAACTCTCCAGCACTCAGAGCAGTTCTCATCGCAAACTTTGATGAGAGTGTAGTTTGTGAGTTGCCTGAAGGTAATGTTCCTTACACTCCAAACGATGCTCCTGAAGAGACAGAACACACAACTCTCTATCAGGAGTATCGTAAACTCTATTATTTCTTTAAGGGCGGAGCACCACAACTCCAGCAAACTAGAAGAGAAATAATGTTCATTCAGTTGCTGGAGAATCTTCATTCCAAAGAGGCAGAACTTATCTGTCTCATGAAGGACAAGAAGATTGGTAAGCGTTGGAAGATCACTAAGCAATGTGTAGAAGAAGCGTTCCCCCAGATTGTATGGGGTGGACGAAGCTAATGAATTACAATGCTGAGCAAATTAAAATCCTAGAAAGTTATGCGATAAAAATTCTTTCACAAAATTGTTCTCCTGAGGCAGCAAAAGATAAGACTCTTCCTAGAGATAGTTATCTTATGACTTTGGACAACGGAGAAGTCTCTTGGTTTGATATTGCGAAAGGAACTCGTAGCGATATTTTTGATGCCTATTACGATACGTTTGGTGGCGTCATTCAGTCTATGAAATGGACTGATGGAACTGTGCCAGCAAAGATATGGGGCAATCAAAATCAAACTAAAGAGGTCAAGAAGAAAAAATGATGGGCAAGCATTATCTATTGAACCTATACGGGTGCTCGTTGGACTTATTGGACAACGAGTTTTTCCTGTGTGATCTATTAGAAAATGCTGCTGAAGCATGTGGAGCACACGTATTACAAACAATGTCACATCAGTTTGATCCTCAAGGAGTCACTGCGATTTGTTTGCTGTCTGAATCACACATCTCTATTCATACATGGCCAGAGAAAGGTGAGGCAGCAGTTGATGTTTTCACATGCGGAGAATCTAATCCAAAGATTGCTTGTGATATAATCATTGAGCAACTCTATGCCACCAATTTTAACTTGGATTATGTAGAAAGGTAAATTCTGTATCTAAAGTTACAAAAATAATCTCATAGATACAATACGTTCATTCGCTATTCGGAAATAGCGAACGGAAGTAGGGAAACCGAAGGAACGCCACCTAACCCACAAAGTAAAGGAGCAAACCTAATGACAACAGCAACATATCGCGGTGTAAAATATAACGTTGAGGAGCGTAAGTTAAACGTTCTTCAAATGATTAAAGAACAAATTGAAAAAGAGCAGCGTCTTAAAGAAGCACAGCTCGCATCAATTAATTAATATCAGGGGGCGTGAGCCCCCTTTTTTTATAGATATTAATGGAATGTTGCTATAGATACCAGTGGAAAGAAGACAACTCAAGGATATTCTAAACAAGTTAAAGGAAGTTGTAGAAGAATTGGAAGTAGAAATATACGCAGATACTGAATCGTATATGTCCGGACCCAGATACACATCCTGTGATGACGATGACGGGTATGCGGATTGACAAGCACTCCTGATGGTGCTACAATATGAACACATTGATTTGAAACACAATGGCATTACAAACATTTGATGTAAAAAAGCATATTAAATTAATCAAAAAAGCATTGAAGTCTGACTTTCTTTACAGCACTGAAGAGATTCATAAGCTTAAGACAGACCTTCGCAATCTAGAGAAGACTCAAGAACTGGTGAGGCAGTATCAAAGCAATGGTTTTGGTCAGTATGTCCGCCAACCAGTTGTGGTAGAGTCCACCATTGAACCTGTTGTGGAACCAGAGGTGGTAGAATCTGTTGATGTTGAAGTCATGGAGAGCGCAGATGTATGAAACTTTGACTGAGTTTGAGAGAGCACTTGCTCGCTTCGGTGACAAGGTTCAATATATTGTTGGACTTGAGGTATCAAATAAAATGGAACCTGAAGTTGCCTATCAAGAGATCAAAGACATGATGAAGGAACTCAAGAAACTTCGTAAAAAAGAAAAAGAAAATTGGGAGACTGCTGAATGAATACAAAACTAATTGCTATCACTCAGGGTGCTGGTGATCTGATTGAACAGAATGCTCAAGAAGTAATTTCTTTCATTGCCCGTGTCAGCAACCCAAACAACCAACTAAACTTTGATACTGCTGCTGGATTGCTTCGGTATTGTATCAAGCATGAGCACTGGAGCATCTTTGAACACGCCTTCATGACCCTTGAGATCAACACTACCAGGGGTATTGCTGCCCAGATCCTCAGGCATCGTTCCTTCACCTTCCAGGAGTTCTCACAGCGGTATGCTGACACGAATCTCCTGGCTGATTCTCCAAAGGTTCCTGATCTTCGTAGGCAGGACACAAAGAATCGTCAGAATTCTATTGATGACTTCGGTGATTACATAAAGTTGGGATTACAGGGAGAGATTTCTGAATACTTTGCTCAAGGTCAGGTGCTTTATAATAGGTTGCTTGAGAAAGGAGTTGCTAAAGAGTGTGCTCGTTTCGTTCTTCCTCTTGCTACACCAACTCGTATCTACATGACTGGATCATGTCGTTCGTGGATTCACTATATACAATTACGTTCTGGTCACGGGACTCAGAAAGAACACATGGATATTGCTAAAGAATGTCAGTGTGTTTTTGCTGGTCAGTTTCCTAACGTTGCTGAAGCATTGGAGTGGATTTAATGGCAACCTATCCCGTAATCAATAATAAGACTGGCGAACAAAAGGAAGTGACCATGAGTGTTACTGAATGGGACCAGTGGAAGATAGATAATCCTGAGTGGCAGAGAGACTGGAGTGATCCATCTACTTGTCCTGCTGCTGGTGAGGTGGGGGATTGGAGAGATAAGATGACAAAATCTCATCCAGGCTGGTCAGATATTATGAAAAACAAAATCAATCCAAAAGCGAAAGCAATTGGAAACACATCCATTACTTCAAAATACAATTACTAATATGCCAAGAGCCAGAAAGTCGCGCAGCGCACAACAACCAGTAGCAAATGGTTACAATCGTAAGCAGATGAAGAGACGCAAGCCAATCTCTGCTGAGTATATTGAAACGATTGAACCTTTAACTCCAAGACAGGAGCAATTCTTTGAAGAGTATGGCAAAGGTCAGAATATCTATGCCTATGGTTGTGCCGGAACAGGTAAGACATTTCTGGCACTTTACTTAGCACTCAGAGAGATTCTGGATGAGTATAGTAACTACGAGAAACTATACATCGTTCGCTCTCTTGTTGCTACCAGAGAGATTGGATTCCTACCAGGCACACACGAAGATAAGGCAGACATCTATCAGATTCCTTACAAGAATATGGTAAGGAACATGTTTGATTTCTCTACTGATTCTGACTACGATAGTCTCTACGATAATCTTAAAGCACAAGAGACAATTAGTTTCTGGAGCACATCCTTCCTTCGCGGCACCACTCTAGATAATGCTATCATTATCGTAGATGAATGTCAGAACTTAAACTTCCACGAACTTGATTCAATCATCACCCGTGTTGGTCAAGACTCTAAGATTATTTTCTGCGGTGATGCTCGTCAGAGTGATCTGATCAAATCAAATGAACGCACAGGTATCGTAGACTTCCAGCGCATTCTGGATAATATGGATGAGTTCTCGTTGATTGAGTTTGGTGTGGAAGATATTGTCCGCTCCGGTCTCGTCAAGTCTTATCTCTTAAGTAAAATTTCCCTTGGTATGTAATTAGTATGTTTAATCATGTAGTATTGCCGGATGTATTTGAAGTTGAATCTGTCACAGCAGATGGGTCTAGACATTACCCATGTCCCAAAGGTAACTATCCGTCAGTTACTACAGTGATTAGTAACAATCCCACAAAGATTGCTGGCATTCAACGCTGGCGTAAACGAGTGGGTGAAGAGAAAGCAAATCGTATTTCAAAGAGAGCAACGACAAGGGGGAATGACTTTCACCTGATGGCAGAGATGTATCTAAAAAATACATTGAACGAGCAGGACTTTACACATTCCCCATTGTCTGCTATGATGTTTGAGTCTGCGAAGGAAACTCTAAACAATATAAATAATATATACTTACAAGAGGCAGTTCTCTATTCTGACATACTACAAATCGCAGGTCGCGTTGATTGTATTGCTGAATATAATGGAGAACTGGCAATCATAGATTTCAAAACTTCTGGTTCACCTAAAAAAGAATCGTATCTCTATGACTATTACGTTCAGGAACAAGCATACGCATGTATGTTCTATGAAATGTATGGTCTTGCTGTTAAGAAACTCGTAACCATTGTTGCTTGTGAAGATGGAGAAACACAAGTCAAAGTAAATCGTCCTCTTAAAGAATATTATTTAAAGTTACAAGAATACATCGCAGAATATCACAAAAATGCCAGAAGAAAATCTTGAGGATAAATTTATGAGTGCTGCGAAGTTTTCGCAGGATGTTGAACACCTCGTCTTACATAATCATGAAATGAATTATATTGATGCTGTTGTTCACTACTGCGAGTTAAATGAAATTGAATTGGAAAGTGTGTCCAAACTTATTTCTAAACCATTGAAAGAAAAACTAAAGATGGACGCACAAAAACTAAACTACATAAAGAAGACAAGTAGATCAAAACTAATGCTAGTATGAGTGATTTTTTTACATCGGAAATGGTTCGCGGTGATCTACAAGAGATCACTGATCTCCAAATGTATTGTGTGCGGGCATCTTCTATGCTGCCCGCACTTTCTCCAGAAAAACTACTAGAATATTATGATGTTCTAATGACATTGATTGACAAACAAAAAACATTTTATGCTAGACTTTCATTAAGTGAAGATCCTGAAGCAAAAGAGATGGCAGATCTAATGAGAGACATGACGATTATGTTAGGAGCAAATCCAAACGAATCCATGTATGCTATGTTTGATGAACTCATTTCTCGCGTTCAGGAGATGAAGCAGCAGTTGCTTGACAAACTGGCACAGGATCCTTGACCCACCCCTGTGCCTGTGTTATGATGAATAAGTGAACGGGTCACACCAAACAAAATCCAAGTAACATCAAAGTAAATCCGAGGTATCATATGTCTTTTGCTGATCTTAAGCGCAGTTCTTCTAGCGACTTCTCTTTCCTTCAGAAGGAACTGGAGAAAGCATCTACCGATTCTAAAGGTGATGAGCGCATCTGGAAGCCTGCTCTTAACGAAACTGGTAACGGGTATGCCGTTATTCGTTTCCTCCCCCGTCCCGCTAACGAACCTAAGCCACTCGTTAAACTTTACTCTCACGCATTCCAAGGTCCAGAGAACGACTGGTTCATTGAGAATTGTTTGACCACGAATGGTGAGAAGTGTCCCATCTGTAACTCCAACAGCGTTCTTTGGAAGAATGGTGATGAAGATACTGCCCGTGAACGCAAGCGTAAGCTGTCCTACTACTCCAACATCTATGTTGTGAAGGACACTGCTAACCCTGATAATGAAGGTAAAGTATTCCTCTACCGCTATGGCAAGATGATCTTTGATAAGATTGCTGCTGCCATGAAGCCTGAGTTTGATGATGAGAAACCCGTCAATGTGTTTGATCTTTGGGAAGGTGCTAACTTCAAACTGAAGATCAAGATCAAAGGTGGTTACTGGAACTACGAAGCATCCGAGTTTGATTCTCCTGCTGCTCTCAGCAACGATGATGATGAACTGGAAGCAGTCTACAACCAGTGCTATTCTCTTCAGGAACTTGTTTCTCCTGACCAATTCAAGTCCTTCAGTGATCTTGAGAAGCGTATGGATGAAGTTCTGAATCCTTCTAAGCGTCGTGCCTCTGCTGCTCAAGCAGAAGAGGAAGCAGATCCTATCTCGTCTGACGATGATGATCTGTTTGCTGAACCTGTAGCAGCACGTCCTGCTCGCTCGTCTAACATTCCGTCAGAGGATAAGGGAGCAGACTACTTTGCTTCCCTGCTTGAGGATTGAGAATCCAAAATTGAATAACTGATTACATCAATCCCGGAAAAATTTTTCCGGGATTTTTTTGTGTCAAAAGTCGCGTCAGATGGATGTGCGCTTTAACTTACTTGAGATAAAGTCAGAAGATACTTCATACTTATTGTTCTTTTTAAAATCGTTAACAAAGGTATTCAGATATCTTTTTTTCAGAATATAAATTTCTCTCTTAGATTCATTCAATCGATATTCGTTTTCATAAACACTAATTGGTCTAGAAACTTCACTACCTGGGATAGTTACTTGATCCTCTCCATTGTAATACGTGAAAGGATTATCATGAAATTCTTGAGTCACTGATAGACCACCTTTCAATGCGATAACATCAATTCCATCAACTTTATATCCTGCTTTTAATTCTTCAGTCTCATAGTGATGAATTGTAGTGAATGGATTGATGACAAGTGAATCCATTTTTCTATCAAATGATTCTTTATCTAGAGGCCAATCGTAAGTAGCATTGATCATGTTATTTGTCAACACAATAATCCAATCATAAAAAGGATTATCATAGTATCTTTCGGCAATAGTATCTAATCTATCGCTATCTTTTATTGTGTATTTTTTAAAAAATACAGCATAGGAAAATACTTTTTCGTTTAAAGTGTATCGCTTAAAGAAATTTTTTGCAGTAACATAATCTGTTTCCGAGAATGGAAATCCGATTGGTTTTACTGAATATTTTATGTCTGGAATTAAATCGAAATACATTAGTATGTTGCCCCTCCCCAATAAATTTCTTCTCTATACACTAGTTTGGTTTCTGCAAAATTGATTTGCATATTTATTGCAACTGGTGCAAAATTTTCATATACTGCATATGAACCATCAGGAGTATAGTTTACTGATAATCCAGTGATTGCACATGGTTTAAATTGTGTAAGATAGGGGTTTTCACTGGATCCTGCCATAAATTTTACATCAACTAATGCCGGAACTTTTATAAAGGATGGCGCATTTTGTCCACCCAAAACACCTGTATCTGATTCAAAAGATGGCAACATTGCTTTCTTGAAGGTCGTTATAATATTTCTTATTTCATCTGTTTCTGTTTGACTTCTTGCTACCATTTTAAAATTTAAACTAAATGTTCTCAAATCAAATCCATTGAATAGTAGCTCAGTATTTGGATTTAAAACAACATTTCTAGTTGCTCCAAGAACATCATTAAGTCCTAGACCTTCTCCTTGACCTGTATTTTGTAGTGCTTCAAGTGCAGTTTTTGTCAATTCTACTAGTGCAGTATCTAGAACGGCACCACCACCAGATTTTAATTTTTCCATAAAACCCTGCCAATCATTGCCTCCAGCGGACCCTACAGCTCCTAAAATTCCAGCGGTAAAATTTTGAATTGATTTTCCTCCCCATTGTGCCCCATAATCAGCAGAAATATCTTCTGGCATGTAAAGAACTATATTTTGAAGAGTTCCATTAGTTCCATCTTTAACAGATACTCTTCTGTTGTTATAAAGGGAGGAATTGTATGCACTTAATGATCCTGTTTTTGTTCCTGCTGAAGCTTCACTAGTATATGGACCGACATAATCAAAAAATGAAAATTTTACATAATTTGTTGTTCCTTCTGATGATTTTAATTCGGATGGATAATACAAGGTTGATGATGGACCATCTTTAGAAGAATTTCCGAAACTAAATGATGTTACATTAGTTCCTTCCGCTGCTTGATTAGCCGCGGTCAACGCTTTATTTTTTGCCTCAAGATCTGCATTTTTTTGTGCTTCTGCATTAGCAGCTCCGGATGTTTCCTGTCCTGTTGTCTCTTGTCCAGGGTTTCCCATTACTTCACCATCTCCTTACTTCCTTTGCTTCCATATCCCATCACCATTCGATGTCCCTTAATTTTGTCATAGAATTTTTCGTTTGTTTCCTTCCAAACATCTTCTTTTTTGTATGGAAATTTATGTCCGCTCACATCTTTGACAAAATTTTCAACTGGTAACAAAATAGCTGTATCCCATTCATCTTTGTGGAGATCAAGCATGTAACCTTGAACATGATTCAGAATGTATTTATGGAAGCAATTTTTGGGTATGTCAATTTTATCTGACATTATATCCTGTATAACTTTGACTCTTTTCTTTGGTGCCATGTAGTGAAGATTTGCCCCAACAAATTCATTTTCATCAATAATTTTCATTACATAAACAAGGGGAAATGTGTCATAGTATGGCAACCATTTCATCTTTGCTTTATATTCAAAAAAGTAAAGATGTCCTTCAACTGGATATCTTCTCAATATGTTTCCATCCGCAAATTGAGATGCTCTATCTTGATTCTCTTGTCTTAGTAATTTTGCCGGATCTTTTTTATATTCTGAGGAAAGAGATGCTACTTTGCTGCGATACCAATCGTAACTTTTTCTTTCTCCTCCTGTTGCTTCACTTACCTTCTCAAATATAGTTTTGTATCCTGTCTTCTTTTTTGGATTATTTCTTTGTATTTCTGAGAAACCTGTGGCCATTGTCCTATACCTTTAAGTGATCTTCGGTGAGTATCTTAAATTTCATCTGCCGATCCTCACAGAAGTCCTCAGCCGCATCCCATTTAGCGCGGTTCTTGATGTAAGTTAGAACTTCTCGTTTCCAAGTGGCAGTCTTACGTTTTGGTTTGTCATTCGGTTTGATTGTCTGTCGTTTTGGTTTAATTTCAATGATGTATTTCTCATACTTACCTTCCTTTGTTTTTACTTTGATGTAAAAATCAGGATAGTAACGATGAACTCTACCATCTATAGGAGACCTGTAAGGAATGATTACTTCCTCACTACCCCACTCTATAATTGATGTTGTATGATCACAGAAGATCATAAATTTCTTCTCCCACATGGACCTATAAATGATCCGGGTGGGGTTTCCACGATACTTCTGTGGGTTCACTGGTTTATACAACCCAGAGTATGCCATAAATATAAATATACACTTCACCAATCCTATTTATTGTGGGAAAATCCATATCGGAAGTAATCACTAAGATACAAAAGGGTATGTCGATGACTACCATGTATGAAGTGACTTTTGAATTTCCGACGCAAGCATCAGAATTGAAAGGACAATTGCAGGCAGCAGTTGGAGATAGAACTTCTGGTTCTTTAACTGGTGATGGTTTAATTACTTTGATGTGCAATGAGGCACAATTACCAAATATTTCTTCACTTACTGGACAGACAAATGGAATTGTTATGGGAGAAGGTCAAGTAAATTATGCTTACGGAAGATTATATTCTGATATTGCTTTAGGTTGGCAATGTGATCATAATATGACACCACTCAGGTTTCTACAGACATGGCATGATTATACATTTAGTGACTCTAGAGTTGGTGGTGGATCTTTAGTGGAGACTAGATCAACTCCATCTAAAGTTAGATATCCAGAAAAATATCAAGGAACAATTATAATAACTAAACTATCTCAAGGAAAGGGAACAAAAGATTTGAAACCAATGAAATACACTTTAATTGATGCATTTCCTTTTAGTATTGATGCCACTCCTTTGTCTTACGGGTCATCACAGATAGTAAATGTCTCCGCATCTTTTTACTACTCTAGATATTTTGTTGAGAACACTGATATTATTTGAAATTTCAAAATTGACTTTTAATTTATAAAAAAGTCGAAAAATTTTTTTCGACAATTTTTTGCCCAAAAAGTTGAGATATATAAATATAGGATTTTAATAATATTATGTCATTACCTAGACCATCTACGCCAACATACGAGTTGACTTTACCATCAACAGGAAAAGTTATCAAATTTAGACCATTTTTAGTCAAAGAAGAAAAAGTATTACTTCTTGCAGAGCAGTCTGAGGACGAAAAAGAGATTAAAAATGCTATCAGAGATGTCATCAAAAATTGTATGGTTTCTCGCGTTAAGATAGAAGATTTTACATATTTTGATTTGGAGTATGTGTTTTTACAATTAAGAGCTAGATCGGCAGAGGAACATCTGGATTTAGTAATTACATGTAAAGATGACAATAAAACGCAAGTAAATCATCGCATAAATTTGCTTAATGTTGAAGTTAAGAAGAATTCCAAATCGAGCAATAAAATTATGCTGGAGGAAGATTTTGGTCTAATTTTGAAATATCCAGGAATGGATGAATTTGTTAGATTTGCTATGATGGGAAATCAATTGCCAGATGAAGAAGTAATTGAATATGTTGCAACTAAAGTTGATCAAATTTTCCATGGTGAGGAAGTATGGGATGCCGCAGATTTGAAAAAGCAAGAAATTATTGATTGGTTAGATAATTTAACTCAAAAGCAGTTTGTTAAAATTGGAGAATTTTTTGAAAATCTTCCAGTATTGAAGCATGAATTCAAACTCAAAAATCCAACAACTGGAGTAGAAAGTGAGTATGTATTGGAGGGATTACAGAATTTTTTCGCCTAGTAATGTCCTATAATAATCTGGAAAATTATTTTAGGACAAACTTCATGTTGATGGAGGAACATAAATACTCTTTGACAGAAATTGAAAATATGATGCCTTTTGAACGGCAAGTTTATGTCCTTCTTGTGAATGAATATATTAAGAAAAAAGAAGAAGAACTTAAGCAAAGGCAACAAGGTAAATGATTCCGGAAAAGGCGATAAAAAAGTTTTCAAAACCTTCTCATAGAGAGATTGCTGTTGGAATTTTAGTATCGTATGGACTATTTCCACAAACTAATGATGGAATAGATCAAGCAAAAAAATTAATTGCGGGAGCATCCAAATGGATATCTCCTTCCAATTTGCCTGAGTATTATGATGGAATTGATAGTGATCTCATTACAGGAAGAGAAACTCCAGGTATTCTGGCAATCAGAGAAACATTAAAGAATTTTTACTTTGGAACCCCAACAACTACAATTGATGAAACTCCAATAGAGGAAATTCCAGTTGAAGTAGAAATTATTGAAGTTGAAAAATTACCTGATCCTGTTCCTCAACCTGATCCAACGCCAGAACCAGTAAAGATTGAAATTGAGGTTCCTGTTGAGAAGCAGGCAAATGCTCCGCGAAGAATTAAACTTCCAAGAGCAAAAAATCGTTTTGTTCGCAAAAAAGTAAAACCACTTTCTCAAAGGATGGCAGAATCCTTTGATAAGAATTTACTAGATCCTCTTATAGAGGAAATCAAAAATCCAAAACCTCTTCCTACATCTAAGACTAAAAAAGGGGGAACAAAAAAGCAAGTATCTAAGAAAATTTTCCCAGGAAAACAATTTGCCGGAAAATTTTCTTCATCTTCTGGTAGCTTAGGTCCAAGAGTAATTTCCAAAATTGGAGCATCTTTTGGACTCGCTGCTGCGTCCAGAAAAGCATTCAAAGAGTCTGGTGGCGATCCTCGCTCTCTGAGACGCGGGTATTTCCTCTCCAAGGCACTTGGAGCAGAGTTCGGTGGGGATTTCCGTCGTAGGACCAGAGGCACCTTCTCAAGGGATCCAGACGCCACTCAGGATCCTGGCATGAGCAAGGAAGAAAGATTTGCTCAGGTGGTCAAACGTGATCTTGTCAATCGTCCTCAGATGATGAAGCAAGGTGAAATTCTTGATGTTGATTCATACACCAATAAAACTGCTTTACAATCAATCACAGATCTTGCCAAGAAGACAGCAGACAAGATTCTTGGTCTGGAACCAGGATTTGTTAGAATTGAAAAGAGTCAAAAAGAGACATCTAAGGCATTTGTTAAGATCACTCAGAGTTTGAGCGAGGTCAAAAATACATTTGTAAAGACAGCAGATAACTTTAAAGAATTTGTTGATAATAAAGAAGAAGTTATTAAGATCAAAACTAAAATACGAGAGGTTTTGAGGAAAGAGCAAGACGAAAATAAGAGATCTGCCACAGAAGCACAGGGAGAATTATTTCAGGATACTGCTGGCACTACTGATGTAGAAGAAACAGATCAAGGTCTTAATGAAGAAGAAGAACAACAGCAAGAAGATGGTGGCGGTGGATTTGATTTACCTGATTTCAGAAGACCTAGAATTAGAGGAAGACTTAGATTAGCAAGAAGAAGATTTAGTAGATTTGGACGTGGATTTGGTAGGAGATTAGGTGGTCTGGGAAGAGGATTGGGTAGAATTGGGAGTGGAATTGGTAGAGGATTAGGTGCTGCCGGTAAGTTTGTTGGTGGTCGTGTCTTAGGTCCAGTATTGGGAGATATGTTATTTCCTGAAGGTGCTGGAGTATCTGAGCCACAAATGGGACCAGATGGTAAATTTAGAACTCCTGATGGCAAATTAGTTCCGGAACCAGGAGCATCTAAACCAAAATCAGTAGCAAGTAGAGTAGGAAATCTTGCTGAGTCTGGTAAAGGATTAATTGGTAAAGGAAAGGGAGCAATCGGTAAAGTTGCTGGCAAAGTTGGATCTAAACTAGGTGGTGGACTAGCAAAGTCTATTGGTAAGAAGATTCCTGGTGTTGGTTTAGTTATTGGTGGACTGGCAGCGGCAGATAGATTCAAATCTGGTGATATTCTAGGAGGAATTGGAGAGATTGGGTCTGGAATTGCCTCTCTCGTTCCTGGTGTTGGAACAGCAATATCTCTCGGTATTGATGCTCTATTGATGGGTAAAGATGTTGCTGCTGAGGCATCCAAACCAGAAACTAAATTGTCAGGTGGTGGTATTGTTGCTGGTGAGGCAGGAAATGAGGCAGTTATACCACTAACATCTTCTATTGGAAAGAAAGTTGTAGGAGGATTGGAAAATAGTGGTGGTGGATCTATCCTCAGTGCCATTGGTCCTTTATTATCTGCTACTGCCGGAATAGTTAGAAATCCTTTATACGGATCGATACTAGGACCAGTTGTAAATCCAATTATCCAACCGATGCTGGCACAATATAAAGTTCCAGTTTATTCTGGCGATTTTGGATCATTTAAAATATCTAAACTTCAAGCAGCAACTACTCAAGCAAAAGGAAAGACAAAATCTATTGAACAAGCATCAAAAAATCCTCTCACTTCTGGTATGGGGTGGTTGGGAACTATGTTTAGTGGCATTGGCGGTATGGTTTCTGGAGCATTTGGCGGCATAAAGAATTTCTTTGGTGGATTATTTGGAGGTGGTCGCCAGAAACGTGGTAAAGGAAGTAATGTTAGTGGCATTCCTTTAGGGGATGGTGAGACAGCTACTGGTTCAACAATTATGAATGGACTTGTAAAAAGAGGATTTACGAAAGAGGAAGCAGCAGCAATTGTAGGAAATTTATGGGCAGAGTCTTCATTTAGAACCGGAGCTGTAAATCCAAAATCAGGAGCATTTGGTTTAATGCAATGGGCATATGGTAGGAAAGATACGCTCATGAGAAGGGCAGCAGAATCTGGCAAAAGCGCAACTGATTTGGAGTTCCAATTGGACCATATTGCTTGGGAACTTCGTGGTGGGGATAGATATGAAACTTCGCAATTCAAAAAAGCAATGGCATATGGATCTGATGTTCCCTCAAAAACTAGGGGATTTGCTAATGAAGTTGAAAGAGCAAGTGATAGTGAATTATCGTCTTCAATGGCAAAAAGAATTGGAGCAGCTGAATCTGTATATAAAAAAGGATCATCATCTATTTCTGGAAATAACAGAAGATCTTCTCCATCTTCATCTAATAATCAAGATAAAAAAACAGAAGAAACACAAAAAATATCTGCTAAATCTACTGGTGCGTCCGCTGCTCCAAAAGTTGCTGCCGCCCCAATGGCAAAATCGGATGATTCAAATTTAATGGCATCTGCAGCACAATTGCCGACTAAATCTCTAGCACCATCTGTGATGCAAGATCCTGATCCAGATAATGAAGGTTATGGAAATAATCTTGCTATCGTTGCACCATCAGCAGGTAAGGTAAGTCCCCAAATGCCTAGACAAACTGGCGGTGGAGGTTTTGTTGTAATGGATCAAGATCCAGGTTTAACGATAGGTGGTATCATTAATGCTAGGTTGTATAATGCCTAATAAATAATCTAGGAGGATATTATTAAATGGCTTCTGGAACTAGTTCTGTTGCACCAGTTGGACAAAATCCAGGTGGTCCAGGTTTATTTAAGTTAATTGGCGAGAAAGTCAAGAAGGCCAAAGAGCAAGCGGTAGAAGCTCGTCAAGAAGCAGATCAACGTATCAAAAATCTTGAAGAAATTCCAGATGATGAAAAAACTCAAGATGATATCATTGAGTTAGATTCACTCAAGCAAAAGAGAAGTGAGAACGCATATTTTTTCAAGAAAGCACTGAAGTTTCAGGCAACTGACAAAATTAGAACAACAATGGGTAAGTTCCAGAGAGATCCGGAACTACAGAATGATCCAGCAGCAACGGAAAAAGAAAGATTTTATGCTAAGTCTGGAATGTTTAGACCTGGCGAGATGCCAGATACATCTGATAGAGAAGGCGGTAAAGACGTAGTGAGTTATGTTGGAAAGGGATTCCAACTTATCATGGATGCGATTGATAAAATTAAATCAAGAGTTAACAAAACAGCATCCAGTAGCGAGCAAACAGCATCTACTGCTTCATCAACAGAATCCAAAACTGATGGTGTAAAAAATTCTACAGAAAATTTAAATAAGACAACCGAAACAATATCAAATGTTTCAAAAGAGGAAGTTAATGTTCAACAAATGGAGTTGGACTTTGAACAAAAGGCAGAGCAAGAGAGAAATAGAGCAGAGTCTGAAGCAAGATCAGAAGCACAATCCGATACCGCTGGTGTTACGGATGTTAAAGAAACAGATCAGGGAATAAAACCAAAGGGCAAAGGATTATTTTCTTCCATACTAAACATAGGAGGTCAATTACTTAGTGGTAGAGGTGGTGGAAGATTGGGTGGTCTTGGGGGCAGAGGTGGAGCATTAGGAAGATTGGGTAGAATGAGAGCAGGAAGGATGATGAATCCTGCCAGAAGAAATAGACAATACACTGCTCCAATTGGTCCACAACCAATGAATTCGCCTACACCATGGGCAGCAGAGGGTGGTGGATTTACTCCAAGAATGCCATCCAGTAATATAAACCTGTCCGATGGTGGAATTATTGCCCCAATTAAAGCACAAAAACAGAAGAAATTAGCAGATGGTGGAATTACTGGTCTAGTTTCTAAATTCTTACCACCACCATTGGGTCCAATGCTCAATATGATGATTAACCCAGGTGGAGCAATGGGTGGCATTGGTAATGCAGTTAAAGGTGCTGCCGGTGGAGCATTCCAAATGCTTACCAATCCAACAAAACTCATTGGAGATGGATTGAGAGCAGTGTTACCAATGAATCGTAATGTTGGTAAGCAAGTTATGGGAAATAAAAAGGAAACTGAAAATATTTCTCAATTATTTAAATTACCGAATATAATTGGTGGCGGTATTATGTTTTCAAGTATTGCTCAAATTGCTAATGCGGTCCCATTCTTAGGTGCAATTATCAATGCTGCCAAACCAATTATAAAACCATTAGTTGAAGCATTCGGTTTACCTGCATCTGTTCTGGGAATTATTTTTGGTGGAGGATCTGCTAGTGCCGCTACAATGCCGGAACCAGTAGATTTCGGTGCTCAAGATGATGGTGGAGATGGTGGTGGAGGTGATGGTGGCGGTGGAGGAGGAGGATTAGGAGCGGTTGGTCCATCAATGACATCTAGTGGTGGATCAACTGCTTCGCAATATGTAACATCCGGATTTGGACCAAGAAATACTGGAATCGCTGGTGCGTCCACAAATCATGGTGGTATTGACATTGCTGGTGGACCATGGCAAGCAGGAACAGCAATTTCTGTTATTAAACCGGGAGTTGTGGAGGAAACTGGTGATCTTGGTAGAAGTGGATGGGGAAGATATGTAGTTGTTAAACATGATGATGGAACTTTTAGTTTATATGGTCACTTAAGTCAGATCAATGTGAAAAAAGGAGATAAGATAGAAAATAAATCTGGAGAAGCTAAAGTGATAGGAAAAGTTGGAAGTACTGGAGTTTCAAATGGTCCGCATTTGCATTTTGAATTAGGAAAAGGTTGGAATGGAACTATCACAGGAAAAGTTGATCCTAGAGGATATGTTGATTCTTATATTAGAGGTGGAGGAGATGTGAAGGTTAAGCAGACTGATGCACCACAAGTAGCAGCAAAACCGACTGCTAGTCCAACTGGTGTTGCTGCTGCCTCATCCAATGCTGCTCCAACTCCTGCATCCAAACCTAGATCAGGATCTGGTAGTGGAGGAAAACCTTCTTCTAATGTTGCTGTTCTTCCCAATAATACATTAGCAGGTAAAGCAGTAAATCAAGTAGTTAATTCGGCAATTGATTCCGTGACACAATTTCCTGTATCTCCTGGAGCAGCATTTACCAATCTTTGGCCATCTCCTCTTAAAAATTAATATAGTAAATTAACATGGCAGATAAGAGTAGCGTAAAATCTTTTACCCCAAATTCTATTAATATCATATCTCTTTCAGGAAAAGTTTATGATATTACATCTTTATGCACCACATTTTCTTATTATGAAGATGTTGATAAACCATTTGTAATGGCGAAATTGCAGGTAATTGATAGTGGTTTAAATTTAATTAAGACATTACCTATTCAGGGTGGAGAAGATGTTGAAATTGATTTTGATGCTCCAGGAAGCACTGGAAAAAATACTGCCAAATTGGATAAAATTTTATACAAATTTAAAGTTTGGAAAGTTTACAATAGGCAATTTGATGCAAAAGTTCAGATATATCATCTTGCATTAATTTCAGAGGAAGCATTCTTAAATGAAATCGTGAGGGTGACAAAAAGATTAGAAGGTTCCCCGGATGAAATAGTAGAAAAATTACTAAGCAAATATCTTAAAACAGAAAAAACACTTTCTAAAGAAAGAGCAGGTAACAAATTAATTTTCTATCCATCGCGTAGAAATATAACATCTATTATTTCATCTATTCAATTAAGATCTCGTTCCGAAAAAGCAACTCCAATTAATGTAAAACCAAAGACAAGCACAACAACAGAAACAAAATTTACTTCTGATAATGGCAATAGTGATGCTTTTATAGCAGGAACTGCAGGATACTTGTTTTTTGAAAATAAGAATGGATTTGTTTTTAAATCTATTGATACATTATGTGCTGTTGGGACCAAAGGTAATTTTACTGGTAGTGATGTCATTGCTTCGTATTATTCTAGACCTGTAAGTAAAGAAGATGGAGACATTGGTAACTTCTTTGTCATACAAAAATATAGATTCATCGATGAAATTGATATTGTAGAGAAATTTAGACGTGGAGTATATTCCACAAAAATGGTATTCTATAATGTCTCTACTGGAGATTATGAAGAGTTTAATTATAGTTTAAAGGAAACTTTTGATAGTATGGTTAAACTTGGATATCAAGATAGTTTACCAGAATACCAAATAAGACATGGCGATTACCCATCTAGGGTAATGTCTATGATTGTTGATCATGAGACATGGCATAATAAAGAAAGCGTTGCAGATCCAGTTCAGGGTGGAGATGCAGATTATCCAGATGAGTCTAGATATCTGATTGCTCAAGGACTTTCGCGTAGAGATGCACTAGAGTTTCAAAAATTAGAAATTACTATTCCTGGTAATAGTAATCTAGTTGTTGGTGAGAAAATTAAAGTCTATCTACCAAACATGGCAGAGGCATCGATCAGAAAAACAGACCCATGGGATAAGGAATCAAGTGGAAATTATTTGATAGCAAAATTATCACATAATTATGTTATGGCAAACGAGCCCGGTCCTGCCATGACGACAGTTTTAGAACTGATACGTGATACATATGGTATGGAAGAAGAACCAAGTGGTGTAAAGTAATATGGATCCTGTATTATCAAGTCTATTTCCAACATATAAAATTGGAAACGATGGATTTTCTTGGTGGATTGGTCAGGTTGAAAATAATAAAGACCCAAAAAATAGCGGAAGAATTCAAGTAAGAATAGTTGGTCAGCATAATCGTGAGGGCGATATAACTCCAACTGCAGACTTACCATGGGCAAATGTGACAATGCCTCTTAATGTTCCATTTACTACAGGTGGAACAACTGGCGCAACCAACAATATACAAATTGGTGGATGGGTAATTGGATTCTTTATGGACAATGAATGCCAGCGTCCATTAGTTATTGGATCAATTGCTCACACTAAGGCATCAACATACAAAGATTTACAAGAGTATACACCAGATTTAAAGAGTTTGGGATTCAAACCAACTAAAGCAGTTGATTTAAAATCGGAAAAGCATAGATCAGCAGATGAGCAAAGTGGTAAAGATAAAAAAGGAGCTATAACTGATGGTGGTATTCCTGCTGTAGGAACATCCAATTTAAATAAAAAAGTTCCTCCTGCAGTTGGAGCACTCAAAGGAAAAGAAAGTGACTTAAATCCTACTGGTGGACAAATGTGTGTTGCAATTGCAGATCCAAATTGCGATGCAAAAGATTTAGGTGATGATATCAAAAAAATAGTTGGAGAACTTCTTGCAAATACACAAGCATCTGGTGGAAATATTGGAAGTTACTATGTTAGTAAAATTAATGGTGAATTGTATAGTGCTGTAGACATACCAAGGAGTTATGTAACTAAAATTAATAGGGTAGTTTCTTCGTTTGGATCTAGAGTAAAGAAGGAGATTATATATGGAATTCGTGAAGCAATTGATGAGTTAATTCAACTTATCATGGGAGTTCAGAGTGCCAAGGATTTGGCAGATCAGGGCGCAGATAAGACAAAAAATCCAAAAGAATCTTATATTCCAGTAACAGAAAGAGGTAACTTTTTAAAAGATGTTATTAATACAATTAATACAGTTTTAAATGAAGTTGGTTGTTCATTCAAGAAAACTTTAGATGATTTAATTAATTTCATCATTGACTTATTGATGGAATATTTGATCGATGCAATTTCAGCAGCATTCTGTTTGATTGATAACATTGTTGATAGTATTGTATCGTATATTGATTCTGCTTTTTCAACATTAGTTGAAACAGTTTTAGGACCACTGCAAGATTTATTGGGAACCGCTGGAAGTTATCTAGATATCATAGGTGGAGTTGTAAGTAGAGTTTTAAATATACTTGGAATTAGTTGCACTGGCGTTGAAGATAAGTGTAATAAAGACAAAACTAGATGCACGGATGGTGGAAGTGATGACAAGAAAGAAGATGAAAAGGATTTTCTTGATAAATTGATTGATGAAATTGAAAAAGGAAGTTTAACTGGTGGAGATCTTTCAGTTGGAGATAAGTATTCTAGAGGTGTTTGTGAAGATGCAAAGGCAAATGCTCCAGAAGAAGAAACTGAAGTATTTTTTGTTGGTGGAGTTGAGACAACGCCAGCAAATAGTTCCTATGTTGCAGAGACAACTACGATTCCTGATATTCCAATAGAAACAATAGATTTTCCAACGGATCTACCAAATCCACTCACTGATTATAGAAAAGATACAGATCCATTTATTGAGTATAAAATTGTTGCTAGAGAAGACGTAATTGAATCTGGGGGAATCGTAACATTTGATATTACTGGTCCAGAAAGAAATGGTGTTTTGGAAGTTGAAGTTATAAGTGCCACAACAGGTATAGCGCAAGAAGAACCATATGAAGAATGTGTGGTGAATACAGATGATGGACTAGGTGTTGGATTTACCGTACTTCCAGCTAGAGGTGTAATTGATGGCGAAGAAGTGGTCGTTATTGAAATACTTGCACCAGGAAAGGGATATCTAGTTGGAATGGTATTTACAATCAGTGGTAGTAAAGTTGGTGGTCAAGACGGTGTTGATGATGTAACCTTTGTAATTACTAAGGTAGGTGAATTAATTAATTATAAAATTTTTGGAGATGTTTACGAAAAGGGATTAGTAAATCCATCAACTTATCCAGAATATGGCGAACTTCTTTACTCAGAACCGACTACATTTCCAATAGCGACAAATAAACTCACTGATTGGGATGTTCCTGGTTATGTTGGACTTGAATTTACATCAAAAAGAGCAGCAGATTCAGCAACAATATGGGACGAAGATCCTAAGACTACATTCCCAGAAGAAATTCCTGATGTTAAATTTGTTAGTTTGACTACAGACAAAGAATCATATATTGAGGGAGAAACTATAAATTATGCAGTCAATACAATTGGTTATAATAATGGAACAATATTTAATTACAAAATTTTTGGAGGGGTAAGCGAATCAGACTATAAACTTTCGGATGAAGATAAAAAAGTATTGATAAATGATTCATTGGGAGAATTTTACATCTATGTAATTGAAGATGACGATGACACTGAACTTACAGAAACATTAACTGTTCTACTATTTGAAGATGGAACTGACAAACCAGTTGCATCTAAAACTATTTTTATTGTTGCGGAAGAGAAAGATGAAGAAGAGACTCCATTTACATTATCTCCAGACACTACACAAGAACAACTTGAAGAGTATTTGAATAATATTGTTATAACTAAGGAAAAAGATTTTGCGGATCAAAAGACAAAAACACCACCAGAATTAGGAGTTAAGAATCCATTAACTCCTAATGTTCCTAGCAATATACCAAAAGATCCCCCCACTGCGGGAACTCCAGTTACTGATGATGTTGGATCTATTATTAGCATTTCGATTGATAATCCAGGGGGCAAAACATATCAAATTCCTCCAAAAGTGATTATCCGTGGAAAGGGATCAGGTGCTGCTGGCATTGCTCTACTTGATAGAAATGGATTTGTTTCTGAAATTAGAGTGACTAGAATTGGTTCTGGTTATAAAAGAAACGTTTCTGGACAAAATACTGATTCAATCTGTGTCATAGATTCATTTACTCTCATTAGACCAGGATTTGGATATACAGAACAACCAACATTATACATCGATGGTGATCCTAACATAGGTGAAATTATTATTGATGATAATGGATTTATCACTGGAGCAAGAGTGTTAAATAGAAGTAAGTCTTTTACTACTATTCCTGATATTTTGATTGCTGGTGGTGGAGGAGTTGGAGGATTTGTTCTTCCCAGTTTAGTATGCTTACCACAGGAAGAATTAGAGCGTAAGGGATATGTGAAGATTGGAACTGGTTCTTATATTGATTGCCCATAATGTCACAAAGTTATAATCAACCTACTAATATTCCAAGTGCCATAGGAGCTAATGCTTCGGCAGTTCCAACTGATGGAAGAACATCGGTTGAGGATGATTCCATTCTCTTTTGCACTAAGGACATTCAAATTATAGGTGTGCATCTTGGATATGCCATAGGAACATTCTCAAACAAAGATGGTTCTGGTGGTTTATTCATAAGTGATGGTCAAAGCACATTCAACATCGATGAAAATAAAACAATACACTTACAGACTGGTAAAAGTGCAATAGATGGTGCCACTGGAGGAGGACTTCAATTAAGAAGTGATTGGTTGCACTCAAAGATTAAAGAGATGACCTTAGAGGTCACTGGAGTAGACGATGAATCTACGCAAGATGCATCCGGATCCGAAGAAAGAAATCCGGCATTTTCTTTAAAAATATATGGAGATGCAGCAATTAATTGTGTGGGTGGAGATTTAAAAATTGGTGGAAATAATATACTAATTAAGGCAGAAGATCAACTTAAATTAGTTGCCGGATCGCAAATACTAGCAGTCTCATCTGATGGAACTGGAAAAATAGATTTATTGGGTGGAGAAGTAAAGACAACTGCAAAATTTGCAAAGTTCGATCTTACTGGATCCTTTTATGTTGATGGACCATCTGAAATAACCTTTAACCAAAAATTAAGTGTTGATCCAGTTACGAGCAAAGTAACTCTGGCTCCAACGTCTTCTAGTAATGCTACTAACAGCATCGGTAATATTACTAACGTTGTTACTGGACAAGTTGCTACTACAACTATAGGTAATACTCAAATTGATGCTAATAAATTTTTAACTAGAGATAATCAAGGATCTTCAACCATTTCACTTGGACCTAATTACCTCTATAGTCTAGCACAGATTGAGGTAGAAGCTGTAGGAACTCCAAGAGAGAATTCAAGAGGATTGAATGCATATCAATTGACAGTTGGTGGATCTATAGGAACATCCTATGATTTAGCTGCAGGAGCAATCAATCAAAATGCTGTAGGAAGTATAACATCCACTTCAGTATCATATACATCTCTAATTGGTCTCACAATTCAACTGAACTAAGGGGCTTGACAAACCTCAGAAAGTGACCTAGGATAAGCTTGTCCGGTAAAGATGAGACATATGAAGCTTAAAGTAACCAAGAGAAACTTCACTGATTCTAATGGAAATAGTTGGGAATGGGAAGAGACTGCTGAGACTCTTCAAGCACTCAACGTCCTCCATGGGGTCAGTCCGAAAACTGCCACACCCCCCTTGACAAGACCCACCTAACCTGTTATTATACATACATACAAACGACGAGGTTAAACGGGAGCGATGAAAGTTCCAAACTGGCAACACCACTCCAAGAAAGAACAGAAACGCTCCCTTAAACCTCAGATGTTGAGGGCAGCAAAACAGAGGCGTCAAGCACTTAAGAAAAAATTGCTATTTCAATGAATCATAAATTATTGCCCAATAATGCCAATAATTTAATAATTTGGGAAGAATTATTTGAATACATTCAAATGTATTGCGATAATCACAATTTACACAAATACTCCCAAATTGCAGGAAATGGTATTGATCCTATCGATTTTAATAATCTAACATATAGATTAAGAATTTTGGGTGAGCATGAAAATATTCCTTTTATGCAAGAAAAATTCAATGCATTTTTTTCTATTTTTGATTTGCAAAATTTTGTAGCAGAGAAAGAAAAGCAAAATTTGTTTCCTCACTTTGCTATATATTTTTCATTTTTTCCACATGCAAAATCTCACGGAAATCATTGTGATGAAACCGATTTATTTCATTGGCAACAAGTTGGTAAAACGGAGTGGACAATCACGGAATCTGGTGAAACATACAAATATGTTTTAAACCCCGGAGATTGTATTTTTCTACCAGAAGGAACATATCATGATGTTGTTCCTTTAACTCCAAGAATTGGATTATCATTTGGATTTTGGACAAAGTAATGAAACCTATTATACATAGCAACTTTATATACGAGTATAAAAATTTTGTGCCTGTAGAAGTTTGTGAAGAAATTATCAATTATAGTAAATATTTTGGTAATTTTTTAACTGACGACAGTAGAAATAAGATTAGAAATAACCAAGCATTTAATCTAACGACGATGGCACCCCAAAATCCATATGTCAAATATATTGATGATATTGCTCACAAATATTTTACTGAGGTTCATCAAAGATTTAACGTTGATAATCATTTAATTAAAATTAATTATCCACATGGTAAAAGCAGCTCATTTCAATCTGAATACATATATAGAAAATATGATGTAAATGATTACTACAATTGGCACGCAGATTTAGATCCAAAGAAAAATTTTGTTCTTTCTTATGTTCTTTATTTAAATGAAGATTACACAGGTGGAAATTTACTTTTTCATAATGATAGAGTAAAAATATCTCCTAGTGTTGGCACTTTTATATGCTTTCCTACAGGATATAGTATGCTTCACAAAGCAACTAAAGTTCATTCTGGTAATAAACATATTATATGGAGTTGTTTTGAGTTGGTTGAATTTTAATTTTTCGCTGGTTTAGCTATCTGGTGAAAGCACCCGACTCATAATCGGATATAGGTGGGTTCAATCCCCTCAACCAGCATTTGGACTCCAGCAAGGTGCTTGCTAGGATATAAACAACTGACGCCTCCCTCTGCGGAAAGAGTAACCATCAGGTCAGTGTCCAAATTATATGTCGCTGTGGCGGAATTGGTAGACGCGCTGGGTTTAGGTTCCAGTGAATTAATTCGTGGAGGTTCAAGTCCTCTCAGCGACATTTGGAGGATTGGCAGAGTTAGGTTTAATGCAGGAGATTGCTAATCTCCCGATGTCTTCTATGGGCATCCGTTGGTTCAAATCCAACATCCTCCGCCTCATTCTGAGGTAGCCAAGTGGTAAGGCAGCGGGTTTTGGTCCCGCCATTCGTGGGTCCGAATCCTACCCTCAGAACCAAGGGTCTGTAACTCAACGGTAGAGTAACGGGCTTTTAACCTGGAAGTTGTGGGTTCAAATCCCACCAGACCCATTGGAACCGTAGCTCAGTGGTAGAGCACTCGGCTGATAACCGAGCGGTCACAAGTTCAAATCTTGTCGGTTCCACTTGACAACCATCCATCCTTATGGTATGATTGTCTTATCCCGAAAGGGACTGTCGCCTATAGGTTAAGGCCCACTGCTTATAACGGTGTGAACGGAGTTCAAGTCTCCGCAGTCCTACCAAGCGAGTATGGTGGAATCGGTAGACACACCAGACTTAAAATCTGTTGGGGGCAACCCCGTGGGAGTTCAAGTCTCCCTGCTCGCATCCACACTAAATAACCTTGTGTGGAAATTCAAACATGAAATACCATCTATCACAATCTTATGTCTTCTACATGGGGGAAGTGGTGAGAATGTATTTCATACAGGGTATTCCTTATACATTTGATGAACTTCCTCAAATTATACAGGATCACCCATCAGTTCAAACACAAGCATTGTCCAATCGTGACTATGATGATGAAGACATGTATTTGGCATCTAATTATTTGGTGACAGAAGCAGCACATCCACTTATGTTTGAACTGGAAGTAGACGATCCAGAACTTTTACCTAAAGATGATTCATGAATTTCGTAATCGCTTAATTGGCACATTTGAGAACAAACGTCAAGCATTTCGTAATCCTTCTCGGTTTGCGTATGTTAGAATTGTTCACAAGGATGTGGATGGATCTCTGATCTATGGCGAGCAAGCATACCACTATATGCTAAACTCTCCATATCGGAAGTTTGTCCTAGAACCAGTTGAAGATAACGGAAGACTAGTAATTAAAAATTACTCAGTGATTGATCATAATCTTCCCATCACGAAAGATAATCTCTCCTATCGTGATGGTTGTGACATCTATTTTAATCTAATTGATGATGTCTTTGTTGGATCCTCAGAAGGATGTAATTGCGTCGTGATGAGAGGAGGTAAGGAAACTTACTTCACAACAAAAGCACAGATTGGACCAAACTATTATCATGTTATTGATCGTGGTTTTGATCCAGTCAGCAAGAAACAAATCTGGGGAACTGAATATGGTCCCTTTGAATTTTCTAAACTCTCTATATAATTTGGAAGACGGTAAAAGTTATGGACTACCCAGACCCGTATAAACCAGTTCTAGTATTGAATAGTTCTTACGAACCAATCAACATCACAAATTGGAAACGAGCAATCGTTCTACTTCTCAAAAATAAAGCACATATGCTCTCTAAGAGAGTTATCAGACTAGTTAATTACATTGCTCTCCCTCTTAAAAAGATGAGAGTAACACAACCAACTCGTAAGATGATTTACCAACGAGATGACAACAAATGTCAGTATTGTGGATCAACCAGACATCTTACAATTGATCATGTAATTCCTAGATCTAAAGGTGGCGGGGATACGTGGGAAAACATGGTGGTTGCCTGTTCGTCATGTAATACGAAAAAAGGTGATAAATATCTTGAACAAACTGGTATGAAATTGGCGAAAAATCCTAGAGCACCCATCAACACCATGTTTTTATCTTTAGAAAAATCTAAGGATCCAGAGTGGACAGAATACGTCTTCATGTGATATAATATGAGAGGGAATACAAAAGGTCCGAATAGCAGGACGCCCTCTTTCTTGCCTAATTAGCTCAGTGGTAGAGCACTCGCCTTGTAAGCGAGCGGTCGTCAGTTCAAGTCTGACATTAGGCTCTTGGTAGTCCTTAGCGATTAACCATGATCTCCAGATGCCATTTGGTAGTTTCCTTAGTCTGGGGTGATATAAAGGGTCAAACTACCTGTAGGAACCAAAACCTCTCCTTGGTCTTAGTATTCTGTGACCAAGTGAAGTAAAGAGGGGGGCTTAAGGTGATGCTCCCCCCTCCTACCACAAGGGGAATTAACTCAGTTGGTAGAGTATCTGCTTTGCAAGCAGGCTGTCAGCGGTTCAAGTCCGCTATTCTCCATGGGTAGTTTGCGCCGGAAAGATAAACCGGAATGCCGCTACCCTTTAATCCTCTGTAGCTCAGCGGTAGAGCGAGCGGCTGTTAACCGCTTGGTCGCAAGTTCGATCCTTGCCGGGGGAGTTGTTAACAATTTATTATGAAAATTAATCTTTGGTATTGCGAATCTTTTAAAGAATGGAGATGGACTTTAACTGATGATCATCGTCCTATTGTAAAACAGGAATCTGGTAGCAGACCTTTTTTGAGAGACGCTATGAATGATATCGCAAACACTGTAGAATACATGATATCATCTCAGCAAAATATTTGACACTGGTATAAATAACTCAGAAGAATTACCAGTAGCGCAATAATTATGTCTCTTACAAGACTTGATAATCTGTATTCCAGCAAAACTGGAAAGTATCTGTATGTCTCTCCCGACGACTTTAACGCTACGGATACATTAGATAACAGAGGAAACTCACCACTCCGTCCATTCAAGACCATTCAAAGAGCATTCTTAGAAGTATCTCGCTTCTCATATCAGCCTGGTGCTAATAATGATCGTTTTGATCAATTCAGCATCATGCTTATGCCTGGTGATCACTATATTGATAATAGACCAGGACTAGTTAATTACAGTATCAATGGTAGTAATCAAAATAAAAATAGATATTACGATGCTGGTAATTTAATTGAATTAAACAGAGAATTTATTGCAAATGAAGCATATGCAAAGATGCTCAATGCAAATCCTGGATTTCTACCATCTACTGGAACCGTAGAAAATTTTATTAATAATGTTGCTGAAGTAATTGACTCGATCATTTACAATATTAAATTTGGCGGCAACGATAAAACTTTTGATGCATCTTTAGTATATCAAGATAACGCCACTTTATTTCAAAATGAACAGGCAGAATTATTAGAAATTTATGAAAATGCAGCTGAAATTGCTACCTCAATAATTAAGCAAGAAATTATTATAACGTTATATCAAACTACATACACACAATCTTTCGACCCATCAATTTCTGTGGGACCATCTGAATCCGGAGCAACGACACCGGATATTCCTTATGGTCAATTAGAAACATGTGCTGATGTTACAAGTGATTTAAATACATTATTTGATATTATTGCTTCTGGTATTAATCAAATTTTAGATTTAGGTGATCGCACAGAACCAGAAACTTTTGGTGAACTTCCTATCTTTAATTTTAACCAGGCAACTGGACAGTGGGAAGATAATTCCATCATAGATTTAAGAAGTCCAGACAATATCTATTGGAAGTTCAATGCTTCTACTGGTGGTGCAATTGTTCCTAGAGGTTGCTCACTGGTTGGATATGATCTTCGTAGAACTATTGTAAGACCACTCTATGTTCCTGATCCATCTGATGGAACACAAGAAAGAACATCAATATTTAATTTAACTGGTGGTTGTTATATTTGGCAGTTTACAATTAAAGACGGAGACCTCTCTTCAAATTCTCCATTGTATGATTCTGCCGATAAAGTTGGTAAAGTATATTACCAAAAAGGAAATGTTACTAATTTAGCTGTTCCTGAATATTCACACCACAAAATCTGCATTATGGAATATGCAGAAAATTTTGAATTAGATGCTTATTATAAAAAAGTTGCCGTTGCGTTTTCAAAATATCAACCAACTATTGATGATCCTGGTGAATTTGATGTATTGGTTCAGGAAAATAGAATTGTTGGACCTCTTTCGGATACAACTTTTATCGAAAGTATTAAACCAGTAGATACCAACTTAGGTGAACCCAATCAAAAATTAGTATTAAATGTAACAACTAAAGTTAATCATGGTTATTTTAAGGATCAGTATGTTGCAGTATTAAATCTTGGTTTAGACGAAGAGTTAAACGGCACATTTAAAGTAGCAAGCATTGATGCTAATAATCCCAAAGTATTCACTTACGAAATTCCTGGAAAGGTAGCAGCTGGATTAGGACTTACAAATAATGCTGTATATACATCAGGTTCCTCACTCAATTCAAATGCTGTAGTTCAAGCTGAAATTGACTCTGTTGAATCTGCATCTCCATATGTATTCAACTGTTCGATTCGTTCGATCTGGGGTCTATGCGGTATGTGGGCAAATGGATCCAAGTCAACTGGATTTAGATCCATGGTTGTCGCTCAATATACTGGTGTATCCCTGCAGAAAGACGATAGAGCATTCATTCGCTACGATGAATTTACTAACACTTGGAATCAAGCATCGTTAACAGATGCCTTTGCTTCTGTTCCTTATCATGCAAAGGGCGATTCTTACTGGAAGGATGAATGGAGAAACTTCCACATTCGTGCTTCAGATGATGCATTCGTTCAGTGTGTGTCTGTGTTTGCTGTGGGATTCTTTGACCACTTCTTGATGGAATCTGGTGGCGACATGTCCATCACCAACTCCAACTCAAACTTCGGTAACACTTCACTTCACTCTGTAGGTCATAAAGGATACTCATTTAACCAGGATAAGGGTGGATATATTACTCATATTATCCCACCTCAGCAAATTGTTGGTGGATATCGCCCTACTATTTTTGGTGATTCTATTAATTCAACTGAAATTCCATACTATCCAATTGATGTTCCAACTTCAAACGATCCTGGTAATTTTACTCGTCTTTACTTAGGAACCAACGAAGCATATGATCCATCTAAAAAACCAGCCTCAACATTAAGTGGATACCGACTTGGTGCTAGACCGGGAGAAAAATTATATGTTGAATTGGAACCAATTACTCCAGGTGGAAATAATTTATTTGAAGCAACTTTAACTCCAACAGGAATTGAAACGTATAATGTTTCTGTAAATTTCTTAAATCCTACTGGAATTACCATTAATCAGAGAGCACAGGATGCTTCTAATTTAATTGGATATAATAAACAATTCATTCAAGATGAAGTGTATGGATATATTACCGCAAAATATCCCGATCTTTTGAATAATTCAAATATTGACATCCTTACATGTAAAAGAGATATTGGTTATTATGTAGATGCTGTAGTTAAAGATTTGAGACTTGGGGGAAATGTTAATAGCGTTCAGACAGCAGAAGGATATTTTTCTGCAAATGAATTAATTTACATTGAAAATGAGTTAAGTGAAACAATTGATGCTCTTGGCGTAACAAAAGATTTTTGCCTCGCAGCAATGCGTAACTGGAATTACCTACTGACTGGATGCAAAACTGAAACAAGCAGTAGTATTATTGAAGTCCCATCAACAAAGGGATTAGTTGTTGGTATGAAGGTTACTTCATACTCTTCTTACGATTCATTAACTCAGACGGAACCAACTGGATCTCCAACTGCAACAATTCCACCCGGTTCTTATATTAGATCTATTATTGATGATACAAATATTGAAATTGGCGTAAAAGGATCTTATAATTTTGGCGTGGATCCAGGTCAATATTTTAATCCATCCTCACAAACTAAGGTAGCAACACAGGAGTTAACTGGTGCAATTCTTTATTTTACATTAAGAGACGAAACTGAATTTACATCATATCCAAATGGACCTGTTGCCGTAAGAGATGGTATTTTCTCAACTGAAAGAACTATCTATGATGATACTATCCCTAAAGATACAGTTAATGTATTAAATAATGAAACTGAATACGACGACATTGAAACAATTATTGATGGATATTTTGTAGACATTACAAGTATTTTATCTTCAGATCCAGAAAATGCTGGTGTCGATAAAATTGAACCAACTACAGACTTCTCGGTTCTTTCTAGGAGAGCAACACTCTTCACTATAGTTGGTGGACAAGCTCACCAAATGGAAACAGGAACAGCTGTTCGTCTTTCTCCAAAACCTGCTCCAGGAACTAATCCAGATCCTAGAGTTATTCGCCTACCAAAAGGATTTAATACTAATACAACATATTATGTAATTGCTCCAGGAAGAAAAACTTCTCCGGAAGATTTCTCAAGCACCACAATTTTCGATGGATCTGATCAACAGGTCTTCTTACTTGCAACAACTTTAGAAAATGCAAAAGCAGGTAATTATATTTACTCTCCAGAAACTGATTCAATAAATCCTGATGTAGTAATTGAAGTAAACAAATATATTTTAGATGCACAATATGATTTATATCAATATATAACTTCTGTATCTACAGATGCAGGAACTGGTGTATTAAAAACTTCAGTCTCACACTCATTTGATATTCCTTCTGACTCTATTGATCCAATTGATCACCAAAAAGTATTCTTTAGACCAATTAATGGATCAAATTTACCTGTAAGAACTATTTCTGTTGCTGGTGTAACTACTCAAGTAACTTTAGATCCCCAAGATGAATTTTGGGTTAGATATTATAGTCCAAATGAATTTACAATTTATACATCATACGATGATTCCAAAAATGATGTAAATCGTGTTGTTTTAAATGGAAATCTTACATTTTTAACATATTCAAATAAGAGATTTTCTCCACTGAGATTTGAACCAAAACCAACTAGTAATCAATCTGTCAGAAATTCAACTGGACAGTGGTATTTACGTTGTGTGGACGAAATTAGTGATGAAGATAATGAAAATACAAATCATATTTTGTATAGATTTAATTCTGGCAATGTATATTCCGGACCAAATCCTGGAGAGGTCAGGACATCCGATACATTCTTTGAAAGAGTTAATGATGATAGAATTAAAGAAGATAGAATTTACAAACTTAGATATGTAATTCCAAAATATCTAGAGACAGTTAGAGATCCATTAAATGGATTTGTATTAAAAATCAGAACAGACAACAAACGAAGATTATTACCACAAAAAATTGTACTCAAACCAATTATTTCCGATAGTCACTTAGAGGAAGCTGGGTATTCTTCTTCGTCAATTGCCAAATTTTTAAATAATTCTGGCATAAATCCAGATTTTGATAATACAGATGAGCAAATTGGTTGGGATAGAAAAACATATGGGAGTATTATAGAACCTAAATATGATCCATATAGTAATCCAAAAGTTGTAGAGACTAAAAACGGAAAAATTGCTTTTACTATTCAATCAGCAAAAATTATTTCCCAAGATAATGGAAGCGGAACAAACTTTAGTTACTTAGAAGTTGTTGCTTTTGACCACACTATTTTAAATCAAGCAATTAAGAATGAAAAATTTACAATAGTTAAAATTGAACCCCCACAGGGTTCAGTTGGAATTTTCTCCGCAAATGCCACTTCAAATACCAATGGAAATTTAATTCAATGGTCTGGGCATAGTTCTGGCACTGGTTATTTACACGGATATTTTACAACATCTGATAAACCATTTACATCAAGTTCTGTAACTAATCAAGATCATTATTTAATAATTAAAAATATTACTGATGGTGAAATCAATTTCAGTAAAATAAATCAAACGACGTTTTTCCAGGGAGGTTCTACACCTCTTGGATCTACAGTGTTTGCAAAACTTCTAGCAAAACCAGATAGCGTGGGTGATGCAAATGGAAATAGTAAGTCATTAAAGAGTGATTATCTTTACTCCCTTAAAGGATCAAATGTATTCACTCTAGTGCCCGGCGACATTGTTTCCGATGACACTGGAGCAGAATTTTATATTGATAGTGTAGAAGATGTTGGAGAAATTGAAGATACATTCTACATTTTTGATATTGAAGAAATTAAGGAAAGAATTCCCGGACAACAAGATGGTATTTACTATCTAACTTGTCTGAAAGGAAATGTTTCTCCGTTCCCAACAGGTCCAGGTGTTGGAAATAATTTCAGAAACTTTAAATTCTCGCAACCAGTAGCATACATTTATCCACAAAATTACAAAGATGATCCTTTATGGTATGAAAAATTAGATTCTGATTATTATGGTGATGAAATTAATGATCCTCCAGCATCATACTCTGCTGCCGATAATTATGTTCATGGATTAGTTACTGTTAACAACTCAAAATTCAGTTCCACGAAGGAAGCAGTAACATTTTTAGTTAATAGTCCAGCACTTAATGAATATGAATATGATGAATATGTTGATGTTGCTCCAGAATATTCTGTTGACGCTAGATTGAGGGCACAAGTTGGAAATGCTGAATCTGGATCTGAAGATAGACTCATTCCAATTAGAGGAACCTCGCTGTTTCCAACAGAAGAAAGACTCTATGTAGAACTTCGTAGACCATCTATTGCTCGTTCTGGAAACCACACCTTTGAGTATCTTGGATTTGGTCCTGGTAACTACTCAACTGGTTTCCCACTACGTCAGGAAGTTATTCTTACTGATAAGCAAGACTTCTATGCTCAGGCAAAGAGAGAGGATGGTGGTATCGTATTCTACACTGGATTAAACTCCAATGGAGACCTTTACATCGGTAACAAGAAGATTAATGGTATTACTGGTGAAGAATCATTCTTAGAATCTGCAGAATTAGTTGGATTTGGCGAAGAAGATGATGATCTTGGATCTGCTTTGGTAACTACGTTTACTTCACCAGTTACATTTAGAGAAAAAATTACTGTTAAAGGAACTGCGGATTTTTCACAACCAGTTACAATAAGAGTTCAACCAAATGATGCCAAAGAACCAGTTGCTGCTCTGTCAATTCTAAGTCTAGTTGATCCAAGTGTTCTTGGTGAAGATCCAACATTAGATAGAACTGCATTTCCGGATGAAAAATTAGGGGATATTCGTTTATCGAAAAATAGAATTAATTCTGCAATATTTGCAATTAATCCTAGAGGAAATGGTGCATCGGGAGCTTCTGGTCAAGATTATTCAATCAGGACTCACTATAATTTCCAGGAAAGTGGGGGATCTCCATCAAATACAACTCCAGAGCAATCTCCGGAAATTTATTCACCTACAAATTTAAATTCAAATAAACTATTTTCAGATCAAGATGTTTATTATGGAAATACTGGAAATCAACCTATCCCCGGTGATATACTATTTAAAGGTAAAGAAGTAGGTAAATCCGGATCTTTAGGTTGGATTTATGCCAATACTTTTGAAATTATTCCAAATTCATTGATTCAAACTGTAGCAACTCCAAAAATTAATGATGCAACATTAAATTTAGAAGTTGGAACTGGTGGCGGAGAAGGATACACTGCAACTAATCTGATTCGTTTAATCTGGTCTGTATCTGGTGGAGTTGGTGGATCTCCCATCACAAATAGAGAATTAAATCTATCATATGGTCTTACTTTAGATTCTATTATTCGCACCATTAATGTTGATGGTCAAGAATTGGAACAAAGATTTAATGGAAGATTTACAATTCACGAAGATACTTGGGATATTGATGGCGAATTTATTGATATTGAAGTCAATGGATTAGTTACATTTGATTTAGTAGAAAATTGGAATGCGGTTGGAATTGGACAGGGTGCTCAAGTATCTGTTACCAATTCAAACTGGAAAGAACTGGGAGTTATTGGTTCTGAATCAATTAGAACCTTTACTTCAACACTTGGAGATTATAGAGTAGGCATTAACACAGTTGCTAGATCACCTCATAGTGCCTACAGTAACTCTTATGTTGACTCGGCAACAACTGATCCTAGAGCAAATCTTGACGTTGTTGGTAATGTTTTTATTACTGGTAAGGCAGTTCCTGATTATAGAAGTCAGTCTAATCCTTCTAATAGAGTTGCACAATCATTAAATAATGCATTTGTCCTTGGTTACAATTTCCTCAATTCTACTGATACTTTAATTTCGCAAAATGCTGCTACATTCAGAATAGCAACTACAGATGCAACAACACCTGGCACTACTTATCAAAGTGGCGGCAGAGTTGGAATCAACACTCAATTGAGCGACCTTGATAGAAATTTTGTAGTCAAAGGAAATGCTAGAATTACTGGAGACTTCTTATTTGAAAATGATATTGACATTAATGGAGGAGGTGGAACTAACACTGCTGATGTAAGAACTAGTATTACTACTGGAACTTTCAATTTCATCTCAAATAGTGGATTTGTTGGAACAGCAAATCTTACAACTTGGGCAGAAGTAGTTAATTTTGCCAGCAGAGCTTCTACAATCGCAATTGGTAATGTTGAATCCACAACTCAGGTTATCAATATTGGTAATCTTGCTGCCACACAAACAATTGATATTGGAAATACCTCGGATACATTCACTATTACGCTAGGAAACGCTAGCACAACTTCTGCAGTATCTAGAGTTAATATTGGTGGAGCATACAGCAGAAATCAATCATTGAGCTTTACCACAATAAAGACAAAGCAAACCAATATTTGGGGAGATCTGTCAATTGGATTAAACAAAGCATTTAGTGATACATTAGATGTTACTGGATCTGCTGGCACTGTTAATTTCTTTAGTAATTCTGGAGCAACCTCAACATTAAATTTTGCAACAAACGCAGCACTTGTTACTATGGGTGCTCAGGGTGGAACAACAACTATCCGCAATAGTTTGACGGTTGATGCAACTCTAAGTGTAAAAGGAAATTCTATAGTTGTTGGTGGAACAGCAGCATTTTCATTTAATGCAACACGATCTAGATTGGGATCAACTCAGACAACACATACAGGAACACCATCCGGCATTCCTGCTGATAAAAATGTTGATTTTGTTATAATTACAACTACTACAAATGTGTTGGATACTGCTGGTGCAGGAACTTGGGGAGGAACTTTCTTCCAGCAAGCAATTCCTACCTATACAGCAGATGATGGGACAGCACTTGCTGCTTTAACTGGAAATCAATACTATTTACCAATTGTTAATGCACCAGTTGGTATTTCGGAAGGAAATGATCTTTTAATTGATACTGCAGTTTCTGGTTCTAGTCACCCTGAAATTGTTAGAGTTTCTATAGGAGGATTGAGAAGAGTTAATGCTTCTCCATATTATCTTATTGTTGAGAGACAACCATACGGAACATTCTTACCTACAAGAACTGATCACCCAGACGCAACTACAATTAGAAAAGTAATTACGTCATTTGATAGCACTTGGTTAACTTCTAACGTTGACGGAACTGGAACAACCGATGTAGTCTCTCTTGCTGAATTTGGTGGAGAACTATCACAAGGAAGTTACTTATTCCTGTCTAGAAATACTTCTGGAACTACAGGAGAAGCTATATTAGTTGGAGCATCCACATCAGCAATTAATAAAAAGTTTCAGGTTTATAACGGTGCAAACGTCTTAAAATTTGAAATTGATACAATTACTGGTGCTACCTTAATTAGTGATAATATTACTAATGGAGGATTGACGGTTTATGGACCAATTGATTTTAATGGATCTTTAAATGTTGACGGAAATGCAACATTTAATACGCCAAATAATTTAACTATAAATGGCGGAAACTTCATCATTAACGATTCTGCAGGAACTTCCAATAAATTAACGCTTACTAATTCTACTGGAAATCTGTTTATTTCTGGCGACCTGACAGTTGCTGGAAATGACATTAGTTCAAGCACAAATGTTGCTTTAACTTTATCTGGCGCAAATGTTACTGTTGCTGGAGATCTACAGATCAATGGAAATGATATTAAATCCAGCACTGGTGCTACAGTTCTTAGTCTTAGTGCTAATGATGCAACATTTGCTGATAATGTAACAATTGGGGGAGACCTAACATTAGATGGTGGCGACTTTACTATTAATTCTGGTGGTATCGAAAAATTTGCTATTAACTCTACTGGATCTATTGATTTTGCCGGAATCACTAATTACATTACAAATACTGGAGGATTTAAGTGGGTATTCATTAGCACTGATTCAAATAGTGAAGCATCAATTGGACCAAGTGAACTTTTAAAATCAAATACAAATTATTTCGTTAGACCTTCTGGATCCAATGCTGCCTTGATATTAAAACTACCAACAACAGCACAAACTGGAGATATGATTAGAATCGTTGACGTTGGAGGAAGTTTAAAATATAATACACAATTGGTTCTCAGAGCACCATCTGGTGTTGCAATACAGGGAGATACAACAGGAACAAATATTGGTCTTACTTCAGGAATATATAGTGGTGGGGAATTAATTATTAATACGCCAAATGCTGCATTTGGACTTATCTACGCAGGTGCTACTGATGGAGATGGTAATTCAATTCCATCTTCAAACAGAGGGTGGCATTTAATGGAGATTTGATAAATGGCAACGCATTACAATAATGTCAAATCGATGAAATCTTGCTCCATAGGAACTATAATTCCATGGGCTGGTAACATAAGTAGCATTCCACCTGGGTGGTTAAAATGTGATGGTGCTACAATCTCACCACAAGATTTTCCTCTGTTGTATGAAATAATCGGTACTCGCTACGGTGGTGATGGTATCACATTCAATTTACCTCAACTTTTATCTAAAGCAATTGCTGACTTCCATCCAAATCATCAGAATATATCTGGATTGGGAATGTCCAGTAACTTTGCGGCAAGAATAGGTACGGATACTGCTAATAGCACTGCTGGCACTGTATCTAATATAGATTTAAGATTTGGTATTTCTACGAGAAATACTTTTAGTGCGTCTGTAACTGGAATAGGTATTAATCCTCCGTCTTATGGAGAAAGTGTATCTATTATTCCTAGATTGATGGGAGATCACCATATGGGTGGTCATAGTCATACATCTCAAAATGGATATAGTTCCGTTGGTCCGGCTTCTCAATGGGTTGAGCGTTGTCAAGGTGGTGAATTGACTAATTGTGGATTCTTTTGTCCTGATGATTGTGAAAATGTTTCTTTCTATACTTCCGAATCAAACTCAAACGCTGAATTTGATCGATCATCATATGTCATCCCGGAATCAGCATCTGGTAATAATTTGGGGTATAATTTACAATCTGGCGGAGCTAGTAGAAATGAATACGCTACTGGTCAATTAGAAGCATCAAATATTTCTGGAGTTAGAAATTTTTTACAACCTTCAGATGATACATTAGAGTCAAATAATACTGGAAATGGTGGTAGATTTGGATATCCAGTTGCATTAAATCATCCAGAAGTTAATTTTGTTAGTAGGGCATTAGGACATACACATGATTCTGTTGATTTTACAATAACTATTGGCAGTGTAAGGACTCCAAATACTATAAGTATTAACACTATTGGAACTGGAAATGTTACTCCAATCAATGAGGGCACAGAACAAATAGCAACAATACGAGTAGATAATATAGACACACCTTCATTATCCATAATCCACATTATAAGGGCATACTAAAAATGGCAAAAAATTATTCGTTTGAGAAGGGAAAATACGGAATAGTTACTGGAACCATAATGCCATTTGGTAGATATCTAGATGGAACAAATCCTGAAGGAACTGATTGGGTTAATTATGTCCCCGCAGGATTTTTAAGGTGCAATGGATTAATTTACAAGGCCAGAGATTTTAGAGCTCTAGCAGAAATATTGGGAATTGGATCTGATTGTAAATTTGCTAAAGAAGGATTCTCATTAGAAGAGGCTAATGATGATTTAACTTTGGGACAATTTCAGTTGCCAGATTTGGGATCAAAATATGTAAAAGCATCTAATGCAAGTGGAATTTATGATAATTTGGTAATTTTAAATCCAAATACTGGTGTTGAAACTACTAGAGTTGGTTTGGAAGTTGAAATGAGTTTAAATAGAGGTGAAGAAATTGAAACTTTTTTCTCTGGTGAGTTTGCTGTTCCTCAGACAGAAGTTCCATTCCCTGCTACTCAAAATTTCGGAACAACACTTTCCGGTCAAGTTCCTGCTACTGCATTTCAGCAAGATAATCTTCTACCACATGGACATTATTCTAACGCTGCTGTTGTTCGTAGCGGTCCATTTTCGGCCCAAGTGGCAACATGGCCTGGCGATTTAAAAGCTGGATACTATTCTGATCAAGTAGAGACTCAAACTGCACTAGGAGGAAGTGCTACTGGTGTAAGTCATAATCATAGTCTACAGAGATCTACAGTTAGCAGATCCACCACTCATAATATAAGCGCATTTGATCTTTCTGCTGATCAGATCGTTACGACAACACGGATAAATATGGATAATACATTCAAAATGGATGATCTACAGCACAAATATATTCTAGTTGAATATTTAATTAAAACTTAAAATGGCAGTAAGATATTCTAAACAGACACAAAAAACTGGTGCATCGATTGGAACTGTGATTTCAGTTCCAAAACCATCTACCTGGACAAATAGTAGTAATTTAGCAACTGAATCTTCAAATTGGAATATAGAAACACTGTATCCTGGGTGGTTAGAATGCGATGGTAGATTACTTAATGTTTCTGATTATCGAGCATTATATCAAGTCCTTGGTAATACTTATGGTGGAACACAAAATTCTACATTTAGATTACCAGATTATAGATCTAAAAAATTAATGGGAACTGGAGTTCTTGATGGTAATATTGGTGCTGGATTATCTTTAACTCCCGTCACCAATCCAACTGGAACTCCTGGAGGATCTATAGATACTCCAGGAACTCAAGGGGGATTATATAATGTAAGCACGGTCAGGCAATTACCTCCAGGGTCTGAAATTACTCCTGGAAGTCCTGGCAATCCAGTATCTATTGGTGGAAGTTCAGAAGATACTTTTGAATTGGGTAGTTTTTTTACAACTGGATTTGATAAAACAACTACTGAAGTTGAGCCAAACTATAGTGGAACTGCATCTTTCAGTGCCGGAAGCTCAAATGGCACAGAACCTAGACTAGTATCTGCAGCTCCAGTGCATGATCATGTTATGAGACATGTTCTCAGGAGTGATGATCAAGCATCTTCTGGTAGTCCCTACTATTCTGATGCTAGAGTTGGATTTGTTAATAAAACTAATGGCACACCACTGACTTTTAGTAGAAGCGGATCTCCATTACGAGCTCATTCTCATTACATCACTTGGGGAACGGCAGCACCAGTATCTTCATATGGTCATGATGAAGGTCCAGGTGGAGCTCTGTATAATGGAAATTTAAACCCAGCAAATCAGACTGCACACGATACTTTTGTTGCAAATCCAAGTAATAATTTAGGCACAACCATCAACAAAACAATTAATTTAGTTAATGATGCTGGTGTAAATTTGAATCCTGGTAATATAGTTATGAAAACTTCTTCCAGATCAGAGTTTGATGCTGCATTGAGTGTAAGGTTACAGGCCGCGGAAGAAATTCTGTTGATGAGTCCATATTTTCGTCTTAAATATATAATAAAAGCATACTGAAAATACTATGTCTATAATACCAATTAAACCTCCCGAGTTAATGGAGGGAAAATTTGATGATTTCATTGGAGTTTGGGAAGATCATGTTCCTAAATTTGTTTGTGATAAAGCCATTAAACATATCGATGAAGTTTTACTGAATTGTTCGACCAATCAATTACAACTTAACGATTCAATGGATATTGAACCCATGGAGGGGGACCGTCAATTCAAAACTAAAAATCTCGGTCGTCAAGATTATAGTGTAATGATTAATCATACTGCTGCGGCATTATGTAATGAATTTAATCAATATTTACACTCTTGCTTTCTAGATTATATTGATCAATATGGACAACTTGCAAATACACCATTAATTGCTACAGATTCTAAACTACAAAGAACTGAACCTATGGGTGGGTATCATGTTTGGCATTATGAAGATACTGGATATGATATGGCACAAAGAGTTTTGGTTTGGATGATATATTTAAATGATCTTCCGGAAGGTGAGGGCGAGACAGAGTTTTTATATCAAAAAAGAAGGATCAGACCCAAAAGAGGAACATGTGTAATTTGGCCTGCAGGATATACTCATGTGCATAGAGGTTTAACTGTTTATTCTCAGAATAAATATATATTGACGGGTTGGTATATAAACGCCCCAGTATTACGTTACTAATAAACAAAATTAATATGGAAAACCCAGAAAGAGCACCAGTTCTACAATTTTATCTTCGTGAAAAGAAGATATATTGGGGTGGAAATATGCATTTAGTTGACGAAGAATCTCTGAAAGAATTTATATCATCTATTGATAAATCTATTTGGTCTGAAGATGACCAAATTGTATTCTTTAATTGGTATAATGACGAAACTTTTTCTTGTGAAAAGGAAAAAAATGCCTATGATTATAGGTTACAGAAAAAGGTTCCAGTAATGTATAATGCAAATCTTACTCCAGAACAGGGATTTAATTTATATAATAAATTTTTGAATCTTTATGAAGAAGTAAGAATAAAATTTTTACGAAATTCTAAAGAAGAAGTAAAAAAACAAATTGTTCAGCAATTCGATTTTATTGTTGCAAATTTGAGAGGATTAAGATCAAGTTTGCTCTCAAAATCAGATTGGACTCAGATTCCAGATGTCCCGTTGGATGAAGACGTTAAAATTATGTGGTCAAAATATAGACAAACTCTTAGGGATGTTACAAAAAATCCTAATTGGAGTAATGAAAATATCCTAAACATTGAGTTTCCAATAGATCCAGAAAATTATTTACTAAGATATCCAAATAAAGATGTTGAGTATCTTTCTACTCCAGATCAGTTTGAAAATCATGCTTTAATGCTAACAAAAGTAAAACTTTTAAAATTTGCTACGTATATATCTTTACCCATGGACGAAGATCTTAATTTACTTTCTTATAGTGAATTGAAGGAAAAAATTACCAAAGCAATTCAAAAAATTGATAAAAATTTGGAACTTACAATTAATTATAAAACTGGATACATGGGAGCTTGTTCAGATAGTGCAACTAACTTACAATCTGGATTAACTGATGAAGCTAGGGAAGTTCTATCTGAATTACTTCAAAAAAATCCAGAGGTTTACTACCACGACGCTGCAACACAAGCACTAAATAAAATTTCGGAATAACTAATCATTATGTTTCATACATTAACTCTTTTGAATGAACAGAATATTCAAAAATTAAATTCTCTTTATGATGCTGCTGAATTTAAAGCAGGTCTTATGACAAAGGTTGAATTTGTGCCACAAATTAAAAATAATCTAGAAATGACAAGAGGTGAAGGATATTTTACCGAAAGTGAAAAAATTATAGTATCATCAGTTGCTGAAAATTATGATTTTCAGGAGTATACAGCACTGAGAAAATACGGACCCATTTTATTTTCTCAGTATACTAGCGGTATGTATTATCACAAGCACAATGATTATTACAAAATGGGATCTGTTAGAACAGATTATAGTTGTACAGTTTTTCTGTCTAATCCAGATGAGTATTCTGGTGGTGAGTTGATGATTGATATCGGCAATAAAGAAATCCCTTTTAAATTGGATGCCGGAGATGCTATAATATACCCAACTGGTTATACACATAGAGTAAATGAAGTTACATCTGGAGTAAGACGTGTTTGCGTATTTTGGATCGAATCTACTATTCAAAACAGTGTTTTGAGGCAAATTAATTCAGATATGCATGGTATTATGAAAAATTACGCTGTTCCTGATAATTGGAAGGAAAAGCAACCAGAATTGTATGAAAATTTTGTTAAAATTAAATTTAATTTACTAAGAAACTTTGGAAATTTTGAGGGAATGAACTAATGGAAAATTTAAGAATTTCTGATCTAATCAGCGATTATTGCATCAAAAATAGAGTAAGTTTAGTCTATTATGAAATTAAATATTCAACGATAGAAGAAAGGGAAAAGATATGTGATTTCTATGACGATAAAGTTGATATGGAATTTATCAATGCAATGAGAAATGATGATGATTGTTTTTTCTCTTTCTCTAATGCATTAACAGCTGTTGAAATTGCGGAAATGAATTTCCCAACCAAGAGAGAAATATTGGGAATGACCAATGACTTACTTTTATATGTTTTTTGTTGTGTTTATGATGAAAATGGTAATTTCCTCTGGGATAACTCTTTAGAATGATAAAAGCTTTTGAAAATGTATTTTGTGACCAGCAACGTGATGAAATACAAAATTATTTGAGATCATCTTCCTGGCGTTATGGACATGTCAGTAAATCGGGAGATGACAACAAGAAATTTTGGATTATGAATCTAAATGATCATGATTTTTTCACTAAACATTTGTTTGGATGCATAAAAGATCTAATTCAAATGGATGTTACTCTCTTGAATGTTTATGCTAATGGTCAAACATACGGACAATCTGGATCGTGGCATTTAGATTCTAATTCAAGCAATGAATATACTTTTTTGTTTTATGCAAATCCTCACTGGAACGTTAGTTGGGGAGGGGAGACGGTGTTTAATTTAAATAATGCATTATATTATTTTATACCAAAACCAAATACTGGACTATTATTTCCTGCAAATATTTGGCACTATGCAAAGTCTCCAGAAAAAGATTTTTTTGATCTGAGAACTACAATAGCTTTTAAGCTGAAATTAGCGTAATGGGATAGTGTGCAGTCTGCAAACTGGCACACACCCCTTGACGTGGGCGGCAAATGACCCTATAGTATGAAGACAAACGTGATTCGTTATGAACCTCCGTCCCCACCAGCAACGTGCTCTCGCCGCTATGGAGAAGCATAACACGGGTCGTATTATCATCCCTACGGGTGGTGGTAAGACTCTGATTGCTATTGAGGATCTCAAGCGTCGTCTGCTCGCTTCTGATGCCCCTAAGACTGCTGTAATCGTTGCTCCCCGCATTCTGCTTGCTAACCAACTCTGCGAAGAGTTCTGGTCTGCTCTGAATGGTGATGTTCATGCTGCTGTGGGTCACGTTCACAGCGGTGAGACTGATCACTTTCACAGCACCAAACCTGCTGTAATTCGTGGTTTCAACGATGTCACTCTGAACGCTGGTCTTCACTGCCTGCTGTTCACCACCTATCAGTCTCTCAATCGTATTGTTGAGAGTGAGATTGATGTGGACTTCGTTTACTTTGACGAGGCACATAACAGCGTTCGTCGTGATTTCTTCCCGACTGTTGCTGACGTTGCTGGTAACGCCACCAACGCTTATTTCTTCACTGCTACGCCTAAGTATCACAACAATCCTTATGCCAATGGTATGAACAATACCATGGTGTATGGTGAGGAACTGATCAGTGTGCCTGCTCCTGAACTGATTGAGAACGGCAGCATTCTTCCTCCTACCATCAAGTCGCACAAAGTAGACTTTGCTCGCCAAAAGTCTCTTGCCGCAGCTGACAATGACAAGCAAGTTCTGCTTGACATTATTGACGAACTGGATGACGAACATGCCCAGAAGATTCTGGTTGCTGCTCCTAACACTAAAGTTCTGTGGCGTCTGCTGACCAAGACTGATGTGATCTCTCACTTCACTGCTCATGGTTACAACGTGCTTCATATCACTGCGAAGCATGGTGCCTATGTCAATGGTCAGAAAGTTGGTCGTGAGGTGTTCTTTAACACTATGACTAAGTGGGGTGAGGATCCTACTATCAAGATGATCATCTTCCACTACAGCATTCTTGCTGAGGGTATCAATTGCCCTGGTCTCACTCACACTATCCTGCTGCGTTGTCTGCCCGTCATTGAGATGGCACAGACCATTGGGCGTGTGATTCGTCTTGATCGCCGTGATGCTGCTGATATTGCCTCTGGCAAGATTGCTGCTGGTGCGTGTGAGTTCTATCGTAAGAAGACTGGTTTCGTGACTGTGCCTGTGTTCGCCAACTATGGTCAGCGCACTGAGAAGCGTCTTCAAGCGATCATTGAGAACATCTTCATCAAAGGTATCGCTGCTACCGAATATTCCATCTGATTTTATCACCATGACATACTACAAACCATATACACCTGAGTGGAATCGTCAGAGGTATCTGCGAGAAGCACTTTACACATACATTGAGGATGGTGTTGATACTGATACTATTCTTCAAGAGATCTGTGATATTGTTTATGAACGCTCTGAGCAATCATATCAGGACTTTGCTAAGTGTAATGATCTAGCAGAACGATTTAAGTGACCCGTGCTAAATAACCCTATATGGAGATTACATATGCTCTCTACGCAATATCGCCTTCGTCTGGAAGGTATTGGTAAGAAGATTGCGCTTCATGAGGAAGTCAGTCTGGAAGACATGATCTGGGCAGAGAAATTGGCAAAAGCAAATCGCTCTGCTGCTACCATACTCCGTCAGGCAAGAAGAAGGGCAGAGAATCCTGATATGGTGGAGGGTGATCTAGATGACTTTCTAAATCAGCTGGATATTGGTGGAACAGGACATGAATCCAAGGGAATTAGTGGATTCAATAGTGTAGATGAGATTGCCGATTGGTTCAAGCAAGATAAACCCGAAGACTGGAGGCAGCGTGACTGAATTTTACTACTACGCATTACTCACCATATTTGCTGTTGTAGTGTATATGATGGCAGTTGATGAGAATGTTGGTAAGTGGATTCTGTTACAAGTTCAGTTGATCCGTATCAATATCATCAAACGCTGGTTTGTCTTGACATTAGGCATCCGTATACGCTATGATAACTACAAACTCAAACGTGCTCTAGAGAAGATACGAAAAGACTACAACATTAAGTAATATGAATGAAGAAGATTTTTGGATTGATGATTGCTTTCGTGTCCAGCAGAGTAGATGGGGAACATGGAACAGCTATCTTAAAGATGGCACAGCAGTGATTCTTTCTCTCACCAAGCATCATTGTGTTCATGCTACACGATGGTATCTGAAGGGCAAGCAAGAAGGATTTAACGAGCCGCTCAAAACTCATGATGGAATTGTAGGAGGTAAACTCTAATGGCGTTATCACAATCAGTTACCGATTCTTTAAAGGAAGCAGAGTATTCTCTGAGAAATGCTCTAGCATATGCTGCGAGAACAGAGAGACCGTCAACAGCAAAAAACATTGCTGAGTTGATACATAATATTGATATGTTGATTCGCACTGATGAATTACTAGATCATATTGATGACATGAAGCAATCACTTAAAGACAATAACTAAAATGGACATCCATACACATATTGAAAAAGACAGACAAATTTTAGGAGATCCTATGGTATCTTCTCAGTCTCGCCGTCATGTTGAAGAAGAATTAGAGTCTCTGGAGCGTTATGCTGCTTCTCATCCAGACGATGAGCATGACCCAACTGCTCTAGAACTCTATTGTAACGATAATCCGGAAGCATTGGAATGTAAAGTTTATGACGTGTGAAATTGATCCATCTTTGAACACTTACCCACATAATTACATGGAAAAGACTTATCAATCTGTTCGCAAAGATCGTCTTGTTGATGTCATTGGTGATTATCTCACTGATGAAGAATGTTCAGCAGAACAATTCTATAACGAATTAGTTGGTGAAATTGATACCTGGATTGAATATCATCGTAAATTCCTTGAGAAGGCTAAACTTGTCAAGAAAATGGTAAATGGTCATCGCCCACTGACTTTTGAAGATGACACCATCACCAACTATAGTCCACAATATCTTGCTGAAGATATTCTCGCGCTGTGAAAAACCTCTGGAAAAACTATAAGCAAGCAATTCACGATACCTTCCCAGAACTCAAACAAGTAGAACTCTGGAATCACTGGGAAGGTAAGATGACGATGGATGCTTATGTCTATCGTGGTGGTCATTTCATGCGAACTAGAGAAGCACTGGTCCGCAATGATACTACAGACATTTACAATCATGTGCTGTATCCCTACACTGGCAAGAATACACCATGCTTCAGTGTAGACTTGATGGGATTCTTTGAGAACAAAGTGATCATCGTATTTGATTTCCAGCATCCTGTAGAGAACTATAAGTTCAGTGTTGGTGATAGACTACCCAAAGACACTGGTAAATATAGATTTTTTGAGATGGGAAATCATTTTAGTGAGCATATCTTTGTTCGCAAATGTACAATGTCAGAGGTTGATAACTATCTGGATGATTTTGTATCTTATTTGTCAGTATACAAGGAAATAGTTTATAACGATGCTCCTTTTAGTATAGATACATCAGCATACAAAGATTTTGACTCATATATGCGTAAACTTGACCCCATTTCTGGGTATATGAATAACATTTACGACAAAGATAAGTCTAAATCATTTGTTGAAGAGTTCCTATTCATTTACTAGTATGACTAAACCAAACTGGGATCAACTTAAAAGTGTACTATCCACAGAAGAATGTGGAATGATGAAAGAATTATACAAACGACTAGAAGACTTAGAAGACAAGATTGACATATCTTGCGATGATATTAAAAAGTATGGTGGCAGTTCGCAAACTGGCACATAAAACCTCCAATTCACCAAATAATGATGTATTATTGATTTATTGATGCAATTTACATGAGTAAAGTTACACTACCTAAGGCACCAGATGGATACAAATTTGTTGTTCAGCGGGATTTTGATGCTAAGCATCATGCTATCTGGTTACATCATTCTTTTCCGTATAGTTACACAACTGAAGAAGTAAAGACTATCTGGGGATTTCTTCGCAAGAAGGATATGAAGATTGTATCCCCAGTCAATGCTAAGAAACCCGGTAAACTTGCTGAATTTGTAACACCATATTCTGCCATGCCGCCGCCGCAGGGTGCCAGTTGTTTTAGTGTCACACACCTCGTCGTCAGCACCACCTGAGACCCTATAATAAAGAGATCAAGAGGACAGACCATGACCAGCGCCACCTTCGATCAATTTGTTGCTCAGCAAGACGCTAAGAATACCATTCAATTGAATGTTACTAAGTGGACTTGGGAACTATGTGAGGCACTGCGTCAGAACTTTATTGATTACTCTATTCGGTCTCACGCACTTCGCACATCTGATGTGGAGTATCATGATGCCTGTATTGCTGAATTGAGGCAAGGTAAGTGTAACTATGACTTCACTTTTGAGTCGGGTCGTAAGTATCACAAGATCATCATGACTGCGGATGGTTCCCGTTCTGTTCACGCATTTGTGGACAAGAAGACTGGTGAAGTCTATAAATCTGCCTCCTGGCAGTCTCCTGCTAAGGGTGTTCGTTACGATCTCCGCGTCATTAGTGAGCGTGAATGGTTGTTTGAGAATGCTGACTGGGCAGGTTCTTATCTGTATGCCCGTTGACAAGCGGAGATTTCTCTGCTAAATTATAGTAATCCTTCATTCCGGTGTTCAAAATGCTTCACGAAGACGATCTCTACATTGTTATTGGTCCTCTCGGTATTGCTGTAAGTCTTGATCACACTGGTGGTGTCTATCAGATGCCTATGTGTCAAGATGGCACTCCCGATTGGGATAGTGAATGGGATATTGAGTGGGATGAGCTAAATCCTACTGAATATGCTCTGTATAAGACCGCATACGATTGTCTGGTTCGTATGTATGAACTCTCTGTAAAACCTAACGTGGTATTTGTCAAATGAAAGCACAAAAACTCTCTCAATTTGTAGTGTCTGATCTCCGTCAATGGATGGAGGTTAATTACGACAACATGAGTGTTCGCCCCAAGGATACTACTTCTACGCGAGAGAAGAAAGTCTTCTGGATCTATCATCACAAGTTTCCCCTGGAGTTTGTGAACGCGATTCAAGAGAAACTTGACGGATACAAGTTAGTATCCTATGATCACCTTAACAACAAACTGGAGTGTACACCCATTGAGTAAAGCACAGAAATTATCAGATCAAGTTGAGACTATCATGAAGAATCGTGAGCGTAGGTTCATGTATCTGATTCGTAATGGTCGTAATGATGATGCCATTGCTGTAGGCGATGAGTTCATGGAATGGTTGAATCCTGATGTAGAAGATCCCATTGTGTGGTATGATGAGGATGAACTGGTAGATCTGTACGAACAACTCAAGAAAGAACAGAAGCGTCGTCGTAGAGGTAAAAGTCAATGAAACTCATTAAATTTAATCACCGCTATGATTATGGTCATGACTGGTTTGTTCAAATTTTGAACACTGGTAGACATGTTCCTAGTCCATTCAAAGATTGGTCACTGATTCAACTATCAGTAAGTTGGAATGATTATGCTTCATGGCCCTATATTCAGATCAAATCTGGAACTGGAACTCTCTTCAGTGTAATGTTTTGGTGCTACAAATTTGGCATTGACATTGGATTCTTTGAACGCACTTGGAACTTTGATTATTTGGAGAATGTAAATGATGAAAGCGAAGACTAGAGTAATTCTTGAGGAAGCACTTGAAGAAGGTATCCGCATTGGATATCGTAGATCATTCAAGCATACTGATACTCCAGAAGAACATTGGGTGATAGAAAACATCCAGAATGAGATTATGAATTGTATTGATTTGCGTTTTGATTTTGAGGAGAACTATCAATGAGCGGCGGGCACTTTGGAAATTATGACTACTACAAAGTAGATCAGTTTGCTGATGAGTTGGAAGTAGAGATTGAGAATAATGGTAAAGCAAAAGATGATAGTGGATACTATGGTGAGAAATGGTATCCTAGCCATGATCCTGATGTGATTGATGTGTTGCGAGAGCAAATCCCCAAACTGCGTAAGATGGCAACGATTATGAGAGACATTGATTATCTCTATAGTGGTGACATTGGCGATGATGGTTTCCTGCTGCGTATGAAAGAAACTGAGGTGAAGTATGACTTTTGACATGCCTTGGGTTAATCTAACTCAAAAAGAAATCAATGAACTTCGTAATAAGAAGTTTGAACTTACTGAATATGGTAAAGACAAATTGAGAGAACTTATGAACAATCAAGAACCATATCCTGATGCTATGTTTGAAGAAGCAATGTCTGATCAAGTAATGAAAACTGCTCTAGAAGGTATTCATCAGTATGATGGAGCACTGAAAGAACTTGCTGCTTCCGAGAAAGAAGAGTTGTATGAACAACTTGAAGCACTAAAGAAAGAGAACTTTCAAAAGGTTGCTGAGTGTTGTATAGAAGAATACAATCAAAAGTATGGTGATCATAAAGAAGATCCATATTGGGTCTATATGATTTCTGAATACTTTGCTACTGGTGAAGGACAAACTATTTGTCTAATGATCACACAAGGACTACCATATGGCAATGACTTTGGACCTGATGACAATTACAATCCAGTTACCACAAAACAATATCGTGCTGTGAGGGAGTTTCATGAAAAGTTTGGGACATGGCATTTACATGGTCTTCGCTTTCTATCTAAAGAAGCATTCTATACTGAGTGTGCTTATTTCATCCCACCTGTGATGATGAAACTCTCCAATGCCAAGTGCTATAAAAACTTCTATAGTCAAGTTCATTATAACTTTGGATAATTAAAAATGAAAGACAATCTACCTGACACCACAATCAAACCTATTGATCTTTCACCTGGACGCCACGAGGGACGAGGAGTGCAAGTAGAAGTTTACGAACTTTCAGATTGTTATAAAAAAATATGGAAATTTTTGCCCGAAATTCCTGATTTTCAAATAGAGCAAGGATTATCACATCATGTTGAAATTATGAAAATAGTTAATCCTGATTATATAAAAAGATATGGTTGGGATAAGGATGAAAAAACTGTCTGGATGGAACTTAAAAAAATATCAGGAGATACTGCTGATAAGTTCCCCCACACTCCCGAATTTATAAAAAAAGTATATCAATTTTGTTTAGATAATATTAAACAGACTTTTCCTTATGCTCATCAAGATTGGCACTTGGATAATATTATAGTTGATGGTGATAACATGTCTATGGTAGATTGGGATAATGTAGATTTATATAGCTATCATGAATCAGTAAATAGACTACATGATAATCTTCGCAATTCTGAACGTGGATTCGGGGAAAAATTTGAACAATACTTACGATCAGAATTACCCGATTCTGAACAATCATGACTGACAAAGAACTCTATAATCCAGACGAGTTTCTTCTGGATGATATTAAATCGTATCACTATGAGGTGATGGATGAAGGGCATCATGTTTGGATGGCATTCTATTTTGAGGATGGTCGCACAGGACACTTGAATATCTTCACCAATGATGGTAAGATCAATACGAGATACGAGGAATGGAATGAGATTTGAAACTCAATCAAAGTGGCAAGACTTCCTAGATGGATTTCGTAATGTCTTGTGTATTGTAGATTGTTATAATGATGGTGATGAATGGGGTTATGGTGAGTTCTGGGAATCCTTAAGTATTGGATGGTTTCAAGAATACATCTATCCATATGATGATCCATACAATTTAACTATCAGTCCAGAACGCAAGTTGAGATTGTCGCAAGAACTACCAAAGATTCTACTCTCAGTAGAGGATTACAATGAACTTGTGAGACGAATCAATGAACCACCAGATCCTGCTGTAGCAGAAAGAATAAAAGAACTGATAAATCGTAAAGCACCATGGGACTAAACAAATGAAAGAACTTCCGGACAAACGTAACCTAGACCTTATGTGGACAGTAGCAACCAGTGGAGCTTTAGAAACTGGCACACGTCCCCACCATGGATTTGCTGAGCTGCTGTATGATTATCTCACAGACGGAACACTCAACAAATACAACATCAAACTCGATGATGAGAAAAGTCCTAGTCAAACCTAAGAGTAGCAAGGCAAAGAATCGTCTTGCTAATATAATGGAAAACAATCCTGTTTGTATTGTAGAACAGGATACTGGCGGTGAGTTGTTCCTTGCATCCGAGAATCGTAAATACTTCTTTTGGGTCAGCACTCGGACTGGAACTAATCGTTTTGGTGATAAATCTGATGCACACTGGGAGATAGTATGATTGATTGTAAAGAAACACAAGATGGTTTTGAAATTACATGGGATCCTGATGATCCTGTGGAGTCTGTGTTCAATACCTGGACCGAACAAGACTTTATAAATGTCATTATGGCAGAGTGTAACCGAGTAATTGAGGAACATGAGAAAAACAAAGAGCAATCTGAAAACTGAAGATCTATTTCCACACTCAAACTTTGGGTATCGCCTAGAGCATAAGGATAGGAATGACAATAAGATCTGTTGGTTCTGTCATCCTACTCATGTTGGTAAGTATCTTGAAAAATACAAGATTGATGTGAGTCAGTGTAAGATTGATGTGCATCCAGATTATCCACCACTAGAGGAAAAACAAGAGAAAGTTAAGAAACCACGCACTACAAAGAAAGACAAGGTATTTGCTGATCTTGACACCTATGTTAAGATCACTGATGTAGAAGAGAAACCAAAGCGGACACGCAAGAAGACTGCTGAGGCACCGCCAGCAGCGCCCAGGAGCGGCAGGAAGACCCCTGCTAAGACTCCTAAGCAGTCTGCTGCTGCTCCCGCTGCCAAGACCCCTACAGCGTCCCCTAGGAGCAAGAAAAAATGATTGTATCAACTGATGTGGTTCTGAATAACAAAGAGATTGCATTTATTATTGATTTGATGTGGGCAACTGATGAGCGTATTGCTAAACAGATTGCTAACAGGCATGGCGTGAGCGATCAAGAGCTAGAGTGCCACTTGTCAAGGTGTCTGGGTGCTGCCCTATCGGGCGACTGACCTGCTACAATTAATTCATAATCAAACAAACCATGATTCAACTCAATCAAGTTTATAACTTTGAGTGCCCAGCAGCATTTGGAACTCTCTCGCAAGAGCGTGTGAATAAACTATTCACTGATGGTCGTCGTGCATCTGGTTTTCTTGAATTGCAACTTGAAGAATGGTTTCCTGAATTGATGTTTGTTGATGGCAAGGGATACGATCATGTAGATCCCAATGGTGTCAAGTATGATGCCAAATGTTTCACTAAAGGTGGTGCCAAATTCTGTGCATCCAAATATCTTGGTGTTGGTCGGTCTGTTGATATTGATGAGCATCGTGAACATTCTATGAAGATGATCTACATCTTCTGTGATGTGGTAGAATTCCCTAAGGTTCGCGTTGTATTCAAACGTGGATCTGATCTGACTCAATATACTAAGGGTTCTATTCCATTTGGTGATCGTAATGCTCTATTTGCTTGATTGTTTGACTGGTATGAAGCAATTGGAGAACGAGAGTGTTGATGCTATCATCACCTCTCCTCCATATAATCTTAATATCAAATATGGTAAATATTCTGATGACAAACCACGCCAAGAGTATATTGATTGGTTGGTAGAGATATTTCGTGAAGGTAAGCGTGTGCTCAAGGATAATGGGCATTTGTTTGTGAACATGGGATATTCTAATGTTGATCCATGGGTGGGCATGGAGGTCGGTCTTGCACTCAGAAATGATTGGATTTTGCAAAATCACATTAACTGGGTGAAATCTATTCATGTAAATGACAAGACAAGCGGACATTTCAAACCAATTAATAGTAAAAGATTTCTATGTCCTACATGGGAGCATCTCTTTCACTTCACAAAAGATGGTAATGTAAATGTAGATCGTCTTGCAGTTGGTGTTAAGTATGAATACTACGAAGCAAACATTCGTGGTAAGAATACTATTGACACCAAACCAAATTTGAGAGACAAGGGCAATTGCTGGTTTATACCATACGAAACTATTAATAGTAAAGAACTCAGAGGCAAGCATCCAGCTACATTTCCAGTTAAATTGGTTGCGGATTGTATTAAACTGACTGGTATTGAGAATGGTATAGTTCTTGATCCATTCATGGGCACAGGGACTACAGCAGTTGCCGCAATTAATCTTGATTGGGATTATATTGGTTACGATATTGATGCAGACTATATTGATTATGCCAGGCAGCGGATCGAGGCGTGTGCCACCTCATGAGCTGTCCACCATTCTCCCCACTGCCCACCAGATGCCCTATACTGATTACATCAGCGAAAGACACGCACTCATGACTGACTACCTGCTCATCACTTTCGGTCCTGCTGAGGATGTAGAGCGTAACGGATGGTATAACTGCAAAGAGCGTTTCAACTCCAAACGTGCTGCTATTCGTAAAGGTCTTGACTCTCTCTGTATTGCTGGTTGCTTCGGTTATGTTGTGATTGAAGATGGTGAGGACTGGTGGCAGATCATTGATGAGTCTGGCACTGAGAATGCTACTATCACTGCCAAGCGTTTCACTTTCCAAGTCTCTCCTGCTCCTAAACTCCAACTGGTCTGATGACACTCTCATTCAAATCTAAAGAAGAGCATATTGCTGCTCTGTATGATGCTCTCATGCTGATTGCTGAGACATACTATGCTACTGATCTGCTAGATGGTGCGGATTTCGGACTCACAACTCCGTATCACTTTGCTAAGTCTGCGCGAGCAGCATTAGATTCTATTGCTAAACAACAAGATGGACAACAAGAAACTGCTTAAGAAACTGGAGAATGCTTACACCTCATGTTTTGATTGTGGTGCTGAGTATGGTGTGTATTCTGTAGGATGCTCATCTGTGTGGAATGGTAAATGTGATGTCTGTGGTGAGACCAAACCTATCACAGAATCGCGTGACTTTGGATATTTTATTACTGGTATTCGTAAACTCAAACTGGAGATGAACAAATGAAACAACAAAACGGATTTATTGACCCTGCCATTGCTCTCATTGCTGTTGGTGTTGTGGTAGTTGGTGGTCTCATCTTTATTGGTGGTCCACAATATAATGTGTGGCAACAATCGCTTGCTGGTAAGGCAGAACTTCAGAAAGCAGAGTATACTCGTCAGGTAGCAGTGTTGGAAGCACAAGCAAAGAAAGATAGTGCTCAACAACTAGCTGATGCTGAGATCATTCGTGCTACTGGTGTTGCTAAAGCAAACCAGATCATTGGTGATAGTCTGAAGGACAATCGTGAGTATCTTCAGTATCTGTATATCACTGGACTTGAAGAGGGTGCTAACAAAGGTAACGTGACCATCTACGTTCCTACCGAGGGTGGTATGCCTGTGCCCACACTTCAGATGAATAAGTAACACTAATTGATTATGGGGTTGCCAGATCCCCTCAAAACTGGTATGATAACCATATCAGAGAAAGTGATTGGCACTTGATCTGATGTTCATAACACATTGAATTAACTATCATGAAACAAAAACTTAAAGTCAAGGACTTCACCTACAAATTTGTAGCAACTCCTGGTATCTCCGCTGCCCTTGGTGGTAGATCTGAGGAACGGGGTGGTGGTGGATCTGGTCGGGCATCTATCACACTTGCTGATATCTATACTGGACAAACTGAAACCAATCCTGGTCGTGTTCATGGCGCATTGCGTAAGAATGTGTCTAAGATTGAGAACTCTTTGCGTGATCGTGGTGTTGATTACTCTCTTCCCGTTCCTGTAGTTGAACGATTGAAAGATCCCATTGTTGCTAATGGCAGGAAGTATTACTATCGTTTGATTGATGGTATGAATCGCTTCAAGGCATTTCTCAACATCGGATACACTGAATGGGTATTTGATGTAGTCAACATCGGTGTGAATGGTGTGAGTCGTGAGTATGCCCTAGAGACATTTGCTCAGATTCGTAATGATCATGCTCCCAGTGAAGCACATAGCGTGGAAGATGTTCATGCTTCTGCGACTCGTTTGATTGGATCTGGTGATCTAGAAGATAACGAAGATTCTATCCGTGAATGGGTGTATTTGGTATGCCAGAACATGCCCACACAGACTAAGAATCAGATTGTGGCAGAGATCATCAAGAACAACGATATTCCTACTGCTACGATTAGCTGGACTGATAAGAGTGCTACTGCTTGGGCACAGCAACCTGATACGAATTTGCCTGTAGAACCAGATTACTTTTTCCCTGGTCATTACTTCCAAGATCGTATCTACTCTCTCATGAAGCAATATTCTGATACTAAGAAAGTCCAGAATGTTTATCTTCATGTTGATGGCAAAGATGAGAAGTCTATCGTGAAGCAACGAGAGGATACTATGGACAAATTTGATAACTTTGAACAGATCGTTCGTGATGTTGCTGGTTATCTTTTTGTGAATGGTAGTCTTCCCTTTAACTTCATTGGTTTTGCTCCGCAGATCAATGATAAAGAGGATCCCACTACTTGCGTTCCTATTGCCTCATGATGTGCCACTAGGCAAGCTGTCCACCTCACCCCCCGGTGGGGTGGATTCTCCTGTATATTACATAGGTAATCAAGGAAACGCCCCGATGGTCTTCCACTACACTGCTGGTCACGGCAAGCAAGGCACCCTAACTCTGGTTCCTTCCATGTCTATGCTCAAGTCTGAATATATTTGTGTTGCTCAGGTTGGTGACAACATGATGGTTGTTTCTAATCCTCGCCCTCTTGATGAAGCACTCAACTGGGCACAAAACTACTGCGGTTCTTTCTGCCTGATCTGAAAATGGTATTCCTCATCTCTGAAGTTAACGGTTGCACTTACACTCTGGATGCTAACAATCAGCGTGTGCTGATGTATGCTCCACTGCTGTCTGATGGTTCATACGAAACTGCTGGTTCTGCTTATGATTATGTGGAGTGGGATTGTCTAGATGAAGATGTCTTGATGGAGGCAGATCGTTGTCACAAACTCTTGCTTGCTGAAGTATGAACTACCTGTGTTTGATTGATGGTGTTGTTGAGTTTGGCAGCACCAGTTTACATGAGTTTGCTCGTTACTTTGTCATGTATGATGAAGAAGTAAGACAGGCAGAAGAGAATAATACATTAGAGATTCTCAATCTCACTGATGAAGAGCTTGCCGCTATGTTTCCTGTAGAGGATGAAGAAGAATGAAACATGTGAAGTTTGTATCAGTCACCCGTGTGATTGATCCTAAGACACGCATACACTATCTGGATGCTATTGATGTAGATGGCATTCACTGGACAGCAGAGATGGATCATCTACAAGAGCCATGGTTGTGCTATAATGAGATGTGGCGTCAAGATCCCCAACAACCAAAGAATTATGACTGACACTAAAATTCTACTTCAACGAATTTCTACGGCAATCTCTACTGCTCCACAAGGAGAAACTTATGAGGATTGTCGTAATAATGAGGCAAAGGCAGCACTTTTGGAGATTACTGATTGGTTAGAACAAGTTAATGATGGTGATTTTGATTTTATCCTTTGGAGATTGAAAGAGGAATTAAAATGACTGAATTTCAACCAAAACCACAAACACCAGATGAAGTAGATGCTGGTCTCCGTGATGCTATGAAACAAGCAAAACTAGAGGGTGTATTCAAAATACCAGATGATCCCTATAGTAAAATCAATTTTCCAAAGCATTCCAAATGGACATGCTATATGTTTGGCAATCGTCCTGGTGCTAATTATGGTATTGCTTATACACCACAAGAAGGAAGAGTTCCTAATCGTTTTGTGAGGTGGATGATGTATCTGTGTTTTGATTGTATGTGGGTGAAGAAATGAAACTGAATGCTGGTGATTTGATGGTCATTGTGGACACTCTCAATCATAGTTTGAAAGTTATGAACTATGAAGGATTCACAGACGCAACGAGAGAGCGTGTGAGAGATCATGTGCTGAATATGATGAGTCAAATTGAGGTTGAAGTTGTGTGTGGTAATGTAGAGCCTGTTGTGATTAGTGGTGATGTTGGAGGTTGACCATGACTAAGCAACCTAAAAAAATTCAAGTCAAAGAAACTCAACGATACTGGGGGGACTTTGATGGTACTCTTAAGAGTATTATTTCTTCACTTCAAGCAGAATTAGATGCTGGTTGGGAAGGTATAGAGATTGATTATGAACGAGGTTATGGTGATTGTCACGACCACGAAGTTCCTTATCTCTACAAGCATCGTGAAGAAACCGACAAAGAGTATGAGAAACGGATGAAGCAACTGGAGAAAGAAAAAGCAGAGAAAGCAAAGGCAAAGGAACAAAAACTTAAGCAACTCAAGAAAGACCTTGCTTCCTTGACTGATGAAGAAAAAGAACTTCTGGGGTTAAAATGACTAAACTCTATGATAAGATATGGAAGATTGTGGGCACCAGAGTAGGATATGGTATTGAGTGTGATGTGGTTACAGATCAACTCATTGATGCTGTAGATGAATGGTTGCCTCAGGAACATGATACAAACTCCTATAAATGGAATCAATGCGTAAACACAATGAGAGGTAACTTACGATGAACATGACAATGGATCAACTCTTTGAGTATGTGACCAAGACGATTGCTTCACCACATACTTCTATCACTGAACATGATAAACGTCGTGCGGCGCTCATCTTTACATACTTTGATGAGTATATGATTGATGTTGATGCTGCTGCTGGACGTTGTGATGTAGGTGATGAACTTGACTTTAGTTCTTATGCTACACAAGTGATTGATGAATTAGAAGGTAAGACCAATGAATCGTAATCAGTATCTAGCACAAGAACTACGCTATCACGCACAGAATAATGAAATGATTGATCAATGGTATACTGAATTTGGTGCTCTATGTAATGAGATAGCAGATGTCCTAGATCAATTACCAGTATCAGTGGACAGCTCAGATACTGGCACATGACCTGTTGCGAATCACCGCACACCATGCCATAATACATTCATACAAACGAACGAGACCATGAGCGACCAAGAGTTTCACATCTTTCAGACAATGGAAGATGGCACGACTGAATTGCTTTATGTCACCTATAGTGAAGAGGGAGCACAAGATGAGGTAGATCGTATTAACTCTCTTCTTGCCTCTGCTGGTATTCCTTCCTCTGTCTCCTGTGCTTATTACAACTGATATGAAAGTTACCTACATCTTTCTTGCTTTTATTGCCATTCTCATGTATAATGTAGCATTGGCAAAGCGTGATCAACAACTCTTTAAAGCATATGATCATGCCTGTCAACAACTCCCACAACCACATCCTGATTGCCGTTACGCTAAATGACTATTTTATTCTGGTATTTCGGTGGTATGGTGACAGCATTAGTAGTTAACTATGTGATACATCAACCAAACAAAGAACAAGAAGATAATCTCTATCGTAACACTCATCACAACTACGACGATTAAATGAATTACATCTACGAATCTCCTGATAAAGGACAGACAATCTATCGTAGACTACCTAACTCTACTCATCGTGAATTGCTTCATGATTACCAAGAGTTAGAGGCACTTGCTGCTGAACTTGAGATTACCGTTGACTATTACATTCAGGAATTTATCTAATGACTCCAGACACTTACACATTCAGTGGTGATGCTGTTACCTTCCTTGGTCTACTTGGTGTGGTTTCCACGCTTGTTATTGTGGTCACTGCTTTCAGGCGTTATTTCAACTCTCCTCTTCGTCGTTAAATGAAAGAGGTTAATATCACCCTATCTAAAGAGTTACAAATTGATTTTGATTCGTATCTTGATTGCTGCTTCTCTTTAGATGTAAAACCTAATATCAATTCATTTCTATACTACACAAACGAATTTGGATGCTATCACTCATTGGGATCTATTTCATCTACCTAGGACTTACATATAGGAAACAACCAGATGACACCTAATACATTTACACAAACATCACATCAATCATATGATAGACATAAGTATAAACTTGTTCTATCTAATGGTCAGGTAGAGGTGTATGAATGGTATGATGAATGCCAAGCACGATGGTTTCAAACACCTAGTCAGTTCCTCTCACATGTAGAGGTGATTGATAGGAAAAAACGATAGTGATTCGTATTGCTCCGCGTCAGTGATAGCAATGGGTTTCACACCGCAATTTGATGGTGTTTGGTATTATTAATAAATGTTTAAAAAAATATAGGTAATGTGTTGTATTGTTGACAATTGTGCGGGCCTGTTGGAGTCTTAGCACACCACCTAACAGGATGTCAACCCCCACTATGCCAGTTCTCCAAGTGGCACACAGACCTTGACAGGGACTGGGTTTTGCCCTATACTTAAAAAGTAAGAAATCCAAGAAACTTCAAAATCTCAATTTTTCACTTTTTTAAGATTTTGAGTTTTTTAAGAATTTAAGATTTCCTATTTATTAAATTTTAATCCTTTTTAGTTTTTTAACAATCAAATGAATCTAAAGATTTCAGATTTTAATAGTTCTGCTATTGATTCTGTTTATATTAAAGATAATGTAGTATCTTTGGTATATAATAACAATAAAGATAAAGAATATCAGTATACTAGTAGTAATATCAATCTATTTGTGATTGATTTAGTAACTAATATTCTAAATAATGTATCTGTTGGGAAATATATTCACCAACAGCGTTCTAATAACAATCTTCAAGAGATCTGATTAAACAGCTATTATGTCTAACAAGAAATACGATTATCGTCCTAATATTAACAGCAAGTCCAGTTACTATGAAGATGAATTTGAAGATTATGGATACGATGTAAAGAACATACGTCGCCAATCCAAGAAGAAAGTTACCAAATTCAAGGACCAAAACGATGATTGGGGTGACAGTTTCTGAAGTGTCCACTAATCTCCCCATTCCCCCAGATATCGTGTATTGTATATGAGTTGTCGGGAATTCACGTTGAAAACTATTCGCGTTCAGGTTGAGACTAACGATGGTTGCACTACCATTTGGTATGAAAAGTCCAAATTAAAGAATCCCACTGAATCTATCTGCAAGCGTGTTAACGAACAGCTGCAGGGTTTGAATATTAAACGTGTGGAAGTCTCGCTGTCACCTGCTACCGTGTGACAGTCAGACAAGTGGCACAAACCGCTTGACTTTCTCCCCGATCCGGTCCATACTGTATACATCAAACAAATTTCAGCAAATGCGTAAGATTGAACGTCTGATGAATGCCGCTATCACTGCTGGCAAAGATTTTCGCTCTGCTAACACTAACGTTGTGATGGCAGATGATATCGCTGTCGTGCTCCTGCATGGTAACAAGATTGCCGAGATTGGTGAGAATTTCATCACTTTGTTTGATGGCGGTTGGCAATCTAACACTACCAAATCTCGCCTGAATGCTATTCTTTCTGAGCATGGTCTGCCTGGTGAGCGAGTCTTTCAACGTAAGTTTGAATGGTTCGTGAGTCAGGAAGGGGGTGAGATTCCTTTCTTCTCTGGTATGCGTCTCAACTGAATCTGAGGAGTTAACTAATGACAATTCAGGAAATGTATGATGAATTGAATGAACAAACTGATGATCCAGAATATTATGATGATCCACAAGATGTGGACATAGACTACACTACTCAAGACTGATTCTTTACACTTTACCATTTTTTGATTATGAACACCAAACTGATGATCTCTGCTCTGCGTCAAGGTAAGACTGGCGAGCAAATCCTTTCTATTCTTGATGCTATCACCAGCGACGTTAATGATGCTCAACCTGTGGATGGATTTGTTACTCTCCCCAGTGTGAATGTCACCCTACCTGTAGTGAATGGGCAACCTACTCTAGAAGAGATCGTATTCTGATCATATTGTGCCAGTTGGGAGAGTGTCCACCATTCTCCCTGCTGCCCCTGATTTGATGCCATACTACCTTTGTTGAAACGAAACGAACACATTATGTGGGATGAGATTCAAGACATGCCCGGCGAAATCTTTGACATGAGCGATGAGGATCGTGAAGAGTTTGCCAGGGTTTGTATGATGAATGAGGAAGAATACATGATGTACATGAACCCTGAACAATTCAACTTTGCTGCCTGAAATCATGCCTGCTACGCTTAACTTTGTTGGTGATAGTGTAACCTACCTGGGTTTGGTAGGTGTCACCAGCACCCTGATTATCATGGTTTCAGTCTTTCGTTCCTATTACAACTCTCCCCTGATCAAATGATGACTAACCGCCAAGATCTTCAAGACGCCTACATCAACAACGTGATTGATGGTATGGACATGAAAGATTGTCTTGCTATGTTGTTTGATTATATGGACAATGATATGGATTCTTATACTGAAGAGGAGCTAATTGCTGAGGTTACAGAATACTATCCCGAACTGCTAGAGGGAGTGTGACAGTGGGCAAGGTGTCCACCATTCTCCCCATTGTCCCCTCTGGGGTGCCATACTAGTATCAACAAACGAAACGAGGTGATTTTGAAAGTCTACGCTGTGATCGGTGGTTGGGATTATGAAGGCGAGCACTTCGATTCCCTGCGCCTGTATGATTGTAAGTCTGCTGCCGAAGCATACTATCAACGCCTGACGGATGTTGACGGTTACGATTATGCTACGATGGAAGTCAAAGAGATCCGAATGGAATCTCTGATCTGCGCCTGATTCACACTTAACCAACAAACAATGAGCAACATCTACACTCGCCAGATTGCCCAGCAGGGTAAGGAACCTAGCAAGATGCCTGCCCCTAAGGCTACCTATCCTCGGACGATTGGTGCCCGGACCTTCTACACTGAGGCAGACTATAAAGAGGCATTGGCAGACTATCTCAACGGCATGTGACAGTCAGACAGGTGGCACACATCGCTTGACTCTGCCACCGATCTGATCCATACTAGGTTTCACAAGGGGAGACGCGAGGGCAGCAATGCCTCAGACCCCTTCCACACTGTAG